GGCCCCCCCCCCCCGAGCGTCCATTCCTTACCGCCCTTGGTATGACCACGGCGCTCCAGCGGTATGCGCCGGATGACACCCGTGGACTCGAATTGCAGGACTCCGCGTCCGGTATCGTCAACTTTAAGCATTGTAGACCTCCTCTTTGATTTTTTCAATATCGTCGTCATGGATATTTCCAACAACTTCAATACGACCCTCATAGTCGTCGAAATCATCCCAATACTCATCACTGTCAACCATACGGAATCCAACGATATTGAATTTGTTGGTCCAGCGAACCTCCTGAACATACACCTCTCCAGTGAGCGCTCTTGTCTTCAAGTAGTCGCCTTCAAAGATTTTCTTGCCATTTTTGTCGTTCAGCCCGGTATATTGGCCGACGGTTGATGGGATAACACTTCCTCCAGTATAATCCATATTATGAATAGTAGGCGAGATTGCGCCACATATTTTTCTATGGTATAAATCACCATAAACCCATTCGCTGTTGTCTGTACGTTTGCCTCTGTAAAGTATTTCTCTCATGATTATTTATGTTTTAATGTTTCATCGATACTGTACAATGCGCGACTAATCAGCCCTAATGTTAAGGCTATAAAGAACATTAAGACCGCTATAATAATCAATAGTTTCGTCATTGTTCTTCCTCCTTGATGATTAGAATTTTAATTTTCTGCTTATCAGTTAATTTATCAGTCACTTTATGACAAATAAGAACTTTAAATAAATCAGGTGGTGGGAGTATTACACAGGTAGCATCAATGGCAGACTTCATCATCTGCTCTTTCTGCCAGTTGGCACCATACTTAATTGCATCTAGAATACGTACTATTTCTTTCTTCAAGTCCTCGCTTGGCTGCTCGGTGGGGTAAAGTTTATCTCGCAAATCAATCATCATGGATTGCAGATTCTCGGCAAGCTGATAATCTCTTGCCATTCCAGCCACACCGCTTTTTTCAGCGGCAGCGGCAAATACTTTTTCAAATTCTCGTTTATTCATTGTTTCTTGGATTTTATTTGTCAATAGAATACTCAATCCGTTTCGGGTGCCACTGGTGGTTGCAGTCACGGCACACGCATATCGTCCTTACGTGTTCCGATTCTTCACCCATACCCTCTGCCTCCACGATGCCATCTTTAACCTCGTAGATGTACGCGCGAGTGTTGTAGTCACTAATTTGAAAATTTCGGCTCCCGCATTTTGGGCATTTCTTGTCTGTCATTGTTTCTTTGTTTTAATCGGTTATCATTTCGTTTTCTTGCATAAAAAGCATCCAGTAATATTCATTTTCTGCTTGACTGTATGCTTCTTCATAGGCTCGCATTTCGGCTTCGTATTCTGCTCGCTGTTGGGCTTCCCAATAAGCCCTTTCCATGTCTTCTTCCGCTTGTTGGCGGTCAAATATGGCAATTTCTTCTGGGTCTGTGAGTATGCCGAACACGGGGTGTATTCTGTAGTCTTTGCTCATAGCAAATCCTCCTTTATTTTCAACCGATACCCAATCCGTCCACCTTTACCGTTTTCATCTTTCGGCTCCACACTTTTGTATGCAGCAAATTCCTGCTCCATGATTATGTAGAACAATACTTTCGGAAGAGGTTTTTTGATGTAACTGATAAAGTGGTTGAAAAGTTTATCTTGTGGTGTCACTTCTTCGCACTCGGTAAACACCTCATGCAAGGGTTGGTATGTACATCCATATTTGTCGGGATGCACAAGTAAATCCTTGTAGTGGTCAATGACATCAGATGTTATGATTAATTCACTCATAGCACAATCTCCTTATCATTGATTCCGCACAGGCGCAGGGCGTGTTGAGTTTCCACCCAATCCACAACCATGAGGTCTTTTGTGGTTAGTTTCTTTGTTTCCATAGGGAATTGAATTTATATTATACTGTAATATTTTTCAAGATAATCATTATCACTGATTCCAAGTCTTTTGGCATTTCTTTCGATGTGATTGGAGAATTGTTTACTTTTTTTTGCGCTTTTATCGATTTCTCTTTTCCATCTAACAGTTCTGCGAGAAAGTTTGAACGCCTTGCAGTTTTCACAAGGCAATTGCTCTTCATAGTGATTTCCCCAAGTCCAGTCGAATTTTCCTATTGTGCAGTAAAATTCTCTATTGTATATAGGATATGGATCATCTGTAACAAGAAAATCATCCCCTTCAAAAAGATGAGCGCATCTATATGCTTTTTTTCTTAATCTTCGTTTCATAAGGATTGTTATTATTTAATTCCCAGAAGTCGCAATTCTTCTGCACTAAATAGGCGTGGATAGTTTCCGTTCATCACATAATGCCACCTCTGCCACCATTTGAATTTATTCTGTACGGTGTATCTGATGATACCCTCGCCAAGATATAGTGCAGTGATTTTTCTTCTTATTTTCATTACTTTACAAGTTTAAATTCGTACACGACCACCCACGGTTTTTCTTGCCACAGACCTTTGCGACCGACACCGGGACGCTCGATGAGGGCTGCGAATGCCTCTCGCGGAGTTGCATAAGTTTTATAAACGCCACCGACAAAGCTGTTTTCAAAGGTGTATCTGACAACGTCTTCCATCTGGCTGTTTATCATATCGTCCCTGCGTATTATTCCCTCTTTTAAGCAGTCCTCGTCGCTGATGTCCTGGAGCCTCTCGATGCGGACACCATCGATTTGAATTTGATGAATCATTTCTGTCGAGGAAACAAATAACTTGTTAGTCCATCCTGGGCAGACTTCCATTTGCATATATTCGGCATAGTGCGCACGTTTTGAACTTGCGGATTCCCAATGCTCCATACATGTAAAGTTATGAGGGTCTTCCAACTCTTTCAATATCGTACTATAGCTCTGTGCCACGGCCACGATCTCGCCAAGTTTGTAGCGGGCAATTTTTTCTTTGATAATTTCTATATCTGCATTTTGCGTGTAGACCTTGTCGTCTTCTTCCAGTTCATTAAGAAGCTGTATCATACTCACATCTTTTATTACACGCCGCGTCATTGTTTTTGTGCCGTTGAGTACGGCTTTGGTTAGACCATAGCGGTCACAGAATCCTATTTTTTGCATGGCTATTCTCCTTTCTCCCACCCTTTCGGGTAGGCCTGGTATTTTACACCGTCCAGCAGGTCGCGCTGGTCTTTGGGGCATGGTTTGCCATCCTCTCCATAGCGTCCCCAACTTTTGAAGAAGAACGGAACGCCTTGTTCATCGCACTGGCGTTTGATGTTCAGCACCCATTCTTTCTGCATCGGGCGTGCCTGGTTGCCGGACTCGCCGCCGACTATCACCCAGTCGATGCCGGAGAGGTCGAGGGTGCCTAGGTCGGAGAGCAGTGGCTCGCAGGAGAGGAAATGCTTGGCGTTTTCAAAGATACCTATTCCCGATAATAATTTTATCCGTCCAATTTGTTTATTACTCTCAACGGTCGTGCCTATCCAAGCGTTGCGAGGGACAAATCTCGTAAGGAAATAGTTTCGCATTCTGATTGTGCGCTTGGTGAGAATTTGGAATGTGTGCTGCGGGCAGTCTCTTATAGTTTGCATCACGCGGTCGATGTACTCAAATGGCACATCTTTGTGGAAGAGGTCGGCCATAGAGCAGACGAAAAACATACTTGGCTTCTTAACGTGTTTCGGTTCGTCCAAACGTTCTGGGTGGAGGGTGACATCGAAACCATTCGGGAACGCCTTGGGGAAACGTTTGGTCAATGTCTCGGCGTAGCAGTGGACGCAACCTGCCGAATACTTGGTGCAGCCTGTGACGGGATTAAAAGTCCTCTCGGTCCAGGCGATAGATGTTTTGTTCATTTTTTGACTCCTTTCAATTTCTTTATAGCAGATTCAATACTATTATCTATTTCTATGATGTCGCCGTTTATCGGTGTTCTGACTCTGGACGCTAAACGGATGAAGTTATTTGCCATCTTGTATTCCTCACGGAGCATTTCACGGATAGTCTCTTCGCTGAAATAGGCGACATCATTGTCATTGATGCGGTCTTTACACCACGTGACTTCGGAGAGGTTGTCAAAATTACACTTTTCGCAGTCGTTGTCTTGGCAATCGCCGCATACTTGAAGATAGATAACTTTTGGTGATTTCATAGTTTTTCCTTTTTAAATGTTTCGTAGGTGAATTGAACCATTTGCGACACAAGATATGTCTCCTCACATTTCGGGCAGACAAACTCAACGTCATCAAACTCTAATTCATTGTTTCCAAATTCTTCCGTATGGTCAATCTTGTGATGATGACCACAGTAAGGGCATATCAGTTCGCCTTCGTCAGACCATGTTTCTATACTCATTTTACTCCTTTCTCGCCCATGAATTCTTTGCGGAAATCTAAAGCGGCTAGATAAGGGGTGTTACCCCATCCACAAATACCTTCTTGGATGTTCTCACCGTAAAGGCAGCACCAACTATCGCCGTCTTTGTAGATGCGGCACCCAAGCCTTTGTACAAGCATGATGACAGTCTCATCATAGATTAGGTTCATTCGAGCTTCGTGTACATACTTCTCATCGTACAGCAATTGTTCACGAAGAATGTATGAATCAGTTTGATTAAGGTTGTTTTCCATGTGTTATCAATTGTTTTATTATTTTTTATAGCTCTGATTTGAGTTCTTTTATTCTATTTTCAAGACGTTTAATTTCTTCACTTTTTCTTATTGACTCTTCCACTTTTTCTTTAATCTTTATGATTTCTTTTTCTAATAAAGAACCTAATCTATTTACATATTCATCATCAGTTTCTTGCTCGTATTTGTCAGCTTCGAAATTATTATCTTCATAACCATACCACACCTCAGAAATTGAGGTATAACCTTGTTCCTTTAGTTCGGAAATGTATTTAATTGTATCGTCTATATCATTGGCGAACAATCTGTCATGGTCTAGCGACAAAGAATGATTTACTATTTGCCTTTCAAGCTGCTTTTGGTCTTCTACAGAAGCAATAGCACGCTCGAAGTATTTTAAATCTCCATCAAATAATTCAAGCTTGACTAGTTTTTTTATTTTTTCTTCAATCATTTTCTAGATGTTTTAGATGTTATAGATGTTATAGATTTGATAGGTAATCTTGGATGAGAGCCATGAAGTCGTCGAATGAGCGGACGATGGCGTAACGGGCCATGGCGTGGAATTGGACTGCGGTTTGCCAATCTTTTTGGGCATTGGACTGACGGCCTGTTTCCGTTTTAAATTCTATGCACAGAAAAGGATGGTTCCTATTGGGGAGGAGCAGGAGGAGGTCGGAGGCTCCGGCTACCATGCCCTCGGCCTTGAGTATGCGTCCTTGCGTGGCGGTAGTGGCCACACCGTTGGGGACGGAGATTAGGAGTTTTGCGAACTCAGGGTATCGCAGTCGGAACCAGCAGACGCAAGCGGATTGGAGTTTTGATTCGTTATGTTTCATTTAGAAGTCCTTTCTAGTTGATTTTAAGGTTTTACAAGTTGTGAAGCCGGGGCAGATGCCACAGCGGTCGACTGGGCAGTCGTGATGGGCCTCGGCACGAGCCTTGCGGGCCCAGAACTGCGAAAGCATTTCGGCAGTGTCGTAGGCCCGGAGGTCGTTGTGGAGCGTCTGAATACCCAGTTTGATATTGCCATTGACTGGGTTGATGTCATGGCCGAAGAAATGGGCAAGAAGCGTGGTGCAGAAGTCGCGGATGGTGCGGGTGAAGTCACGCATGTTGCTTCGGACGCAGGGGGCACCTACAAGAGAGTTGATAAGCTGTTTGTTTTGCTCGTCGAAATCCAGGGTCACGTTGGCAAGGGCGCGGGTGGCGAGGACATAGGCGAAGAGATCGTCGGTGTTGGACTGCATCTTGCCGCCAAAATCGCGTTTGAGGGCGTTGGAGTAGGCGAAATGCAGCAGTCTGATATGTTGCTTAAGTTTGTCTTCAGCGAACCACCCAGATAGGGTGATAATGCATTCCTCGGCCTGTGGCGGCATATCGGCAGCATGGTAGCTGTGCAGCCAATCGGCATAGGCTTTGCGGTACTGACGTACCGTTTTCTTCTCGTCGGAGACCTTAGAAGCGGCCAGGAGGTCGCAGATAAGACCGCAGATGGTTGCGCAGTACTGTTTGGCCAATAGAGGGACGTAGGTCATATTCAGCCGCTGATGGAGAGGTAAGGTGCTAAGGACGTTGCGCAGGTCTTCGTCGCAGTCGCGCTTTGAGAACGTGACTGCGACGGTGGGGGAGACTAGGGGTTGGGGATTGATAGATGTCATAGATGTGATAGGGGTTATAGATTTGTGTTTTTCACCGCAATTAGTTCGTTTTTTTGTTAAAAATTCGTTCTTCGATGATTTCAGCGAAACAATCTTCAATTCTTTGGCAAATATCACTCGATTTGCCAAAGTCATATTTGTTAATGGCTTCCAATACCTTTTCTTTGATAACATCTTTTGCCCCTTCAACCACTTCATCCAAAATAATACACGCTTTACTATCAGTATTGGAAACGCAATCTTTACGTCTAAATATTAGATAACGGTATGCACTTTTATCACCTAAAATCTCAAGAACATTTTTTCTAACAAGTTCAGATGCGTCTTGATTGATTGTTTTGGAAATTGAGTCAAATACAATTTCATAAGACAGATTGCTAATAAGACGTTTAGTTGCAACTTCATCGCGATATTGTGATACTATTACACTTCTAATTGCTGCCTTACATTCCTCTTTAATCTCTTCATTAGAGAGGTAATCTTCAATGTTTATTTTGATTTCCATAATTATTTTTTTTAATTTTTGTAGTACACTGATTTAATGAGGTTACTATAATCACGGCTGGCGTTGGGGTTCCATATCTCTATGGCTTTATTTACGTCAAGGCTTGGGTTCTTTACCATCATGACGGTGTGGAAGATGGCGATTGAGGTTAGGGAATCCCAGCGGTCGGAGAGTGTATAGATGTCTTCGCCGATGATGCGGTTGGCTTCAGCGACCATGCAAGGTCTTATTTGCAGGAGGCCGACAGCATTTTCGGCAGGATTGTAAGCGTTGGGGTTGTCGTTACTCTCCACCAAAGCAAAAGCATGCGCGAGACGCGAGAGAGCGGCCCACTCGACTTCGAGGTCGATGATGTTTGTGTCGGGGGTCTCAGATACTTCTGAGGAAGTAGATAGGTCGATGCCGCTTTCCAGTGAGGCGGGTTGTAGGCTATTGGGACCCGGATTAGAGTTGCTACGAATGCCTAAGATTATAACTACAATTACCAGGATGGCCTGGGGTATAACCAGGATGGCCTGGGATATATATTTTTTCATAGGTTGGGGGTGTGTTTTTGTTTGTTTTCTGCTGTTAGTTGTAGTATGTTATCTCTTTCCATACAGTCGGCAGCGTTGATGTAGAGGTATTCCTTTTTTGATTCAGCATTGTTCTTTAGATTGCATTGTGCGAGATAACGCATACAGCGTGACCGTATGGAGCAGATAGTAGGCTCAGAATCTTTGCCTGATTCCTCAAAGTGAGCACTACCGGTGCAGTATTTCATGATTTTTGGATTCATTTTTGTTTTTTCTTTCTTCATACAATTATTCTCAAGAAGCCAGCATATCATTTCAAATGCAGCATCAATTGGACTTGCATAACTTTTGGTTATATGTAAAGTACTTCTATTAACACAATTCCATGTATCATTTTTCAATGATTTACATACAATAGGATAAACTTCTCCGTTATTTCCATCCTCTTGAGCTTTAGGCATCAACTCTAATAATGCTCCAAGAGACCAACAAGGTATATCTCCTTTATCATATTCAGGAAGTCTACTATGAAGATATTTTTCTACAATGATAAGAGTTGGATGCATTACATTACCAGCAGGGGTTGGGTCACAAAAATAATACATATCAGCAGTATCAGGATTCAATCCTAACTCTACTAATTTCTTACTTTGTTCTATAGTTGTATAGTGATACATAGTTATTCTTCTTTTTATATGTTTATTTTATTGGAATATAAATTTCCTCCAAATTGGTATTTGGGTCATTGATAAGAGACTCTTTCTCTTTATATCTTTCAATGTTGTCCTTCAGATTTTTTATTTCTCTATTATCTTCGGCTATTGCATTAGCAATATATTTAAGCATAACTTCCCTTGAACGTTTTGCTGTTTTCTTTTTCACAAACCATTTGCAACAGCCATGTTGATAAGACAAGTCGATAATATCTTCGTCTTTGTAGTACCTTCTATCTGACTCAGAGCAATCAACAACATCGTCCAAATTACAGACAAATTCGAAAGTCCCAATCTTATTTAACTCTTCGAATGTGAAATATTTGGATGTGCTATAATAAGTATCATAAAACAATAAAGTTCCATCGCCTTTGTCTTTAACTATTAATTGTCCGTCAAAACAATGGTAAGGACTAATTGCGGAATGATTTTCGATATACGATTCATTAAATCTGAACTTAAATACATCATTTACTTTGTATTCCATGGTCATTTTCCTTTCTTAATTTTACGAATGACAATCTCGATTTTGTCACCGTCTTGGAACTTGTCTGATGGAATTTCATATTCCGTGCAACTGAGGTCAAGCCACTGCTTACCATCATAAGGCGGTTCTCCACCATCATCGTTAAGATAGATTTGAGACTCACCAATTTTAACTTCATCTGATGATTGTTTTAAGCCAAGTTCGAAGAAATATTTAGCAATTTCTTCAAAATCTTTTGTTGTAAGAGGGTCGTTCCCTCTTTCGAGGGTTTCGTCAAATCTGATGTGATAATATCTGTTAATATAATCTGTTATTTCATTTTCCAAGTCCACCTCTTTCGTATTGATACCTTCGATTGAATCTTTCACAATGGATAAAGCCTCGATTTCAGCATCGGACAAACATTCTATCATTGTCCCAAGTGGATTTGGATTACAACTCTTTAGCAACGAGTTGGTTAATTTATCAACCTCCGCAATAACAGCGGCTTTGTCTATCAGTTTCATAATCTTATCGTTTTAGATTGTTATTTCTTTTTCAATTCCCAATTCTCGGAGGAGGTTTTGGAGTTGGTGTACACTATCAATGCTATAAATGCACTTAGGGCATTGATAGATTGAATACTCAATATCTTCCCAATAGCATAAAAAGAACTCGGAGTCTATAACTCTCAAGCAAAACTCTTCACCTAATTCGTAATAATCATATTCGTTACAAACAGAATATTTGAAGTTTTTTTCCAAGATTTCTTTGGTGAGGGGAATAGGTGACAAAGATTCAACGTCCTTATACCCATTCACTCCAGTAACCTTACAAACACCATATCCGCTCTCATCCAATATTATTCCAGTTACTTTGCATGGAGTTTTGGTAAATGAGGAGTAAACCAAGTTATCAATACGCAGGTCTTTTATGTCAATTTTGACCATATTTTTTTATTTCTTCTTTAGTTATTTTGAAGTACCCGTTGGCACCAGGCATCTTCGCACACCGACGAATGATGTATCCGTTGCGGAAGAAATCTGGGTTTAAGTTGTTTTTATTGGCAAAAGAACGCCAAACATTGTCTGTTTGCCTAACTAACTGTAAAGCGTTGTCAGTTGACATATTGGTTGTTAAACGTTCTGCTATATGGTCAATCATAGCATTAAGTAGGTCATCATCACTACCTGCATCGACTCCAAATTTTTCTTTAATTTCTTTGTGTCGCTCTAATACGTTATTTAATTTGTCTTCTAAAAACATGATCTTTTTATTTTATAGTTCTTGTAATTTATTTGGCATGTGATTATTATATTCTAATTTTAAAGTCAGCATCATTAAAGCATTGATGACTTTGTCGTCTTTGACTCCAGCCTCTTTTAGAACCTCTGGAGCAGTTTCAAGGAATTCTTTCTTAGTTATATTGCACATAATCAATTAATATTAAAAAATAAAGGGCGGCCAAGTTTTTATGTTTAGAAGAAGGTAAGTTTATAAGGCCGCCCTAAAATTCAATTAAAATGGTAAATCATTTTCTGTCAACGTTGCTTGTACATTTGCCGTAGCTGTTGAGGCTATGGCTTCAGTATCAGTATTCGAGTTGTCTCTTTGATAAACATGGAGTGATTTAGTCTCATATTTTGCGTTGTCATACTTAGCACCATCCATAAGTGCACGCTCTAGCTTTTTGGTGTTTTCATAAGGTCTGAGAATACAGTCATGGACACGTTGATAGAATTTGCCGTCGTATTCCTGAATGCCGACGCAGATTTTTACCATATTCTCTTTAGCCATTGCAATAGGTGCTAAGACCTCGTTGAGTTGGCCATTGAAGAATTTTTCGATATTGTCGACACGACAAAAGTATTTCTCTTTGTCTTCTCTTTCGCCGACATATACATGCCGGTCGTCTTGTTTTTCAAATTTGCTGACATCTTCGTTGAAAAGCAAGGCTGACAAGAATTGCATTAGTTGGGCTTCGCCACGATAGGCTTGTCGCATTGAAGCAGCCTCGATTTGACGGAGGAATTTACTACCATCCCTTTTTAAACCGATTAGAGGTTGGGATGTTTGCATCAATTCCTGAGGAGTAATCCAACAGTCTCTGCCGAAACGATCAATAGCCTGAACTTTACCTGTTTTGGAAGTGTTCTTGTAATTGAAGACAATGAACCTTTTGATAAAAGTAGTGCTAATATTGTTGTTCAGCGAAGGCACAGTTTTGAATATTACTTCGAATTGGGCACCGAGGAAAGACTTGCCACTATCATCTTGGTAAGAAACTAATGGTGAAAATGTCTCTTTCCTTTTGTAGCCCATGATAGACTCAAACATAGCATCATCGACGTTGACACCGGCAACATGGCAGACTGCAGTGCCGATGTAAAGGACCCTGTCGTATTGGGGTTTTTCTTGTTTTTGTACTTGGCCAATCATAATTCTATTTGTTTTAATTCAATATTGTTATTTCTGCACCAATCCAACAGTTCATCTAGCAGGTTGATTATATTTTGGTGCATATTTTTGAAAGGGTAGAGCACTATAGGCTCTCTAATACAGAGTTCCAAATTACGGACATCATAGCCGTGTTTGGCTTCATCATATCCGACAAATTCAAAAAGGTCGAAAGAAAACCGATTGGCACCGAACATATCGAGATATGCCATCCATTGGACTGAATCTATATAATCAGAATCGTTGGGGGTAGAAAACTTTGTTTTCATATCGCGTATTTCCATGCCTTCGATAATGTCAGCCATACCGGTAAGGATAGCATTGCCATAGTCGACACTTGTTTTGACCTCATGAAAGACCTGACTATGTTCCTTTCTGTAGGATAAAATCGTCTCAACCTGTTTGGGGTCAAAGATGACATTATACTCATCAATAGTCACAACATAGCCTCCTGGCAGAAGTTCTGTAACAGGTTTGCCATAGTAGGTATAAGTACGGGTTCCTTTACCGACAACCTCTAAATCATCGGCTCCACTCTCCACGATAAGGTGGAGAGCGGAACCAATGCGTGTCTTAGTATTGCCTTGAAACTCTCCCGTCATGGTCTCAATCATGTCCTCTTTAGTCATATAGTCATAATGACCGGACATGTACCGGCGGAATTGTTCAAGTTGCGTCACATTGATCTTGGGTTTCATCATGCAGCAGTTTTAGTAAACTTCTTGGTGTTGCTGTCGTAAGTCCAGCCTTTTTTGGCTAGTTCGTTCTTGACCTCCTCAAAGAAAGGAATTTTCTGAATCGTTGGCAACTCCTTACAGCTGTCTAAAAGTGTCTCAATTTCGGGTTCGCTGTCGGCCTTGGCGAGGAACTGGCGCAATTCTGATAGTTTGTCTAGGAGCGCTTTCTGGTTTTGGTCGCGGCTGGCGATTTTCTCTTTGACAGAGTTAATCAACTGCTCCATGAAATTGGAGTACTCAGCAGTGCCAAACTCCGGCACAGGCACAATGCCAAGTTCGGCCACATCTTTAGAGATGAAATTATAGCGAGGGCCAAAGTTTATGGTTCTTTTGCCATTCGCATCGTAGCCGACATAGCCTACCTGATCGGCTTTGCGGACCAGCAATTGTTTGGACTGTCCAGTGCAGTCCGGAGAATGGGTAGTAATGTCACCATCCTTTTCTTCCTTGTCATGGCAGATAAACACCAAGTCGCAGCCACGGCTCTGAAGTTTAGAGACGAAATCCTTGAATACATCGCCCATTTCTCCAAAACGTTTGAGCGAATTCTTTTTGAGACGTTCGTCCTTACGTTCGACGAAATCTTGGATAAAATCGTCGAGCATCCCTTTCGCTGTATCAATCACTATGGTCTTATAGGCATTCAAAGTGCCGTTGTTATATTCGCCAATGATATCTTCCCAATTGTTAGCATACAAGGTATCGACGCGTTGAACGGCACGTTGGGAACCACGATCGGTGTCGATAATGACAGGGTTTTTGGCCGTGGTGGCCACTGAGGTTTTGCCCGAACCAGGCATTCCATACAATAAAACAATCACAGGAAGAATTGGCATGGGTTCTTCTTTTTTTACTAAAGGCATAATTTTTGTTTTTAGAAGTTATTAATTTTGTTGTAATAATTTTTGAGTTTGAGATAATCGTCAGGCGGTGGCAACATTTCGATTTGAGAAGTGGCACCGTCGAAGAAAAGTGGGATAGGTGGCGAGGGTTCGCCATTGCGGGAAACCACGAATTGGAGGACACGGAAATAATTTCGTTTGAAAGCCTCCAAGTCATATCCACCCGAAGAAGGGAATTCGCGGAGTTGCTGAAATTCGCCAGGATTGGTAATAGCCCAAAGGTCGGTACAATCCTGCTCCAATGAAGGATAATCGCGAATGCCGGCAGCGTTTGAAAGAATATTGTCGTTGAGAAAAGCCTTTAAAGAACCCGTTTCCTTTTTATTTTGCTGAATGATTACGACAAAACAAAAATTGTAAAGGTCTTTGAGACTAACCAACTCGGAACATAGATGTTCTATGGCCTGATATTTGATATGCTCTTCACGAGTAGCCTGGAGGTTGGTAAGATTGTCAATTACCACAAAGAAATAACCATCTGGGAAATTGCTTTTGTAGTTGACTATCTTTTGCCTAAGGCCATTGGAAGACATATTGGGCTGTTTAGACACTGTGCCTAACTGAGCCGCAAAACGGTCTATCTCCATCAGTATATCCTCGGCATATTTCCTATTCTTGACAACAGTGACGTTGGTAGTGTAAAAGCTTACCAATGATTTATACTCATCGGAGAGCCAGATGTCAAGTACATTCTGTGGCATTTTTTTCTCGGGCAGCTTGCTCAAGAGAGTATTGTAGTCGATCCGAATATTGTAGTACTTATTCAAGAGATAAGAATCAAGCCGAGCGTAGAATTTGCGGATAGGCTCTTCTAGAGAAAACCATAGAAAATGGCATGGGAAAGCATTGTTATGCTTATACAAATAATCCATGGTAGAATAAAAGAAGAGATTAGAAACGATAGAAGTCTTACCGCTTTTGGCGGACCCAGTAACCCCCAGCAGCATACCACGGTCATGGCCGGGATAATAACTTCTGAGTTTCTCGAAAGAGAACGGGATACAGTTAGATTTGCCCAACCGCAAGTTCTCGTAATTTTCGAGAACAGTTTTTCTGTAATCTATTAATTCCTTCTTCATTTCTAAACATAATCTGATAAGATAACGATAAAAATGAACATTTATTGTACATTTTGATAAACTTTTGTGTTAATAATATGTTAATCCTGTTAGTTTACTACTGACAGAAATTCCTCTTTGATTTTGCCGAAAAAAGTGGGAAACTTGTGTGCCCGATGGCAAAGGCTAGCCTTTTCGTAATCGGACAACCTATCCCAAGCTGCATCGCATTGGCTATAGGTTGAAACATCTGGACCGCGCATAATAGCGTACTTTTCTTTGTCAGAAAGAGAGGCATACCATTTGTGAGCAATAGGTAGCCATTCTTTTGTTTGAGATGCCAGATACGATTCGCTGTTAGTACCCTTCTCCCATTGAAACCTCCTTAGGACCTGTTCCCAATGGATTTTAGCAGCATCTCTTTCGCGTTCGCTGAGTGTTCTGGAAGTTGACATCTGTTTTACTGTCTTTGGCTCTTTTTTGGGAGCAGGAGTTACTTCGACGATTGTGTTCCTAGGTTCTCTATTAGGTATGACACAACATTGTTTAATAAATTCGTTGAATTCTTTAGGGTCTGAAAAACTGATATTGAACATTGTTATTTATTTAAGAGTCCGTATTTATCATCGGCATAGTAGTAGCCGGTAAAACAATTATAAACTGCAGTGCATTCGATGCCATCATTAAATCGGACGGCACAATGATTGGCATCTTCTTCTTTGATAAGAACACATTCTTCCGGAGCAGAAGTAGAATGGCGCATAGCTATGACTTTTCTTTCTTTTGGTGGCATAAAACTAGATTTTTGAAAATACCAATTCTGCTTTTATCGGTAGAATATCGGTATCAACTAATTCAACATAATATTTTCTACGTTTGTTTGTAGGAGTGAATGAAAACTTGTTGCTTTTTCCAATCATGTCTTTGATGCTGCGAACAACTCTCTCATGGCCAGGAATACAGCGTTGGGCTACTACGACATCATAGTCTTTGTATTTTTCTGTTTCTTCATGGAGTTTGGCTATTCCAACAATTTTGTCGCCATATTCCATGACTAATGCATTGCCAAGAAAAACTGCTTTCAAATAATAACGAACAGTTTCATCAAAATAAGAGTCTTTTTTGGCTTTTGTGACAGCAACATGACCTTTTAAAATACGTAAAAACATAATTACTAGATTAAAAAGGGGAGCCGTTTCCAGCTCCCCATTGAAACAAAATGGAAAACTATGAATTAACTTACTTCTTCAAAAGGAGTATAGACCAATTCGCGCTGATGCAACTCTTGGACTTGAGCAAATGGAAGTGCAGAGGGTTCACCAGGTGTGCGGAAATGGAAGTATTTGTCGAGAAATTCCACCATTTCGATGTTCTGAGGGAGAATCTTAGGAATGTCCATAGAGTGGTCGCTGTACTCATAAGTGGCACAATTGTAGAGGTCCCAGACAGAAACCCTATTGTGGTCGTGATAGAAGTCGAGACACCTTTCGGTAAAAGTGTTGATCTGGGTTTGGGAAAGAGGATAGTATATGCCTTTTTCCTTTATCTTTGAATTACGGCTATCAACTCTTACCCTTAGGATTTGAAGTTCGCCAATAAGATAGGTAAATACTGGCATGGGGACTTCCATTTCTTGCATTCGCTTGATACAGTCGCGTTCAGACTGCACCTTTTCGCGAGCGTTGACAAGCCATTGACGAATTACCTCCATCACTTTCTCAATGGGGAGGCCTTTGCTGTATTTTTTATCGCCATAAGTGGCTACATATTGGTCGGCATTGAGCATGCATTGATTGTGGCAGATTTTGACGTTCTGACCAAAACCGACCTGTATGCCGCCCTGGTGATAGGAAACAGCGATGTTGGTGGTAAACTCATCGGTGTCGAAATCGGTGAGGTTAAGGTTGAGGAAAGCTCTGCGGACGACATAAGCTTTACAAGCCAATTGGCCATAGCGTTCGCCGACCTCTGGATAAAAGCTAATGCCAGGAGTAGCACGGTCGCCGCTGTTAGCGATGAACAAGTCCATGACCTGAGGATTATAACCTACAGTTTTTACCTCGTTGATAATATTGTCAAAGAGTTCGCAGTGCCGAATTTGTTTCATGGGCCGGCCCATATAATCATATTCGATGTGGGTGTCGCGGAGCTGTTCGATAGTGATGTCTTGAACCTTGTTCTGAGGGACTTTGAAGTCCAAAAATTCTAAATTTTCCATGATGTTTTTTTTGAGATTAAATTGTGTTTCTGAATAAGTTTCTGTTGTCGTTTACAGCCTTGACCAAAAGGTCGTACTGTTTGGGTATGTCATTACAGAAAGAACGACATTGTTTTACTTCGAAATCTTCTAGTGAGAATTCGATAGTGGCCACACGGCTGCCATGGCATCTGGCTGTCAGGATTAGGCTTTTTTTCTCATTGAAGTAACTAGCCACACAATGATGCATGGTTTCGCCTTCGTCGAAAAATTCAGCATAATTCTGCAGTGGACGGATAACGATGTCACCAGCAATAATGATTTTGGATAGATATGCCTTATATTTTTCCTGATACAACATATCTTCCTCATTATGTTTGCGTATTTCTTCTAATCGATTCTTTTTATTTTGCTTACGAACTAAAGAATCATGCCAATGCTGTAGTTCTGTCGGCATGACATATTTAGGAGAACGGATGTCGAAACCCAAGTTTTTTCCCATTCGGAGAGTATCAATCCAAAGGTTTAAATCAGGATAATAATTATTTCGCATAATCATCTTGATTTGGAACCAATAGTCCTCTTCAATATACTCACGATATACGTTTTCCCAAATATCAAATCTTTGGCACTTGGCTAATGTTTCGTAATGTGGACTTTGAAGAAGATGAAAGACAGAAGAAAATTTGATGTTTCGACTTAACCATTGGCAATAGCCATTTCTTTTGACAAAAGGTAGAAAACGTTTGTAAGGGTATATAACTGTGGCCCATATGTCATATAATTGATTATAAACATTCCGCTTAATGGACATAGGCGTATTCCATAAAAAGTCACAGCCATACGCACCTAGATTTCGAGCTATGACTACGTCTTTCTGACCGGGTTTCATAAACCTTTGTGATCCCTCCTCAATAAAAAATTGAGCCTCAGAATTCTGACGTGTCCATTTCTTTACAAAGAAGGTACGTATAATCTGCCAGTCATTCTTTACCGTAATCAATTGAAAAGTCTGATATTGTAAGAAAAGTCTTTTAACGCCATCAGTAGTAAGTTTTTGGTGGCAATGAGGACAGATAACCCTCTTGGCATTTTTAGAACCCTGAAAGCTTTGACCGCAATCCAGACATAAGTAGATACCGTTTTTTTGGCTGATACATACTGCCTGGTGTTTGAAGCAATGTTGAAAAGCATAGTTCTTTTGCTTTTCGGTCAAAGGTGATAATGATTGTGAAATCGACATACATTCACGCTCAATCCTATTATTTGCTTTCATAATCAGGTTGTTTAAAGTCTAGTTTATGATTGTCACATAATTTGACAAAGTATTTTTCATGCTTTTTGTAAAAAGGTCCAGCAAAATGTTCTACTTTCATGCACCCGCATTTGCACATAAATTTAATAGACGTTGAAAGTGGTATGATTGTCGTGTTGTCTTTTGTTGAGACTTGGTCGAATCTGTCCAACATCATTTGGACCTCATTATCTTTATTATATGTAGTGCTGTTCATGAAATTAGTCGAATAATGACGTTTGATTGTTGTTTTCTGTTGTTGGCTTTAAAACTTTCTTCTTTCCATGAAGTTCGTTATAGGCCTGTTGTTGGAGTTGTTCCAGAGCTGCCTTTCGTGCATTTTCCTTGTCCTCTTCTGTGGGTTCGTATTTAGCCCCGTTATAAAGAGGGACGGCATTACCAGATACTTCAGTGATTTCTATCTTATCTTCATCATAGTAGTGGACTGCCAATGACAAGACATCAGCATCTTCTAGGAATGCTGTGGTAACGCCACTTACATGGGTAGCTTTCTTGTAAGCTTCGCCGACAATATATCGGCAGCATTCTTCGATGCTCTTTTGTGGGTTGGCATACCTTTGAGCAAACAAAGGGTCGGATGCAGCTCTGCTGTCGAGATATGTTTTGATTATTTCTTCCATAATTTGACGAATTTTTTTGAGTTTTACATCAATCCATTTTCCTTGAAAGACATATAATCTGTTTCTGTTAGAATTATATGATCAATCACCTGAATATTGAACAATGCAAGAGCTTCTTTAGTTTGTTTGGTTAATTGTTTGTCTGGGCCGGATGGTTTCAAGTCACCACTTGGGTGATTGTGGCAAAGGATGACACAAGTGCATAATGTATCGATTGCAAATTTTGCAATGATTTTCACATCTACTAGCGTACTTCCAACACCCCCTTGGGAAATTTTAGCCCATCCGACAATGTTCTTATTCTTCATTAAGACTATGAAAAAAGATTCGAAGATGTTTATATCATCGAAATAAAAGCGACGACAAAACTCCACTGCTTCGTTTATATTTTCTATTACACCTTCGCATTCTACAGCCTCTTTTGTCTTTTTTGCTTGTAACTCATATTTATACTTCTTCATTTTTTTTGTAATGTATTTGAAGATTTGTTTTTTATTAGAGTACTTATTCTATTGCATCAGGATCAATGTCTAATAGCCAATTCTTACGTGCTTTTCTACATTCAACCAAAGTCCATCCAACACAAGAGAAAAGCATGCCATTTGTATGACGATAATCATATTGTACCAATTTTTTCCCAGAAGCGGATTTGTAAACTTCGTATTTTTCTTCACCTGCTTTGCAAGTTGAGGTTCCGTTTTTGTCATCTTTCATTGTTGAAAAGGTTTTACTTCTTCAGTCCAGGCCCGGACATATTTTTCCCTTACTTTCTCGTACGCCTCACGGACCATTTGTGGATTATAGGCTTCTCTATAACAGAGAGGGTCCATCTGATACTGACCCTCATTGAAGTAGACAATTTCCAATGTTGGTAGTTGGGCACAGATGTTGAAATGAGGTTCGTGGTCTTTGCTGTAATAATATTGGAGCATTTCGAGAATGCCATTAACATCGCGAAAACGCCCTTTCTTACCTAAAACAACCCATTGGGGCACAGTGACCTTGACTTTGTTTTCAATGTCCTCTACTTCCAGTTTCTTATCACTGGAATACTTGTACCTAACATTGTTTGTTATATTTCTCATAGTGCTTCATCTAGTTTCTTTAATACCTTATCTACTTCAGGTTCTTTAAAGCTTGCGATTAGTATATAATCGGAAAATACTGAACCCTTTTCTAGTTTGTCAACCCCATTGTACACACTGATGTTAATCATAATGAAAGGGTCAACACCCAAGAAAAAACTTTCTCCGATATGTAGGAATTTGGCATTATGAGCATTATAGTCGGAAGCTTTCTTTACTAACATACTCATTATTTCATCAGCCTTGGTTATTATTTCTTGTTCTGTCATTTTTAGTTGTTTTTATTGTTATTAATATGGCATTCTTTCAGCGATTCTTAATGTTTTCTCTTTCCAGTTTTCTAAATCGTTGTAAAGGTCTCTTATGTTGTCGAAAGGTAGTTTTGAAACTTCAGACCGATATAGCATTGTCTCATCATTGTTGGCCGTATTGTTGTTATCTTCAACGTTGTCATCTTCTGGCTTTTCAAATTGTAAGTTTTCGAGATCTTCTATACCGTAAAGTTCCTTGCCATTATAGCAAAGATGGCTGTCCGACATATTGAGATAATATGAGAATAGCCTCCTTATAAGTCCGTATTCCCCAACACCTTTTTCAATCACTTTTTCGTAAAGGCACCTGATAAGCGTATTGCCGACATTCCCGAGTTCATAGTAATTACTTCTTATGGCTACTTCTATATCGGCATCCTCTAGTTCAACATCAAACTTTTCGACTATTCTGTCGAGAATGGTATCTGCTATGCCAATACCTAGATTGAGCATTATTAAATCTTTCGTATCCATTTCTTTTGATTTTTAGTAACGGAAGTCAATAACTGAGCCGACATAAATAAGAGTTCCTTCTTTTTGATTAGAAAGAAACCCTATCAAGTCACTTGCAGGGCCTGCATAACCGTTATCATTTTCGATAAAGAATCTAGATTCAAGACACAAATGTGTCTTATCGAGTACTTTTACCAAATGAAGCCTACGGGATTCTTTCAAAAGATTCTCTGGTGTCAAATCCTTTGTCAGTTCTTTGATTTCCTTTACCCATTTTTTTATAAAGTTATCTACACTCTTGTATTTTAGAGTACTATCTGCAACATATTCAAGAACACCAGGAAACAAGTCCGGAAGGTGTTTCACTACCTTTTCCCGTTTTTCTCCGTATATTTCGTCCCCTATGTAGTCAGCAAAGTCGCTGCTGTTCTCATAGAAGAAATCCGGATGAACATAACTTTCAATCGTCATCGGCTCTAGTCCGATCTGATAAATTTTACTATGCATGATTTTCAGTTTTTGGAAGTGTTTTTATGAACATTCTTTGGATTGTTTGCAAAGTATATACTCTGCTTTGGCCCGTCTCCAAAGAAATGATGTTTTTGGTGATCCAGGATTTATATTTAGTTATTTCTTCAGTTACCTGTTCTAACCACAAAACATTTTCTTTCATTAGAAGGACCTCTTCGACCTTGAAATGCCTTCCGGCATCGGAGCATTGGGCTTCATACCAATGGTACACTTCTGCTGGGAATTTGTCTCTTATCGGATAACTCAAATCCCCATAATATCTGCCATCTTTGAGCAGGAAGACCATCGGCTCATTGGCTATATACTCGGTAGAAGTGATTCTGTATGCTTTGACTAGTTCTTCCATTATCTTATCAGTGTTGCTAAGACTACTCCGAACAAAATGAAGATGATAATCAAGAACAGGCCCTTTAGACCTTTTTCTTTATTGTTATCGTACATTCTTTCTCCTTTCTGCCGATTCTCGGCGGTTTTCCTCACGGCGTTTGATAACGGCCATTTTGGCGAGTGTTATCTTTACTTTTCTTTGATAGTTGTCGATAACATCTTCAACATTTCTACCGACTGCATAGAAGTCGTCATATACCTTACTGGTGATTTTCCAGAAGCCTGCGTGGACTTCCACGGGTTCCGTGCATGCCTCTAGGGCAGCTTTACTCATAATATGTTCCATTTTGTTTTGATTTTAAAACAGAAAACGACAGCCGATTCGCACCAGCTGCCGTTTCTCTGTATTGTTTTACAATCTAATTTTGCCACCATTGCTCAGAGAGATCGACAGGTGGTTTTTCGACCTCCACTTTACCTTTTGAGACCCACAGCTCGCTGCCGGGCGGATGCCGTCCGACCCAGCTGTTCTGTAGCCTTATTTTATATCTTTTTGGACTTTCGCCTACAATTTGCACGTCGGCGGATTCCAGTGCGTATCCCTTTCCAAAAAGATATCGGAGATAATAATATTTATCCATCTTTTCTTTTACCAATTTCGCAATAGTCCGGGCCAAGTTCCAGTACATGCCCATAATAAACTTCCCAATCGTGTACATGGTGAGGACATTTGGAACAATCCTCGTGGCAGAAATAGCATTCGGCCTGCTCCCTTGCTTCTTCTGTTATTAAATCGTTCATAATGTTGTCACTTAGTAAGAAACTTTCTTGCATGTACTACGCCTGGGTTGTCTGACCTAAAAAATCTTTCACAGTCTTTGCATCCCCCGCACGGCTTGTATGTCTTAATATTTTCCCATATTGTTTCAAATGGGTCTTTGGCAACATTGCCGACAGACTGGCAATGCCATGATTCTGATAGATGAACATCGCCCTTAAAATCCACCATGGGATGGCAAAATTCGTATAGGCTGTCCTCTATTGTTCTGCCATATTCTACAGGTGTCTTTACCTGTCTGGCCACCAACGCGCTATTGGCACACGACATATAGTATTTGCTTTCCTCACACATCTTTTGCGCCAATTCACATTTCTTGGCTCTTCCCAGGTCTTTCATGGCTATTATTTCATCATCACAAAAGGTAATCCTACCATACGATGCGAAATAGTCTTTTTTGGCTCTTATTGCCTCATAGTCTTTGTAGAATGCCTTATTCGAATAGATTTGCATCATAACGAACCACCTAAAACCATGTATTTTTTTGATTTCTGCTTCCGTCTTTGGTATGTCTTTGTTCCAAGAATCTTCTAAGCACCATGTACCATTAGACATAATGACGAATAACATCTTCTCTTCGTCTACTATCTTACAGAAATTGAAGAATTCCGGATGCGTAGTCGGTTCCCCTCCACTTATTCCAACTAATTTGCTCCCGATAAACTTCGCGAACATTACTGCCCTACGGAAAGTTTCAATATCCATGTGCTGTCCGTTTGGATTGGAGCACTCCATGCAGTGTGGGCAGTCTTCAAAGCACTTATTTGTAATCATTATTAGCATTTTTTCTCCTTTTTTCTTAATATTTCCACTGAGACTATTGCTCTGCTTCCATTATGTCGTCAAACGGATTATTGCCTCCAATCTCTGTAATGTCCTTTACAGTCAGGCGTTCTGTCACCATGAATTTCTTTTCTTCCATCCTCTCATCTTCGTATCTTAGAACCACTTTCCCTTCACACGGCTTTTCCTTGTACTCCGTGATACTGATTGACTCAGAGCTGTATTTTATTTTAAAGGGTGCACCTTCCTCTTCGTAAAACTTCCGAAGGTATGCATGTGCGTCCTCCCAGTTCTCGAACCATCCGAGCGTTTTTTTCTCACTGTTTGTCAACGCTTTCAGACCCTGCTCCGGAATCGGTATATTCATTTGGATTTCAACATATTCATATTCTGCTATATACATTTTTTTCCTCCTTTTTTTTAAATGAATTTATTAATGTTCTCAACCTCGTATTGTTTTTTCGTTGTTCTTTTATTTATTGAAAATTTTCGATGATTTCTTCAGTCGTCAGCATTTCTTTAAGTTTCTCGACATACAAGTCGTGCAACTTGTTCTCGTCAATCAACTCGATGAAGTCGTAGATGTAAGATGGGGCTTGAACGGCATACTCGAAAAATACGTTTTGCAGTTTATCCAAGTCGGCTTTTTCAAGCAGGTCCACCGCGTTCGTTTCTTTTTCGTCTACTTCTTCACCATCTGGCATTCGTTTGGCAATCTTCAGCAACCACTTTCTCCAGTTCTCAATGTCATCCCACAAGTCCTTATAATTATCAAACGGCACTCCTTTGCCTGGTTGCCCATCAGGAAACCAAATGTTTGTCTCTTCGTTAACATTGTAATCTTTTAAGTATTCAACTAACTCATCGCGAGTGAGGTTATCTACATAGACAAGCTGGTCACCACCACCGTCTGTATGACTCTCCAACTCCCAGACACCGTTGTCTAATTTTGTACACTTTACGTCATGTTCTTCGAGGAATATTTGGTTCGTTTTTTCAATTGTTTCCTTGTCTTTCATCTTTTTTTTATTTCCTTATATGCCTACACGGCACCTTAGTGCCGAATTGCAGGCGAAACATTTTATAGTTTTTCGTAAATCCACCATTCATCGGTGTTTACATCAAATTCCATTATTGAGTTTTCTTTTGTTAGCTGGGGCTTCGCTGTGTAACAAAAGTCTATCATAGCGAATATACCTCCATCCCCATGTTTTATTAATTTGCCTTTCATTTCATCCTCCTTTTTCTTATTTCAATACTTTATCCCTTTTCTTTCTCTATCACCTCTTTATTTGCTCCCCCTTCCTCCCTCCTTTCCTTTCCTTTCTTCATCCCCTTTCGTCCGTCTTTTCTACCTCTCAATTTTATCATTTTTTACCAACTACAGATAATCAGCTAGTTACGTTGTTTACTTCAAGTATTACTTTAAGTAGATTTAAGTAGAAAATGGTGCAAGCTGGATTGAAAAAGATGCAGGCTGAGGATGCATGCTAATGATGCAAGCTAGTTGCATGTGTGAGACAGATGAGAAAGTGGTGAGAGAGGTGTGAGAGAGGTGTGTAGGCAGGAGAGTGAGGCATGAGGGAGACCCATCAGCGAGACGTGGTGCAGCAGCGGGATGCGGCAGCAGGCATCGGCTCTGATGGAGACCCGGCAGCGACCCGACAGCAACTCCAGCAGGCTGCGAGGCAGAGAGTCTGTGCATGGTGCATGGTCGCCACGGCGGCAGCCCACAGCAGGCCACGGTGCGGCAGCCGATATCGCCGATGTCGCCGATGTCGCCCAAGTCGCTGCGGCAGCCTCTGGCGGGTACAGCGTGGTGCGTCAGCCATGGTGCGTCAGCCGGAGGGTTCTAGGGGGGGTGCTATATATATACGAAGTATATATATAGGGGGGGTAACTTCCCCTAATATACCTTATTTGTAAAATGCATTTTTTATCGATTTTGCCTATTTTTTTGTGCGATTTTGTTTGCTTTTTGCATACGAGATTAATAGTAGTTGTGTGGCCTTTTTTGCATTACTGCTGCAATGTTTCTGGCATTAATAACGTCATTAATGTTCCTTAAACAAGGAACTAGTTTTCGGTTAATCCAATGTAGTGGAAAATCGTGGTTATCCAATGCTTTACCGATTCCTACATCGTGAAATATTCCCATATCACGATGGGCATGCCAAATACCACCGAATCGGTTGGCATCAAAGATGAATTGGCTCTTTGTGTAGAATTTGGAATCTTTAACATTTTTTTCCATGGTGTGTCTTTTTAAAGTGTGAGCATTTCGATTCTGTTTGGCTTTTGCTTTGCGTCGTCGTCCTTGTTCTCCAGCCATTCGGCAAGGTCGGACGTGTACTGCGGCACTCCGTCCACCTCCTCGACTTTCCAGATGAAGTTTTTCAGCGACCGCATAAGCCGTCTGTCCCTTCCGAAGGAGTCAACATATCTTCTCGCTGCGTCCACGATGTCGTCGGCTGGATATGTGCCGAACATCTTGGAAAACTCCCTTAATCGCAGAGATGCCTCCCTGACGCTGCATCTCCAGTGCTGCGGGCTGTTGTCCCGTCGACCCTCTGGAAACGTCTTTACGAGCCTCTTTGCCACGTCCTCGGCTTTTTCTTTGTCGTCTGTCTTCTCAGCCATCAGCAAAAGGTCTCTCAAAATGTCCTTAGAAGTCGGCGTGAGGTAGTAGTTCCCCTGGAAGTATACGACATATCCGCGGTCCTCTAGGTCTTTCAGCGTGGCGACGTATTCCACGCCGTTAGAAAGCATGAGAAGGGCGAGGACGTCACCGGTGGAGAGGGGACTTTTGGCTATCACACCCTCGTCGATGACGTACCTCGTCGGTCTCATGTCTTTAGGCTTGCGGTTCATGCCAGTGAGAGCTCCTTGTAGTTAGGCTTGCCCTCCTTGTTTATTCCCGTGACAATGAAGTAGGCGGTTTGCCCTTTCCTTTTGCCGCGTGTGAACACGTGCGAGTACACTTGGTACGTCTTGCCCTTGTACTCCACATAGTACCCTGTGGGTATGTAGGAGGATTTGCGCTTGGAATCTTTCTGTTCTATCTTGATGTAGGTCTTGCTGTCCTTGGTATATGTCGACGGCTTTGGTGTCTGCCCATAGGCTAAGCAGCAGCACACGAGGAAGAACACCATTAAGATTATTTTCTCTGTCTTTTTCATGATTGTGATGTTTTAAGGTTATTAGATTGTCGTGTTGTGTACGTAATTTTTCATGGTTGTAAAAAAATAAGCCCGCACCACTTATGGCGTGTGATGCGGGCAGTAGCATAACAAAGAATTTGCGGTGCAAAGATACGCATTTTTTTGGAATGGGGGAGTTTTCCTTCTCCCCCAACCAAAAAAGTCGCGGTTTACAGTAGGTCGTCCATGTCGCTGACGGTGTCTTCTCCACTAAAGGAGTCCACATGGATGAAGTAGTTGATGCGGGCCATTTCCTTGGCATAGTTCACCTTGAACCGGTTGCCATAGGCATCGATGGCTTTCTCGCCGTCATGCTTCTTATACCACTCGGAACGGGCGCACAGCGGGTCGGCTTTCGTCATGGTGACGATATGGGCCATTCCTTTCAGCTTGCGGGCCTCATCCCTGTAGGTCGGGTCATCCTCGTCAACTGACGGGAAGCAATCGTCGCAGAGCCATACGCGGCACTTGCGGGTAGCGATACGGGCATGTCCTTGTTCGTTGCGGGGCAGACGGGCGAGTTTGCGGATGTCGCACTTGAGGATATTTTCCTCGAACCAGTCGAGGTCCATAACTTCGTCAATGCTGACTGAAGCAACATCTTCTTCATCCCATTCGGGGACTTCAAGGAGATTGTCAGTATCGTCAACTTCTTCCTCTTCCTCTTCTTCTTCCTCTTCATCGTTGGCAACGAGTTCGGGCTTTGCCTTAGCAATAAGGCTTACAAGCTGTTCCTTGGTCTTACCTTTGGTTGAGATTTTCAACCCTTTTTCTTTCACGAGGGCGACCAGCTCCTCTACTGTCTTTTCATTAAGTTTCATTTTTGTTTGGATTTAAATTGTTAAACGTATTTTTTTTCAGCGTATGCCGTATTTCTCGGCACGCCATGGAAAGCCCATAAACGCCATAGGTGGGTGCCAGCCCCCCCCAAGCAAGGGGGCAAGTGGAGAAAGGATAGGTGGAAAAGGTGTAAAAAAAAATACCCCGACAGGACACTTTCGTGTCCCATCAGGGTAATTGGTTGTGTTACCAAGCCGGCTCTAATGTGCCAGCTTGTGCTTCATGGTACTCATGAAGCCGACCTAGTTCCTCTACAACTAGGTCAGCCAGAGTACCAGCGAAGAAGTCATAAGGCTCTTCGTGAAAAGGCTCACGATGGCCGTAGAACTCCTTCGAGTGATGGGCGGCTGCTTTAGAAGCATCGCCCTCGAATTCGGGATACTCGAAATCCCCGAATTCGTAGTCTTCATTCAACACAGCTTTATAGCTGTGGCCTCCGTTCCAGTCAGGAACGCGAATTATGATAATATTATCAATTTTGTTGTCCAGCAAAATGCTGGTAAAGTTTTTCCGTGTCATTTCTTTATGCACTAATCCGTGTCGTGCGCAACTTTTTGTTTTTGAAAGCCATTCACCAAGGGCGTACCATGAACGGCTGAAAGGGCGTAGCCACCCAGTAATTGTACAAGCAAGTTAGAGGACTTCGCTGACATCAGCGACAGCCTCAGTGTTGAAGAAGTCTTCAACACTTGCTAAGTCGTCGACATCATTGTCGACAATATCTGCAGGCTGCCACCAGACCAGCCAGTAAGGGTGCTCATGGCACCACTTACGGACTTTGGATGGCGACCATCCATTAGCCATGTCCCATTCGGCAACATTATCGGGGTCGAATTCAACTACCCCGACCTTCCAGTCTCCGAAAGGCACGACATGGTGCATGAAAGCAGCGATTTCTTCCCTATATTCAGTATAGGGATCGCCATCGCTCAAGCCGTTGTATAACTTGGCTGGCACGCAACGGACCGGATGGCCATCGCTGGTCAACACTGTGTCTCCGTCCTTGTCACGTAGCTTGGCTGGAGACACATGGATGGACATGCCATCCACGCGGATTACTCGTCTGCGGCTGTCGCACAGACGAAAACCAAATCCCTTACGCCCAATCATGGGCTTGTCAGGCAATTGGGCGTTGGCAAGGAACTCTTTCAGTCCTTGCACATTTTTAGCAAATTCTTTGTTTGCCATAATACTGGCCCAAAGCAGACTTCTTTGTTGTGTATAAGAGGCATCTGCATGGCTCTGCTCTGGGACTTGGTGTTTACCATACCTATGCCCCCACTCTTTGGTGTTGGGTTCCCGCGCTGTCGTGGTGGTTTATGTCACGGCAGCGTCTTACTGCGGCCTTTGCTGGGTCAGCGCATGGCTGCTCGGCAGGCTCGCGGGCGAGGCTCCTGGCGCTCGCCATGAAAAGTACTTAAAGCAGCATAGGTGGGGATATAACCCCATTTCTCTGGGAAGGGGGGAGGGGGTAGGAGGTTTATCCCCCTCTTCCGCAGATAAAATTGAAATCGAAAAAATAAAAAAAAATTTTTGTGTGTAGGGTAGTTAGAGTAAAGGCTGAAACTTTTATTTAGGGAGTGGGATGGAGGAAATTAGTATTTTTGCAGAAAAAAGGAAATAGAATATGGCAAGTTGTATAAATACGGGCAATGAGCAGTTTCGTGAGTTTCAGAGAGAGTTTGACGTAGACGCGTTGAGCTTAGAGACTGGAATCATGCGTTGGCAGGAAGAGAGTGGGAAGGAGTGGACGGAAGAGAGTGATAAAGAGTTAGGAGAGTGGTTGAGGGGGTATTTCATGGTTGGGAGAGAAGTAGGCGTGAGCAAGGATTTGTTCGCGATGATGGGTAGTGTATATGAGAGAGTAGATAGGAAGGAGTATGTGGATGGAGTAGAAATGACGAGGGAGGTAGAATTATTGAAAGAAATGTTTGGGGAGGAGAATGTGAGGGTTGTGAGGAATGCGAGAGGGTACATGAGTGTGCGGTTAGCGAAGCCTGTGGAGGGGAAGAGGGAAGAGGAAGCTGGAGAGGGAGTAGTCGCTGCTGTTGTGAAGCAGTTAGAGACGATGGGAGTAGGAGTTAAACGTATAGAAGTAGAAGAAGAAGGCAATAAAAGAGGGGGTAGAGACGTTATAGAGAGGGTAGATGGGGAAGTAGTAGGATATGTGAGCGAAGGAGACATCTATTTACGGGAAGAAGGATTAGATGCGGACACGCCATTGCACGAGTACACGCATCTGTGGGATGAGGCGGTAGCGCATGCGAACCCGGAGCTGTGGGCGAGGGGAGTTGCGTTGATGAAGCAGACACCGGTTTGGGGAGAGGTAGAGAGGTCTGCAGACTATGGGCAGAAGTGGAAAGACATGCCGGCAGAGCGTAGAGAGTTTCTTATTGCCTCGGAGGTGCATGCTCGGCTGACGGGAGCCAAGGGAGAGGCGTTACTGTCGAAGATGGAGAAGAAGAGAGGTGCGGCTGGAATCATCGGGCGTTTGAGGGAGTGGCTTACAGAATTTTTCAGATATTTGGCAGACACTATGGGTGTTTGGAGCAGAGACGAGATAGACAGCATGACGCTGGAGGACTTTGAGATGTTGGTCCTCCGGGACTTCGGGAGGGGGTTCAATCCGAAGCGGGTGTACTATGGTAAGGGGCAGGTCATGGAGAAACGGCAGCCGATTAGGAAAGACCTGCTGAGATACCCGAGCAAGCTGCAGATGGCGATCATGGATGTAGAGGCCATGATGGAAAGAAACAATAACGACATATGCCGGCATCCCGACTTTGCGAACAACCATTTGTATGGCATAGCCACAGACAAGCTGGTGCCTGGCGGCTGGTATGACAAAGGACGTTATTGGAGACCAGCCGACACGAGTGTCACGAAGAGCAAGGCGGCGTTGTCATCTGGCCGCCTGTCAGAAATGACGGAAGCCGACAAAGCCAACATGGCACCGTATACACGTCCGGCAGTCGCAATAGGTAATATCTTGGACGGCTTTTGCCGTGACTTCTTCATGCTTGACAAGACGACCATGGACAAGATGTCGGAGTTACTTGGCATGGGGCAGCTTGACGAGCTGGAGCATCTGCTTGAAAGTACTGGGATGAGTGGTTTCTTGACGAAGAACATGACCAAGGAAGGCAGGGCGGACCTGCTGAACAGCCTGCTGAAAGTGACTGATGCGTTCGACCAGGCCTACGGCAAGAACAACTGGAAAGTGTTCACCAACGAGTTTCCCATGGCTGTGAGGTACAATCATGACAGGAAAAGTGAGACCATGGTAGGAACGCTTGACATGCTCCTTGCCTACTACGACTCTGACAGCAAGAGTGTTAAGTATAGGGTGATAGACTTCAAGACATTCAGGACAGACCCTTACCAGCGGCAGGGGGAAAGCGATATTGACAAGCTGGTCGGATATGGAGTGCAGACATCGGCATACAAGTCCATGTTAGAGACCAGCAGTCCCGGCATCTTCATTGACGAGGAAGGGAACAGCCGTATCACAGGCACCAATGTCCTTGGCTTCAATGTCGTCTGCCCTGCCTTTGAGAACGAGGAAGACCCGTACAAATACCCGCTGGATTTCGTCGCCAGTGATTTTGGGAGCAAGCAGGAGATCAAGCATAACTATGAAGAAGATGAGGACGGCGTATTGCTGTACAAGGGCGAGCCTATCATGTTGCAGCTGCAATGGGTGCCGTTCAGTGAGCAGAGAGGACCTGTCGTTTATGAGACAGGTTCCATGCACTGGGAGGATGAAGACTATGTAGCAAGCTTGGAGACGCAGGAGATACCGTTGGAAGACTACCGTCAGGCGTTTGTAAGGGAATACTCACAGCCCTATATAGACCAGCTGCTTTACGAAGTAAGGCACAATGATGTCGGCATATCGCAGTCCGAATGCTCCTATATTGGGAACAACATCGTTGCCATGGTTTCTGCCTTCATAGACAAGATGAGGAAGAAGTCAGTGTACAGGAATGCTATATTGCAGGGGACGAGCGGCGAGGACAACCTTAACCACTTCATGGAAGTGCACGGTGAAACCGCCGAGCAGGATTTGTCTAGATTGTCACGAGAGGAATTCCTAGACCTCATAGACATCAACAACGTCTTCAAGTACGTCAAAGAAATGTACTTCAATTCGGACAATGTAGAAGACGGAAACAAGATGAAGCTTAAATTCATCTATACGCATTTCGATGCCTTCATGGAGTATGGCAGTGCGAAGCTTATAGAACTGGAGAACAGACAGCTGAGAGTAGCAAAGCCGAAGATGGTCAAGCAAGAGGGCGATGATGAGCGTTCCATGCAGAATGACATTGTAGCGAGAGAAGAACAGGAGAGAGAATACTGGATGGTAGGACAAAGACAGCTGAGTGCGCGAGAGACGTTGTCGAAGCAGATACGCCGTTTGTTCGGACGCATGGTGGACCCGATGCAGAAAGACAGGTATGGTTATGACATGCCGGTATACGTAGATGCGGGGAAGGCAGTAGAGAAATGCCTGAACTGGCTGCGAGGGTGCTACACTATAGAGGCAATGGAGAGGGAGTTGAACCGTCATGCAAACCACAATCCGTGGCTGTATGAAGTCCTTGATGCGATAAAAGAAGAGCCAATACGAAGCGAGTTCTTCCAGAACTTCAGAAAAGACACTTTGACATACACCTATGTAGAAGCGACCTGGAACAAGAAGTTAAAAACATACGAGTTTAGAACACATATCCTTAACGAGAAGGGCAGTGTTGTGACCGCCATTGATGAAGCAAGCGAGATGCTACTAAGCGGCGGCTCTTCACTGACGTTGAAAGATGAGAAGGGCAGGATGGTCACATCCGATGACATGCCTCTATACGACAAAGAGAAGATCGATGAGGCCAAAAAAAAGATAAAAGAACTGCGTGAAAAATGGGTGGGACGTGATAAAAGCATGCAGGGCGAGCAGAGGGAATCGTTCATAAAAGGCCTGGCCGATCAGATGGCAGAATTGTATTATGATATTGGTTTAGGCATGCTTAATCCTGATGTAGTCGGAGACTATCTTGATGACCATTTTGAAAGCACAGAAACACGTGAACAGCGAGAAGGGTTCTTAGGAGAAGTTATGAGTATCCTATACATCATGCAAGACCATCCGTCACGGCTACTTGTTGAAAACAGCAACCTTGGCGCAGGGAAGACAGGTTATTACTATTATAGAAGACTGTTGGACGATAAATACAAGGGTTACATGGAGGCGCAGGTAGAGTCTTCAGCCTACAGTGACGGAAAGACATACTATACCTTTGCCACACCGTCATACAGTATGCGGCTGTTCGACGAATTGGGAAATCATGAGAACTTCATGAGTGACGAGGAATACGATGCCTACATGGAGAAAAACTACGGCAAATACAAATGGTTTAAGAAGAACGGAGAATGGAGGAATGCATGGTTGAGGGAATTGAATGGGGAAAATGGCAAACGGATGCGGGCCAATCTGGATTATAAGGTTCAGCTATCGTTCAACGATGTTGAATACACGAAACTTTCCGAGCTTGGCTATGCGTTGTCACTCTATACAGAATTTGACTATTGGGAACACGAGCCACATGGAGACGTAGCACCCACTGAACGATTTGCATGGTACAGGATGCCTATTTTTTCCAACAAGCCGAGCAGTGAATTTGTCCGGTGGAAGCGTTACAAACTGGACGAATGCCGGAGCATGATACCGCATGAGTTGGTGAACACACTTATGCAGGAAATGGACCGGATGAAAGATGTCTTGAACAAAGCATGTGTTGAAGGCAGCCTACCTATCAAGAATTTCGACATGAGTGCTAAGGATGTGGCGAAGTTTGCCGACGAGCTGGGTAGGTACAAGACCGGCAATATGACGTTGAAAGACTTGAAGAGAATTATTTTCGAGTCGTCCGATGCCAACGGTGTCAGTCTTAAATTTCTGTCATTCCTGAACACAGAAGACGAAATACTCTCATATATCGTGGACTATCTCAATGGACGTGATATAGACTATACAAGTTTTGACGAAGCGGCACAAAAACATATTACGGAGTTCTTTGATGCTAAGTGTGACGAGGAATTTGAATACTGGAAGAAAATGGGCCTCTTTGATACCCATATGAGGTATGACAAAGACAAAAGAAAAGATGTAGAAGTCTACGACTGGTTGGACAAATTCTATATGAAGGGGAATTTGGATGAAAAACATAGGGCTTGGTTGGAAGAAGATATGAAAAAGAAAATCAGCGAGTTCATTTGGAACGACTTCTTTGCGGCTGTCAATATCATCCAGCTCACCGTAACAGACATAGCATACTATAAGAACGCGGAAGACTTCCAGAAGCGTTATGCACAGCTCCATTCGCCAGCCATGCGTTTGAATGAGACTGCCACCTACGAGGATTCGACAGGAAAGCACAGGTTCTCCGACGGCATTGAGAGAAGCATGAAGCTGAAAGACTTCTTGGTGCCTATTGAGAAAACCCAAAAAGCCGTCGAGGATGCTTTTGACTATCTCATCGAGAAAGCCAAGAGAGAAATGAAAGACGGAGTAGAGCGCGAGGCTGTCATTGCCCATTACGAAAATCTGAAAAAGACTGTCGTCCCCATGTTTGATAAAAACGATGTGGCAAACGCTCAGGGATATTGTTGTCCTACATCGTATAGAAAACGTGCTGCCATGCAGGGCCAGTGGGATATGAGCGGTAAGCAAGAAGAAGCGTACCAGCGTATCATAAGTGGCAATTTCAATGTGACTGACCTTGACTTTTTGTGCCAGCCGTTGAAAGGTTTTGTGTACGCACAGATGGACAAGCTCAACTATGCACCGGAAGTCAGTGACGGTGGAGCAGCGGTATTTCCATACAGAAAAGTCCCTATTCAGGAGAAGAATAGTGAATACATGATATTCCTTGCTGATGCTATCCTGCGTGGTGTAAACAAAACTGCAGATGACAAACGAATACAATTTGGTGACGAGCTGATAGCGATGTTCGACTTCATGGAGGGCACCGCATATGACGGACGTGCGATTTACCGTGACGGGCATATTTGGATGAACAACAACATGGTCTCAGACGGTGTTAAGATAAAAGGTGATGACGGATTTGAATATGTTGTTGATGAAAAAGGATTCCATAGAGTAGGAAAGAAAGCCCCCAAGACTGTGAAAGACGGTTTTGTCATTAGCAAGGGAATTTATAATGGCAAGGGAATAGATACCATCCAGTTTGAGAGTGCTATCAAAAGCGGCCTTAGCGGGGAAATAGACATCAATCCGGTAGATGGTAAGCATAGAACATATAGCGAGCTAATGGGGATCCTATCCGATGCTGCCTACGCAGACGAAAGCCACATGGACGATGTGATGGGTGACAGATACAACAGCGATTATGTTGATGAAGTCAGCTACAGCGAATACGGCATCCAGCAGCCGGTGCCTGACCATTTCCAGGACCATGAGCAGCAGATGGGAAGCCAAATGCGTATCTTGTCTATCACAGACCTGCATAACGAGGCGATGTTTGACATTCCCATGTTTGGCAATACAATCAGCGGACGTGCATTGCAGAACGAATACCAAGAGCTGATAGCCAAGAATATCATGGAAGACTATCATCAGTTAGTACATGATTTGGGACTGGAGTCGGCAGACAAGATCCAGCGTAACCAAGTCATTTCGGAATTGCTGAAAGAATCCATACGCCGTGACAGCAAATATAACATAGACCTTACATATTCCGTTTCGCTGAACAGCAACGGTGATTTCAATATACCGCTTACAGACCCGACACAGGCCCAGAAGATAGAGGCATTGCTTAACAGCATTATCAAGAGCCGTATCAACAAACAGCAAGTTACTGGCGGGCCTGTGGTTCAGACCTCTGCCTATGGATTGAGCAGACGGCTGGAGATAGAGTACCAGGCTGACGGCATTACGCCCAAGTGTTTCCAATGTATGATACCCATACCGTCGGAAGAGCTTGCAGACATCTTGGAAAAACGAGACGATGAAGGGGAAAGGACAGGAGAATTCTACACGTTGGAGGAAGCATTGAACCTACATCTTATCAGTGCAAAAGACAAAGCTTGGATTGAAAAAGCCGTAGGTTATCGTATTCCTACGGAGGATAAGTATTCCATGGTGCCGATGAAGATTGTCGGTTTCACGCCTAGGGCAGCGGGAGAAGTGGTGATGATGCCTTATGAGATTACCACGCTGAGCGGTTCCGACTTCGATATTGACAAGATGTACATCATGGTGCCTTCGATGCAGCCCAATGATGATTACGATCCGGAAAAAACGAAACCCGAAGACTACATTGAGTCAGAAGAAGAAGAAGAACGCTATCGAGGAAAGGCTGATTATGCAAGCAGGTTCCATTTCAGTAAGAACCTGACCACACGTGAAGGCAGAGACAATAAAGTGCTTATGATGCAGTATTCTGTACTCACCAATGCAGATACTGTGGAAAAGCTTTTCAACCCTGGCAACTTTGAGAATTTGCGAGAGGTAGCCAAAGAGGTAGTCGAATGTGAGGGCAGTTCTATGGAGAGTGGACGTAACATCTGCTTCGCCAGCACACAGGTCTATTTCCACAAGCAGAATATGACTGGCGGCCAGCTGATTGGTGTTTTCGCCAACAATAATACAAGCCATGGCTTTATATCCATGTACCCGACCACAGTCCGCATGACATCAAAGGCATACGAATTAAGCGGGATGAGGGATGTGCCTTTCATATTCAAGATAGAGGAAGGCGGGAAAGAAATAACTGTAGGCCCTGACATGAATAACACGATAGACAAACTGAGAGCGTTAGACAAAAACCTTATCAGTAAGAACATCGCTTGTTATCTTGCGGCTTCTGTCGATACCGCCAAAGACCCAGTGCTGAGTTTTATGAACATCAATACAACGACAGTAGATGCAGCCATGGTGCTTATACGTCTTGGTTTCAGCCCAAGGACGGTAGGTTTGTTGATGTCGCAGCCAATCATTAAAGAAGTCACCGAGATTTACGAGCGTAGAAGCAATACAGGCCATTATGTGGATATTCAAGATGTAATATCCGATGTTTATAAGGCACGTTTTGACAAAGACTGGAGGAAAGAGAAAGCGAACCTTTCACGTCATTTGAATGACGCATTTTGTTTCAAGCCTGACATTCTTAAGCAGAATATAAAAGTCGAACATGGACTGGCTCAAATGGACGGTGATTCGAAACGTGAACTTGACGAGAACCTGCTGATGCTGTTCAGTGGGTTGAAAGAGATTGGAACAGACTTAGGCGACCTCACATTTGCGACGAAATTCAACAGTGTCACCAATGCACCGGGTCCCAGAGTATCAGATAATGTTGCCATGTACAACAGAGTTGAGCGGTTGTACAGTCCCAATGCCGAAGGAGAGACACGATTTAGAACATACGATGACAATGGAAGGGTTGTTCGTATAACAGAAGTGTCGCCCATCCTCAAAGCGTTTTACGACACAACAATCAATATGGGAGAAAATACGAAGAGTGTTTCAGAATTGCTTTTTGGCAAGTATTTCATCCAATACACTGACCAGTTCCAATATATCCTGTCTTATTTCACAAATCATGGCATACGTCTGAGCAATGATGAAATAGACGAGTTGGCCAAAGACTTTATGCTATATGCAGTAACAGACATACCCAGATGGCTGCCAGGTGAAGATGTAAAGGAGAGGCATAATAACAAAAAACGTCTCTTCAAGAATCTGCCGACGACACTAATGAGTATGAAACGGAAAAGCAAATACAAAGACAATCCGCTTCTCCAGGCATTGAGAGTGAACAGAAAAAACAGAAGGATGCCGATACGTGTCATCGAAACTGTCACATCTCAATTCGGACGTGATGGAGAACAGGCTATATCAAATGCCTGGACAGAAATGATGAATGGAGATATAAAGGAAAAGGAATTTGCCCAGAATCTCTTTATCTATGCTGTTTCACGAGGTGGTTTTGGCTATCTACCTCGTAATTTTGCCCATTTGGCACCCCCGGAGCTGAGACAACAGATATTGGGAGGAAGATATATCGAGAGCCTGCAAAGCCCAGAAGCATTATTGAAGAGACATTCCTCGGATCATTCATCAAGTAAAGTAATGACTTATAACGATTGTGACAACTTCATCATGCAGTTTATCCTCAATCATGCCTATAATGAGAAATTTATTGAGGAATACGATGAAGTGCCAACAGCTGAAGACACTGATGCGTTGGTTGTCGCAGTAACAAACAAAGAAAAGTATTTGGACCGCCAGCTGATGGTTAAAATACCGTCACGTAGAATGAGTTCCAAATCCCAAGTGCTATACACCAAAGCCAACGAACTTGGGGTAAGGTACAACTTGAAAGAGTACGACAGGCGGACAGCAGCAGCCGACATGCTCAGTATGATTGATGAAGAAACGAGAGAAAAGCAAAACCGGTATCGTAAGAGAGCACCAAAAGAAACGATAGAACAGCGTAATATCCGTAAGACAAGTCTATCTGAAAAACTGGGAGAAATCGCAGGACAGATAAACAAAGAGATAGAAGAAAATCCAGACAAATCATGTAACTAAAAACATAAGGAATGGGAGAATCTTGTAAGATAACACCGACATTGAGTAATGGCGAGGAAAGCCCCCTTTGGAAAAGTCTTATCGACTACACAAAGGGAGACAGATCGCTAGCGTCCGAGGCTTATAACATATCATTAACGCCTACCTTTCGTAAGATGGAGGGAGTAGAGCTTGACGAGAACGGCGAAGTAACAATGGCATCGTTAATAGAAAAGCTACGCTTGGATGAAGAGGTGAACGACAATAACAACACCAAAGAGAAATATGAGTTGGGTGCCATAACGCCAGATGGTAAGCTAAAATCATATTCAGATGCTGAAGAAATAGGTAAGCGTGTCAGGGCATTTAATGAAAAGAATCCCGACAAAGTAGCCACAATTGAACGTGGCGGTGACGGATTTGTCATCAAAGTAAACAATGTCGGGATAGAGAATGCAGGTGCCAAAGAAGAAATGGTGTTCCAGAATGCGTTAAACCAAAAACTGAGAAGCGTTTTGCGTTCATTGGGATTTGATGTCAATGTAATAGAGAGTGAGAGCTTTGACGGCAGGTTTAGCGGAGTGGATGCAAGGCCAAACGCAGAAGGGCTTCTAACAGTTATAAGCATAGCCAAAGGAGAAATGGGGGAAGAGGCCTTCCCAGAGGAATTTGCCCATCTTTGGTTGAGGGGTATGCATGCAAAACCGTTAGTACAAAGATTAATCGCAGTATTGGATGAAGCTGCGGTACAAAAGATACTCGGGGACCAGTATGACCTTTATGCGGCCAGGTATGACAATAACTTCCTTAAATTGCGAGAGGAAGCTGCCGGAAAACTACTAGCATCGTACATCCAAGGGAATCCAATTGAATTGCAGCAGAAAGAAGCACCGAAGACGTTGCTCCGCAGAATATGGGATTGGATTAAACGCAGTGTGCTAAGGATAAACGACCAGACTGTCAAAAACCTGTTGAGTGATGTGCCTACAATCGTAAACAGGATAACGGATGATATATTCGACGAAAGGCAACTGGCGGATTTTGACAAGAACCATGTTTTGGAAAGCGAGGCATTTTACAAACTAAATCGAGACATCAAGACCCTTTCAGACCTTGCGGAAGAGGCTGTGACGACAGAGATAAAGAGGCTCACGCTTGTGCAGCGTAGAAACAGAAGCAAGAAAATAAACAAGAAAGAACGCTTACGGCTTAATGCAATAACAGAACGTATAGAAAACAAGCGATATTACAGCAGTATTACGCAGTTCCTTAAGGGCGGTATGGATGAGCTGAAATCCATCAAGGCTCAACTGAAACTGTATAGCAAGATCATTGAAGAAGGCAACCTATCTGTTGGTAGCGACCAACTGCGGTTGAGGAGGATGAAAGACACAGCCTCGACATTGCGTAATCTGTATGACTTCATCAATGTGTATGGGGATTTTGTCAGCCAGCTAGTAAACCTTGACAAGACCTTGGGTGAAGAAGTAACTAAATCACTTACGAATGAACAGATAACCGCATTAAAAGATGCGGCAAAGGATTTCAACCAACTTATCACTGAAACAAACGGCATCTATGAATCGTTACGGTTCAATTTGGTTTACAGCTTTCTTAAAGAATACTGGGGTGATGACAAAGTGGCAACGATGGGTAGAAATAAAGGAGATGCCTTTATCCTTGAAGACCTGCTGCAAAGAGCTGACAGCGATGTGTCGATGTTTGACAGGCTGGTGTGTGCCATGGAAGATGCAGGTGACCCATTGCTTTCCTTATATGACAGGATAGTCAAAACAGCAAGGATGCGTACTGACAAGCGTCTGCAAGAAATGTTATACCGTATAGGAAAGATACAGGAACAGGCTGAGAAGAACAAGCTCGAAACAAAATTCATGTATGTGTTGGACCAGGACGGTAACCCAACAGGCGACATCATAGACGAAATTGACTATAACAGATACTATGAAGAAAGACGGCAATTCAAACGTTATCTGAAAGGGGACGTAAGCGAAGAAAATCCAGCTGTTTGGAGAAGAGTAGATGGCAAAGAAGAAAGAAAGACAACAAAGGCTTTGGACGCTAAAGGCAAACCTTTAAGCAACAGTATGATTTATCGGCGATTGTTAGCCTGGGAGAAGGAAAGGACGAAAGAAGTGTCATATGAAGTGATGGGGCCTGATGGAAGAAAGGTTACCCATACGGAGAAAGTACCCAAAAAGAGTCTCTATCCGTCAGATGCACTTGACAAACTGACAACCGAACAAAGAGAGTATTATGATGCCATGATGGAAATAAAGAAAGAGCTTACGGGATTGACACCCAAAGGTTCTATGCGAGTCCATCAGGCGGTAATGATGAGAAAGAGTGGACTACAGTCAATAAGGCCCAAAGCATTATGGCAACGCATCCAAGATCTGTTTGCGAAACGAGAAACTGAACTTGATTTTGGTGACAATGAAAGCGTGGATACAGAGTCCGGAATCAAAAAGGATATGGACAAGCAAGAAAAAAAGAGATATGTCACAGTCGATGCCCAAGGGAATATCTATGATAGGGTGCCTTTATACTATGTGAAACGTCTAGACAACATGCAAGACCTTAACACAGACTTTTCCGCATCTATGCTGGCCTTTGCCGCTTCGGTAATCAACTACGATGAAATGTCGAATATTGTAGATTTGTTAGAACTAACGAAGCAGCAGCTTATGGAACGTGAGGTAGCCCAGCGGTCAGGTAGTTACCAATTATTTCGTAGATACAAAGCATTCAAGGAAGAAAGAGAGGAAGAGCATACCATGAAAGCATCCCAGCTGCGTATGGGTGAATTGCTCAACCAATATACATTGAGTGCCGTTTATGGCAAAAGAAAGAATGCCGGATCGAGTATCAAAATAGGTTCGAAAGACATTATGTTGACCAAGGTTGGGGATGCAGTGAAGAATTACGTAAGTGTACTTGGAATGGGCTTCAACGTGTTTAGCGGTATCAACAATATCGTTATGGGAGCGCAGCAGATGTTTATTAGCTCTACCGGTGGGCGACTTTTCAACATTAATGATTTGCGGATTGCAAATGGTAGGTACTTTGCAGGATTGTGCGGTCATTTTAGACAAATTGGTGCCAATGTGAAAGACAACAAGCTTGATATGCTTGTGAGAGAGTATGACTGCCTGGATGACTTCTATGATGGCATCACACGAACAAAGACCTATAACAATGCCATGTATCGAATTATTGGCGATGGTTTTGAAAGTGCCTCGTTCTTCATGCAGGAAATTGGAGAACATTACTTGCATGTCATACCGATGTTTGCTATGTTACATGGTATTGCTGCGAAAGACGCAGATGGTAAAATCACGAACTTACTTGACAGTTATGAAGTTATACAAGATGACGAAAAGGGGATTCCTGTTTTGCGAGTGAAACCTGGCACCATGGTGATGAAAACTGACGAGACAGGGAATCCTGTTGATGCAGATGGGAAGAGGCTAACAAAGGAAGAAGTCCGCAAAGGTGACAAAGTGATATGGGAAGAGTTCGACAGAAAGAAATTTGAGAAAAAGAAGCAGCAGCTGAAATATGCCAACCATAGAATGCACGGAGCATACGGAGCTTTGGACAAGGGAATGATAAACCGTTCAGTATGGGGCCGCTTTATCATGCAGTTCAGACAATGGATGCCAGCAAGTATTGGCAGACGATATGGTAAATCCCATTGGTCGGCAAGTGCGGACGATTGGGTAGAAGGGTACTATAGGACAGTATTCCGTTGGATAGGGGACATCAGAAAACAAAATTTCAAGGTAAAAACCGTCTGGAATGAACTGAGCGAACAGGAGAAAGCCAATATCAAGATGGCCGGTGTAGAGACATTTTTTAAAGTTGTTTTGATGATATTGCTAGGGAGAGGCTTATTCGGTTTAGGTGATGACGATGACGATAAAAAATGGATTGACAGCCTTGATAGTTGGTGGGGCAGGCAATTAAAGTATCAATTGAACCGTCTGTATATGGAAACAGCTGCAATGACTCCTGGACTTGACATTATCGGAGAAGGACTTAAAATACTCAGGTCACCGGCAGCTGCTGTGAATGTAACCTCAAATGTGATTACAGTAATTAATCCTGCAAGTTGGTTTGATTATTACGAGAGTGGAAGATATGAGGGTCATTCCAAAGGATACAAGGCTTTGATAAGTTTGATACCCTGGTATTCACAAATTAAGAAAGCTTATGAATTAACCACAGAGGACTATGCATTCACGATATTTGAGGGAGGGTATAAATAGTCAAAAAGAATAGAAGTGATAGAAAAAATAGAGAGTATAGATATTATAATCAAAAAAAGGGTAGTCAAAAATGGCTACCCTTTTTAATTTGGTGATATTGATTAGTGGCAGTTGATGAGGTTTTCAGCAAGAGCCTTGGCATCGCTTTTTGTCGCGTTTGACATCTGTTCTACCCATTTACGGCCTTGTTCCATAGACATCGACAAAACACGTCTTAGGCATTCATGTTTGAAAGGGAGCCAGTCTGTTCCGTTTATCTTGTAAGGTCCGAAAGAGAATCCGGCTTTCTCGTACCACTTGTTCATATCCTCTTCTACAATGCGTGCCTCGCCGACCTCATCGCTTTCGCCGTCCTTAAGAGCGTTGCGGAATAGTATACTCCAACGCCAATAACCATCATCGTCTTTCTTAATGGTGCCATGCTCGTCGGGGCCTTCTGCTTGTTCCTGGTATCTGCGAATGATAGAACGGTTAACCATTTCCCAAAGATGCTTTACAGCTTGTGCGAGTGGTAGAGGACCTTTCAAGAAGTCGGGGTGTTCCATGAGGAAATCCATACGTTCAAGTGTATTCAGAGACCAGTAGGTGTTCCAAAGTCTTACCAATTCGGGATCGTCATGGTAAAGGCCATCATTCGCTGGATTTTCCCAATTCTCTTCCGAGGCACCTTTGAACTTAGGCTTCATGGTGATAGCATCCGCACTTGGCTCAACATGATTGGAAGATTTTTGCTGGCTACTTTTCTGATTAGGTTCTGTGCCGATATCTTCTTTTGTCTTGGCAGAACGAGTCCTTGGAGCTTTGTTTTCAGGATTGGGTTTAGGAATTGGAGCTTCTTTGGGAGCAGGAGCTTTTTCCTCGGCAGAAACCTGCTGTCCTTGTTGTTCAAGCCAATTTGGGATAGAAACACCTGCGGCACGGTTGAATGCGTCGTTAGGATACATCTTAGGCTTGCGTGTTTTTAATCCATCATTGTTATCAAATGACTCAAATCCCACGACATTGCCGTCCCTGTCACATACGATAACAGTTAAACACTGTGTATCCAACTTACCATTTCCTCCGACGAAAGAGCCGACATAGACAATAGAATCAGGGAAGTTGCGTAGAACAATCCTGTGGCACTTTTTGAAAGTGTAGTTCACTTCTTTTCCTAATGAATTTGTGATTGTCGCATTCAGCGTAACGCCGTCTGCAGTGTTGTCCTCTGCAAATTCAAAGTCTTGGAACTGGTCTTGGGCATTGCTGAGCTTTTCTGCTCTAAGTTGGGCGGGGGACTTGGTGCCGGTGATTGTACCTTCAACAGCCTCTTTCATAGACTTTTCTTTTTTTCGTTCAGAATATTGTTTTTCAGTACCCATCCAAGCAACCTCAACAGAATCCTCGGTAGGATAATTCAATTCTGCTAAGTAAGTACGGCCACTAAATTGGAAAGATACTACTTTATTTTGTATATTGAAGCTGTCGATTATTGCAGAAATCAGAGAAGAAATTTTTTGATTTTGTTTTTTCGCCTCATTGTCAGTGACGATAAAGTTATCCCCGACCTTTGTTCTGTAATAGATACGGGTTATACCATCAATAGTAACCTTGATATTTTCTGAAGGCTGTCGTTGTTCGGTGGAGCGGGTGGGTTTGGTCCTTACCACAGGTTTCTTAGAGGCATTAGTTTCGGTGCCTTCATATATAGTGAAGCCTCCATTTACGTTTCCGGCCACAGTATGGGTAGTAGAAAGAATTCCACTTTGTAGGATGAAATCTTCATAGGGCATATTCTGATAGCGGTTTTCATTGAAATAGAGGTCATGTAACGAAATGCGGGTTTCGATATTCTCGTATATATAGCGGATTAATGCTTCTGGAGATTCCAAGTTCTCGCTTGCAGGGTCGCCAGTGTTCATAATCGATACATGCTCATCATCAAAAATGATAGGCGTTGAAGGTCTATCGTTCTCGTCCCTATCAAGGAAATAGAGTAAGCTGTAGATTTGGTGACGAGCACTTAGACGTTCTTTTATATCAGCACTTTCAAAAAGTATTTTTGCTTGTTCACGTAGTTCTTTGACGAAAGGAGTATCCCAGTTAGCATCTAGGTCGTAAGCAGTTCTGTCGAACATTTTAAGAGTAACCTGTGAAGGGAACCAACGTCCGTCAGCCACTTTGAAATAAAGCCAAATAGAGCCGTTGTACCGGTCATCAAGCTCATCTTCTACATAAAGCCTGTATATGTCGCTTTCATTTACATCGGCTGGTAGGTTAACGATAGGATGGTTTTTCGGGCCGTAGTAGAACTGCAGAACGAGAGGCCTTCCGTCAAGCCACTCTCTAGTGACATCGTGAGGTTCTTCGCTTTCAATATATTTGCCAGTGTAAAGTTGTTTTACCTTGGTCGTGTACATGTCAGTGGACACAAAATCGTCACCATTCAAAAAGTCGGAATCATTGTCCATTGTTGAAAGGAATTGCTTTATGACGCGGTTTTCGGCTTCACCAGCTCCTTCTTCGTCAGAATAACCTAAGCAGCCTACCATCTGGAATGTACGTCCATCCATAACGATGTCACCTTCTTCTGACTCGATTGCCAGGAAAAGATAAGGCATTTGGTTGGTATCTTGTTTCCAACGTAAGAAATAGATTGGAGTATTGGGATTTGCACGAATGATGTCAGCAAATCTGCCACTATTGACAAAAGACAAAGCTCCATGTGATTCAAGTATATCGACAATGGAACTGTTGGGACCAATAGAACCTTTCTGAGTATTCTCTTCGTCACTATGCCCATAGAACACATACTTAGTCCTTTTCTGACTGGTTAGCAGACGTTCTTCGGAGTCGCCGTTGAGAGGAAGAATTTTGCCGGGGTTTTCAGAACTTTCGTCCACTGCTTCGGCTTCATCAATAGTTTCGTCTGGATTTCCTTTCAGCGTTGTCCGGTCGTCGAGTAGGTTTTGGAAGAAAATTTTAATTCTTTCATTGAGGTTTACCGTATGGATAATATCGTCCAGCTGTTTGTTAGAAAGGCTGTCAATCTCGTCCATACCAATTTCATCATTGATTGCTGAGTCAATTTCATCGTCCGACATTTCGTCCGTGATTTCGACATTAGATAGTTTATCTACAATATCAGCAAGAATGTCAGAATCCGTGTTCGGCTCTAAATTTTCATCATTAAAATCTTCTTTTTTATTTTTTTTGTCTTCCTTAGACTGAGTATTTGTGTCTTGTTTTTTACGTTCTTCTTGTTTTTTTCTTTCTAATTCAAGAAGCTCATCCATTTCAAGATCAACCTGGTTATCCTCATCATCATTCTCTTCCGGTATATCATCCTTTGCAACATCGCCCTTTCTTTGTTTAGCCTCTATATCAGCATCATCTTTTTTCTTCTTTTCTTTCGTTCCTTTTTTTGCTGGAGGTGTTTCACTTTTTCGTCTTGAAGCATTCTCTTTGACAGAAATCATGTTTGGGAGGTCGCGAAGAAGTCTCAAAAAGACATCTTTCATATCTTCCGTACATGTTTTATCATTTTTCAGATAATTCTGAATGGCTTCGGGTAGTTTGTCAATAGAATCAACGGTTTCAAGTAAAGCACGTACCACTGTCGCTACATTTGTGAAAGTAAGATTGACTTGATTTTTGTCTGCATTCTCATCTTTCAAATACTCCTGCCGCAGTTCTTCGAGTTTGTAATAGATGTCTTGACCAAGGATCATCTTGCCATATCCGTTCCTTTTTGCCCAATTCTTATAAAGTTCAGACTTTCCAATTTCAGTGGAAAGAATGTAAGTCTGGAGTTGTGTCCACTGGGAAGCGTTCAAATCCTTTCGGATGTCGTTCATCGCGTTGTCGAAGCCCTCTTGCGTGGTTTCGTTTTGGAGTTTGTCCACACGTTTCTCGTAGATGCGTGATATGGCAATTGCTTGGTTGGTACGGATGCGTGAAGCCAGCTTGTTCGGATTGGAGGCTATATCCGCATTGTCCTTTATGGTCTGTTCGTAGGCTTTTTGGACACGTCCGAGGTCGCGTGCTTTGGAAGCGAAATCGGGGTCTATACGGTTGCCTTGCTCAAAGAAGATGTTGATAAATTCAAGTTGCTGTTTGTCGTAATGGGGCTTGTTCTTATCCTCTGCATTTGCAGCGTCATTGAGAACGTCCTGTATGAAACGGCTGCGCTGTTCGGGCGAAAGGGAAGCTATGACACCGGGTGTGGCGATACCCCAGAAGGGAGTGGGTGCGTTAATATAGTTGTCAACAGCATCCAGCTTGTCCTCTACAGCCTTTTTTTCGTCTTCCAGTTTTTGGTTGTCCTTGTTCTCTTCTTTCGCTAACTCATTTTCGAGTTCCAAAAGCCGGGCCTCATACTGCGCTCTTAAATTTTTGGCGTTGTCAATAGAACGATACTTCATAATGTCCTCGACAAAAGCCTGTCGGTCAGAAAGGTTGTCTTTCCATATTTGATTTGTGACAGCACTTACTTCGTTAGTGAGCTTGTCAAGGCGTTCCGCAAGGTTGTCCTGTAAGATGCTGCCAAATATCATAGCTTTGCGAGCATCCACGGAAAGGTTATAGCCGTAGAGTCTGTTAAGGCGCTTGTCCTCTTTGGCAACCCGGTCGCGAATATCTAGTAGCTTTTGTGCGTTAGCCTTAATCTGACCGAACAAAGCCTTAGTGTCTAGATTGCCATCGTCATCGGTGTACATGTCGTTATCAGCTAAAGCCTCAGCAGCTATCTGTGCAAGCTGTGCTGCGTCATCCGAAGTCTCGGACATGTTAGCTATGCGCTGCATGGCATCATAGTACATCTTAGCGGCGTTACTGTTGGGACGTCTGCGGAAAAGCAAGGAAAGCTCCACTGCCTCTTCCAGCTTTGCGTTACGGTAAACGAAATCGTCACGGTTAAGCATGGCATCCTGTTTGCGATCCTGCAGGGTTATGAGCTTGACGACAGAACGGAGGTCTTCCAGTTTTTCTGGATTGTCGCCGACCATCGACTTTAGGCGTTCTTTGATCTCTTTCTCGTATTCAGCCATCTGCTTATTGTATGCCATGGCCTCACGAGCATTTGCTACAGGCGTAAAGCTGAGAGGTATTGCTCGGCGTATCGCCTGCCAGCGAGTCTCTTCCGAACCGTCCTCTCGTAGTCCTCTATGCAGCCATACATTTCTGTCGCTGCCATCCTTTGCCTTTGCAGTTACGTTGAAATTTGGCACTAACATTCCACCAATAGTTCCGAGAAGCAGGCTCTCGGCTGCCTGACGTGAGAACAGTGCCTTGCCGGCAGAACGGAAGTAGGCACCGACAGTAGGGATGTTGGGTTCGTCAGCGTCTGAGAGTCCGTCGGAGAATATTTCGATTGCGTCAGCATTGGAATAGTCTTTCAAGAACTGGTCTACATAGTGAAGGGAAGAACCCTGTGCTGCGTCGGTGGATGCCTCTTGTAGATATTCTTCCAGGCCCTCACCGATAGCACCTTTCACTATAGCCCATGTTGGGTTTATATAGTCCTCACCCATTACTATGGGCTCTTTGCCTTTTTTTGTTCTTCGTGAGTTGGCTCTTTCAAGTCTTCTCTGTCTAGCAGGCTCGGTACGCTGGCGGAGTGCTCTGTTCACACGGGAGCCGTGGATAGCGTCACGGACGGCAGGGCTAAACAGAAACTGCTGTGTAGCCATGTTGATAGGACCATTAATGGCTGCGTTCACCCAGAAGTCCTTTCGTGCGGCTTCGCGACTTTTGTCAATAATCATGTCGTTATAACCGCGCAAGTTCTCGTAGTTTTGCTGATACAGACGGTCATAAAGTTGCTGAGGATCCTCAGAAGAAGCTCCCATGTCAGCCATCTGATGAAGCGTGAGGTTGTTCAAAATATCCTCAAAAGTGGAATTCTGCTGTGGGTTAAGACCCAGCTTGGTGGCAAGGGCCTGGTATTCGCCATGCTGTGCATCGTCATAAGTGCCGATAGCGTTCTGAACACCTTCTACGGATGATACTACGCCGGCGTTGAGCAGGTTCAGCGCATGATCAGTAGAAGCCATGACATTGTTGAACTTAGTCAATGCTTTTTGAGTTGCCAACGTGTTCTTACTGGCGGTCTTGATGATGTTCGTGACAGTCTTATTCAAAGCTTTTGTGGTAGCTTTTGTAGTTGCGGACAATGCCACGGAGCCTGTCATAAAGCCAGCCATGTAGCCTAGCTGTTTGACGGTTTCGGGAATCAGCAGCCAAGGGTCGTTAAAAACGTCCTGTCCAGGGCCACGCATAGCACCAGCGAACCGTCCGCCGATAGTCCTCATATCGTCAGTGATGTTGTTCGGGTTCCACGTCTGATATTCCATAAGGTCTTTTGCCCAGCGGGTCACTGCATTGTCGATGCCTATATTTAATCTGTTCTGAAACCAATTGTCGCTAGGGTTGTAAGCTGCATTGTTAGAGGCATTGAAGTCAAATACACTGCCTAACATACCTGCTAACGAAGCGACAGTAGATACTCCGTTGGTGATAAGACCGTAGCCTGCATTGACTACACGTTGTCCTAGTGGGGTATTATCGGCAATACGCTGCTGGACTGTGTTGTATAGGAAAGAGTAGGCGTCGTTTTCACCATACATCCGTAAGATGTCTTTCCATTTGCTGCCAATCATTGATAGTTCCGCGTCTGAGAAGTCGAGGTATCTATGACCAAGATGGTTCTTGGAGTTTTCAAACTCACGGTAGTTGGGTAGCAGGTCGTGCATGATAGCCTTAGTGGAGTTAGGGCTTACGTCCACGTTGTCGTATTTCTGACCCGATTGTATTTGACGCTGGCGGATGATGTTGTCACGCTGGCGTTGCGGCATTGTTTCCGTTGCCACCAACTTGTACCTGTCGTTTACAACGTCGTTTAGGTACTGTTGGGCCAAGTCGAATTTGCCGTTGGAACGAAGAAGATTGTAGTTATAGCGGATATTCTTTAATTCTCCTTTCGACCAGTCATCCATGCCGAACATTGCAAGCCTGTCTTGCTGTGTAGCTCTTACAGTGCCTTGACGGAACAAGAAAGTTTGTTTCCAGTTGTTGATAGGTTGAGGATCGAAATAAGGCACATCTTTCAACTGGTCACGTTGCAGACCCATCAGAGTCGGTGAATCGATGGCATAAAGAGGATTCAGTTCTGCTTCAATAGGCTTTTGGTTGAACATATTATCCCAAAAGGTTCTAGGATTTTGTTCCTGGATATTCGCCAACTTTTGGGCTTGTTCAGCATCTTGCTGTTCTTGTTCTTGGAGTTTTGCCTCTACGGGATGCGTACGCAAATAATAGTCTCGTCTATCTTGCAAAGTTTTTTGACGTATTTCGTACTGTCTTTGACGTATGGCAGCAGAGCTTTCTAGATAATGAGGTATAGGCATAATGAAATTTATTTAGCAGTCATAACGACATAATTGTCGCTCTTGGTTTTCATAATAATGTAGTCCGGATTGTCGAGATTTGGATCAGCCTTAATAGCTTCCTGTACTTTCATAGGTATAGCGGCTGAGAAACCTGTCTTGATATTGGCGTTGATGTTGTTGCGTATTGGGTTGCCTTTATAGAAGCCATATCCGACAATAGTGCCCGTTTCCGCATCGTTTATATTGTTCACCTTTTTGCCTTTCCCATTTACACCCATTACAACTTCTCCTTTTGCGTTAAACGCTGCTACTGGTTTTAATGATATTTTAGCACCGTTAACATCATAGAATGAGAATCCTGAAGCGGGCAGATTGTCAAGTTTTTTATTGGGATTGATTTTCATTGGGTCTGAATCAACCACATTGGCAAAGCCTTTCATAGTCGGATGTTCGTTAATGTCGGGATAGCCATAGACATTTTCAAAAGAGTATACGGAAGGATCTTCATTTTTAGACTTCTTAGACTTGCCACTATTTGCTACTTGTTCCAAAGTCGTATAATCTACAATATTTGCACCTTTGGGTACAGTTAAACTTGGAACACCTAGACCGTTAACATAAGTACCGTCAGGCAGCTGTGCCCAAGTGTTGTTTAACGTGACCTTGTTGTTGTGGTCGATAAGGGCATCTTGGTATGCTAGGTTAGAAGTAGCCAACCTCATTTTTTTCAGCTGCTGGTCGAGCATCGGATTCTCCATTGCTTTCATCTGTTCGAGACCTGCGAAAGCACCGCGTTGGATAGCCATATCATACTGGCGCTTACTGTTGTCGTCAAGGTTGTTGTACTCGTCGCCGTACATTCCTTGGATATTTTGGACGAAAGGAGAGTATGGAGAGTCGTGCTGCATCAGTCCGAGAATATCGTTTGCCGACATACCCTGCGACATCATAATCATTGCGTCGTTCATGAAGCTTCCGCGTACCTGCGGAGGCATACTAGCAGATATGCTCTTGAACAAGTTTGCGCTCTGTTTCTCCACGTCGGCAGGATTGATGAAGCTGTACTGGCGGGTAGGCTGTTTGAGGAAATCCCAAAGCGAATATTCGGGACCTATTGCGCCAGGCATCTTACTTCTTGTATCTTTGTACTTGGTAAAGGAGTCGATAGCGGCAGTCATCTTGGCACCTTTGTCCTGCCATATATTGCGAAGTTGTTTATAGTTTTGGACCAGCTGAGAATAAGGCAGAGTGCCATTGGAGTAAGCCCGGGCGGTCTGGTCCATGAGGGCGTTGTAATCGGCCATGTAATTGCTGATTTCGTTGTCAGGATCTGTGCCGAGCATGGCTTGAAGCATAGCCGCTTTGTCTTTCTCGGCATCATATTTTTCTTCCAACTGGCTGTAAGCCTGCCGATAGATTTCGAGCGGGGCAGCGAGTTCCTGGAAAGTAGGAGCCTTGTAAGTAGGCGTGGGTGCGAAAAAAGTTGCCATAATATTGAATTATTAATTAGTTGCAAAGATAGAGGAAAAAATGTGTAGGGAAAGTAGTAAAAAGGTTGAAACTTTAAGATAGATAGAAAAGATAGATTAGATAGACATGAATAAAGGATGAACCTTTAAATGGAACTCAGAGAGGGAAGTACATTGTAATTTTGCAGGTGAAAAATTATAACGAACAAAAAAATAATATAATAACAAAAGGAGATAAAAATGGCAGATGATTCTGATAATTACGGAGCAGGAATCGTTCTGGTGGATGATCCCGACTTCGTCCCTTTGGATGAATTGCTAGGGAAGACAGAAGAGGAGAAAGAGGTAGTAGAAAAGGAAGAGGGCAAGGAACCAGAGGGAAAGGAAGAAACAAAGAAAAATAACTCAGAAGCCGAGGGCGAAGAAAAAAACACGTCCGGACAAGGTAGGCAGGAAGAGGAAAAGGAAAAAGAAGTGAGCGAGGACACCGACCCGAAAGGTCAAGGTTCTCCTGAAACACCATCCTCCATTGCCTTGGCTTTACAAGATTTGAAAAAGGTTGGTGTTCTACGCACACTTGATGATAAGACACTGGCATCGGTAAAAGAGGCTAGTGAACTAAAAGACCTATTCCAGCAGGAGATAGAGAATCTGCGGAGCGAGGACCAGAAGCGTTTAGCCGAAAATCAGAAGCGGCTGGAAGAGATACTGAGCACTGGGATGAACCCTAGCGCAGTGCAGTTCTACGAGCGCGAGACGAAGCGGCTGAACGACTATGACGAAAAGATGCTGGAAGAAGAAGGTCCGAATGGCGATGAAGCGCGAAAAGCCATTTTGACATTGCAGTACCGACTGAAACGATACTCTGATGAAGACATGAAGGAACTCATAGATAAGAGTTTCGACAGTGGCAAGGACAGGGATGATGCCAAGAAGGCATTGAGGTTCTGCCGAGAGACCTACGACAATGCCTACAAGAATGCCGTCGCTGAAGCCAAGGAAGCCCGTGAGAAACAGCTGGAGGATAACCGAAAGCGGATGGAAGCCATGCGTGAGGAAGTCATGAACGGCAAGGGCTACCTGGAGGACTTGAAGGTAGGAAAGAGTCAGCGGGAAGAAATCTTCGACTACATTGGCAAGCCGACGTATGAGTTGAAAGACGCAGATGGCAATGTGGTACGAGACAGTAAAGGAGACCCGGTGAAAGTGAGTGGGCTGACGAAGTTTTGCCGAGAGCATACAGACGAAGCGAATCGATTGTTTGCCACCATACTGGTGTTAACCAATGAGGGAAAAGACTTCTCGAAGCTCTTCAAAGGACCGGTAAGCGAAGCGGAGAAGCAGATAAACAAACGGCTTGAAGATGCCTTTGTGAACGGAACCTCGCGTAAGCCGAACGGTAGCTTTGCACCCACGGAAGGACTCAGCCAGGTGATAGACTTTGACCAGATAAAAGGGCTAGCCACCGACGAATAGAGAAGAAAAAGTAGAATATCAACCAAAAAATAAGAAACAATGCCAAGTAATTTTAGACCGTATCAGTTTACCAGACCTCAGACGATAGCCACCGAGGTCACCCATCGTAAACACCTAGCAGCCTTGGGAATGTTGAAAGACATCAGCATCCCAGAGGTAATCCAACGATTTGGAACGGAGAATGACGACGTAAATTTCGACACACTCATCAGCAATCAGAAGACGGAGTACTTTGACGATGACCGTCCCTTTAGCTGGCAGACTATCGGCCGCCGCCTGAAACGGTGTGAGCTGAAAGAGGCCCGTTTGATGAATGGCGCCGTGATTGACGAGAACTACACTGGCGGCCCCATCGGTGTAGGAGGAGAGCATTTCTTCCTCGTCTTTCGTACCAAGCTTTTCCATTTTGGCGAGTTGCTTATCGGCAGAATGCGCAGCCACTATCAGATGCAGATCGTGCAGCAACCTATCAGTGAGGGCAGCGATACTGTGTACGAGGTGCAGTTGGTGACAGGCAACGACACCGGTATGCAGAAAGACCTGCTGTACAGCGGAGAGCAGTTTACCTACGAGTATAGCCTTGCCGAGTCGGAGGGCTCAAATCCCCGTGGCGGTATCAGAGCTCAAACCATGAGCAGAGACCGCAGTGAATGGACTACCATCCGTAAGGACAAGACCTTTACTGGCCGAGCCGACCGACAGCAGGCATTCCTGGTAGACATACCCGTCGTGACCAGTAGTGGTCAGAAAGGTGTTTACCATTCGTGGTTTGACCTGGAGTCGGAGATTTTCCGTGAAGAGTGGAAAGAAGAGAAAAGTCGTGTGCGTCTTTTTGCCCGCAGCAACCGCACTGCCAGCGGTCTGTACCTGAATTTGGGTGAGAGTGGCAACGTGGAGAAGCAGGGAGACGGTTTCATTGCCCAGATTGAGCGCGGCAATGTAGGCGAGTATAACGGATTTGGCCGTTATTTCAGCCTGGAGCCCATGGTGAACATGCTGACCAAGGCCGTCATCGAAGGGAAGGTGCCTTTGAACCGCCGTAAGTGGGTTGTAGTGACCGGAGCCTATGGCATGAAACAGGCCAGCCAATGGATTGAAAGCCAAACCAAGGGATGGAAACAGTTGGAGATATCCTCGACATTGGGTATTGTCAATCGAGTATCGAGTAAGGATGCCAGTGTTGCCCTCGGCTATGGTGCCCAGTTTACCACCTACCGCGCACCTATGGGAATCGAGCTAAACTTTATGGTGGATGCCCAGCTCGACGATCCCGACAGAAACATGGAGCCTGGCCCCGATGGTATTGGTACGATGAGTTCGTATGTATACTACATCATGGACCTGGGCAACGAAGCATTCCCGAACTTCGTGAACTGCCGACTGAAAGATACCAAGTTTGAAGATGAGTTCTTCTATGTCATCGGTGCCCGCAATCCTTGGGGATTTTCTCTGCCTAATAACCTCCGAGCCCATGGCAAGGACGAGAGCTCTATGGGAGTCATGGCCACCTTTGGCGGTTATGTACGCGACCCATACAGATGTCTCGTGTATAAGCCTTCGGGCTATGTGCTTGGTTAATCCAAGCCAAAAACAATCTGTAGGGCGGGAGACTGCCCTACAGGTTCTAGAATAAGAAAAAACATAAAGATATTAAAAGAATCTATAAGAAAATAAAAAAAGGAGATTAAAAATGGCTTATGTAAAAAAAGAAAAACCGTCAGGACTTGAAGACAATACTTTGTTGAAAGAACCTGTAACAGAAGAGACACCGAAAGAGGAAGTAGAGCTGAACCCGCTGCGACCAGATGTTATTGTGGTACGTTTCATTGAACGTTACCGCGGTATCACGGCAGACAAAGAAGGAGACTTCTATGGCGGAATGGGCTCCCGCAGCGAATGGCCGCTGTATGTGCCTACGAAAAGGGGCAGCAGTGAGTTGATGAACCCGCTGACGAAAGACGAAAAAGCCTACTTTGAGAAAGTGTTAGGTCGCGACCTGAGCGTGTACGGCAAACATGGCGAGCCGAGCTACTGGCATACGGGAGCTGAAGGAGCCTGGAACTGTGTGGTGTTAAAGAAAGGTGGTTTGGTGTTACGCCTAGACAATATCCGTGATTACTTCTACTACAAGATTCTTTTGCTGCATAAAGAGATAGTAGCAGGAAGTCTTGAAGAGCTGGAGAACAATCCGCGTGCCACCCAGCTGTTCTACATGAGCAGTGAGAAAGCCGAGATAGAGAACAAGAGTAAGAAGGCCAACATGAAGTATGAGACATTCATGAAGTACGGCAAGTATCAGAACGATGAAGAGGTGCTGCGCTATATCATCTTTATGATGGATAACCGCCATGAGTCTCGACTTGTGAGCCTTGACATGTTGCAACTGAAAGTGACGAACTATATTGACAATGACCTGAAACGGGTAAAAGGCTACTTCGACGACCCGATGTTGGAGACCAAGGCCCTGCTGGTAGCTGCAGCGCGAATCAAAGAAGTGCTGTATGACCAGAACACCGGTTTCTTCTATACCAAGGAAGAGCATTTGAAGATGTGTTTTGATGGAGAGGAGCCGAGGCTTGGGAATGCGGCAAAGTGGCTGAACGAGCCGGAGAACCACGACCTGTACATGAAGATACAGAGAAAACTGAGAAAGTAAGGAGGAGGACATGGCAAAAATTGAAACATACACATATGAAGGCAACCCTATCACCTTTACAAAAGACAATAATGTGATGGTGAATGCGACTGAGATGGCTAAGCCGTTCGGAAAGAGAATTATTGATTGGCTGAATAATCAGTCTACCAAGAACTTTATTGCAGCATTATGCGAGGTGAGAAAAAGCGTCTCGTCTGATTTAGTGAAAGTTATACATGGTGATAATGGTGGCACCTGGATGCATGAAGATGTAGCCATGGAGTTTGCCAGATGGCTTTCACCTATATTCGCCATCTGGTGTAATGACCGAATTAAAGAACTTATCAGTAAAGGTTATTCAATGATGCCTGACTTTTCGAATCCTGCCGAGGCTGCCCGAGCATGGGCAGACGAATATGAGCGCAGACAGCTGGCCGAGAGAGAGAACCTAAAGTTGACTGAGCGAATCGAGGAGATGGAGCCGAAGGTCAGTTATTATGACCAGGTTCTTCAAAGTCCTGACCTAGTGACCACTACGCAGATAGCGGCAGATTATGGAATGTCTGCCAAGACGTTCAATCAAAAACTTGCTTCATTGGGAATACAGCGCAAAATGAATTGCCAATGGTTACTTAGAAATGGATATACGCAGTCTAAGACAAGTGCCGTGGAGAATGGCAAAGGTGTAATGACAGTGATGTGGACCTATTGGACGCAGAAAGGCCGTTTGTTTGTTTATGATTTATTCAAACAAAACGGAATCCTGCCTTTGATAGAACGTGATGATACGAAGCAGGATGACTGCCCTGTAATAGTAAGAAAAATTGTAATCACAGAACTATAAGAAATGACTACTAGGAACAAAGAGCTTTACGACACCTTCCAGCTGTTTTACGACAACGTGAGCAGCCAACAGGCTCCAGGTCTGACTTTGGAAGAGATAAGCATCTACCTGAGCGATGCCCAGAACGAGCTTGTGCGAACATTGTACGAAAGTTATGAGTATGATGAGCGTTCTCGTAAAGCCTTAGTTCCATTGGTCAATAGTTTGATAGTGACCCCTAGTGTAGTAAGTCTGGAGAAGATAGCGGAAGAGAGCGTATTTTACAAATTGCCCACAATCACAGATGATATGGGCGAAGAGAAGAATGCTGTGTTATACGTTATCTATGAAGTGTTGAGAAGACGTAAGAGCGTAGGAAGATGCAAAATGCAGAAAGACGTGTTATTGCAACCGATAGCGCATGACGATTTCTACAATGTGTATAGGAACCCGTTCCGATATAACGAGCGGAGGGGGCTGCGGTTAGACATTGGAGGAGCCGGTGACATTTACGCGGAAGTGGTATGCAAGAGCCAAGGGGACTACTTTGTGTGTTATGTGGAGCGGCCCACGCCGATAATACTAACGGAGGGGACAGTGGCAGACTATGCGATAGACGGATTCAATCGAGAGCGAGAACCTGTGCTGGACCCGATATACGACAATGTGATAGTGCAGGCGGCAGCGACTAAAGCCTATCAGCATTATAAGTCATAGGATAGAGGTAACGAAAAAATGTTTCAAAAAATAATATGTTTCACTAAAAAATTAAAGAATTATGAATCTAGGGAATGAAGTTATCGTTAAGAACTTCCATGTTTTGAAAACAGGTCAGGAAGTTGTAGACCAAAAGAAAGACGGTAGAATTTATTTCAAAATCCAAAAAGCAGGTGGCCCTACTACTGACGCAGAACGTGCTGAGGTCATTACCACCGACCAGTTCTGTTTAGACTGGATCAAACGTGTGCGACTGAGCCGGCCGACTGCTCCGGTGTTCAGAAAGTGGGAAATCACTATGCCAGACATTCGAGTCAATGCTGATGCCGACGCTACTCCTGCCGTAACTGGTACTGATGGCGTAATTCCCGGTACCTTGTTGACAGTGTACATGCATTTCACCAACCTGTATGGCTATGGTCTGACCGACCGATGGGAAAAGTTTGCTACAATAATGGTAAAAAACAACTCCACAAAAGGTTCGCTGGCTAGCGATATGGCTGCAGAAATCAACAATCAGTACATCAAAGGGATGAAGCCCATCAACGCCACCGCAGACACCACTAACGGCAAGGTGATTCTGGAAGACAACACCTTTCCTGAGCAGAGACCTACCCGCCGTCGCATGGAGATGCAGATGGACCCGCAGCCCATTGAAATGTATATAACGACAAACCTTGTGACAAAATATGCAGGGAGAGTTGATAGTGTTGATGAGGATGAATGGCAGTGGGCTCCAGAGGTTGCCACCGCTACTCAGGCTCACAAGCAGTATAACGGAGTAGAAGACACAGCCAAGAGCTATAACAATGCCTATCTAATTTGGGGGCTTGAGAAAGTCTCCCAAATGAACAGTGTCGAAACCATGGCAGACTCCTGCAGTGGTTTTGCCGGATGGGACAGCGTGATGGACGGTCTGATTGATGGTGCCATGTTGAATGCCAACGCTGCCGATTATTGGGTGTTGGACATTGCTTATGAGACGCTGCCGAAGATGGGCGCACCTTCGAGTCGAAATCTGAAAGAGCTTTCGTTTGCATGTGTTGGCACAGGGAAAGGTAAGACTGCTACGCCTCCTACTCAATTGACAGCTGTACTTACCGCTTTGGGTTTGCAGTATAACTCTACAACAAAGCAGGTCGAACCCATTACTGTGAACACCAGTGGTGGCAACAATACCAGTGGTAATTAAAAATTAACCACAATAAGGGAAAAGAGGAATTTCACAATTCCTCTTTTTTTTATGTATATACAATAGAGTAGATAGAAGAGATAGAGAGGATAATATAAAGGATGAAACTTTGATAAAGGAAAGATGCTGTATATAAATAGTACTTTTGCATGAATAAAAAAAAATAATATGGCGACATTTGGACAGATAGCACACGCTATCCAGGATTTTTCGAAGACGATAAGTGATGATGCGATAATCAACATTGACCATATCATCTTTCTAATGAGCAAATACCGAAACTATTTGCTTTCGAATCCGAACACAAAAATAAAAGATGCAGACTACCAGACAATATGTGTAGATGTAGAACCCGGCAATGATGGCAACATCTGTGGTGGTAAGTCGTATTTAGTTAGCACAGAAAAGGTGCCAACAGTGATAGGGAGAGGCAGCGTGAATGTTGCCCCACCAGCAGGCTTTCTGTACGGATACAGATTTCAGTGGGTTCCCTACCAGCAATTTCAGTTTGTAGGATACAACAAGTGGCTGTATGGGCTGATTTACGTGACGATAGGGCCGGATGGCAAACTATATGTGACGGGACATAATATGGGATTTATGCATCTGGAGCGGATAAGAATGACGGCCCTGTTTGACGATATAGAGGCAGCGGGTGATATGGAGTGTGACGATAACTGTGAAGTAGTGACGTGCGACATAGAAGACCGGGAATTTCCGATGGAGGCAGGTCGCATACCGTTGCTGATGAAATATGTAACGATGGAGATAACAGCGGCCGCATGGCAGCCCAGGGATGATAAGAACAACGCAAATGATGACCTATCAGAGTTTGCAAGAGCATTACAAGTATACACAAATAATGCTTTCAAGCGCAAGATGCAAGGAAGCCAAGGAGAGGAGGAAAAGAATGCCTTATAGCCAAGAAACTAACTGGTTGAATATGACAATTAAAAGGGTGGGAGAACCGATACCAAAAGCGAAAATGAAGGAGCTTATGGATGAACTATTGTATCGTTTAGGAGATAAGATGATGGACGAAGGATATATCCTGAAATTGCTTTATGATATGGGTGAGATCAATTTAGTTGCGACAGAGAACTATGAGTTCCAGAATAAGATATATGATTGGGAAAAGATGAATTCGGACCCGAAACATAAACGTAGATATAAAAATATCTCAAAGATACAATATTACTTTATGTGGCACAAAGGAAAGACACCCAAAGCGAGATTGTACTTTGTTCGAATCAGTGAAGATCTGAATAAACGATTGCACGACCGATTGATGAAAGGGGAGAAAGTTTTTAGTTACGAAAGGAAGAAGAAATGAGAAAGAATGCAGTGATTACGCCTATAGGTATGAACCGAGACCTTGCGATGAGCAAGTTTGATGCACGGTTTGCCTATGAGAATATGAACCTAAGACTCGTGACAGACCGACACACGAGCAAGTTTGTATTAACAAACGAAAAGGGCCCTGCAGAAATAACAGTAAAATTCAACACCAATGGTCAATGGATAAAGGACAATCTAAAAGGGACGGTCCTAGGAGTTGCAGTCATAGGCAACAAGATGGCAGTATTCACTCATGGAATTATATGGGTTAGGTATCCGGAAACGGGAGAGCTGATTTCCATTAATAGGGACTATATATATCGTTTAGACTTTGAAGACGGAGCAAGTGATGGAGCACCGATAAAGGGATATTTGCTGTATGAAGGAGACCTGAACTTTGACCTGGAATATCCAATAGAGGCAATGACTTTTTACGAAGCAGAAGAAATACAAAAAGTTTATTGGACGGATGGAAAGAACCAGCCAAGGCTCATCAACATCATGCAAGTAGACAAGACATACAATGATAAAAGTTTCGATTATGCCCAAGAGATAGGAGGTAGTGAGTCGATGAGCATAGAACGCATAAACAATAGTAATGGTTTGTTTCCCAGTGGCACGATTCAGTATGCCTTTACCTACTATCATGAATATGCGCAGGAAAGTAGTGTGGTATCAGTGTCGGATATGCATTATCTTTCGGATGACGAGCGAGGGAGTGCGCCAGATGAGACTGTTGCTTGTAGCTTTCGAATAATGATGAGCGGATTAAGAAAAGACTATGATGGAGTGCGGCTATATAGCATCATCAGAAGTGCGAAAGACGGGCTACCTATAGTGAAAAGGCTGGCAGACCTAAGCATAGATAGCGCAGGGCAGGCGGTTTTTGTGGATACAAATCGGTCAGGTGAGGATATGGAAAGTACCTATTTGCTTTATGTAGGGGCGAAAGACATCACCTGCCAAACGATGACCCAAAAAGACAATACCGCTTTTTACGGTAATATCAAAGAGAAGCACTATTATGTAAGTAGTGCTGTGAGAGCGAAAGTAAAATTGGGGACACAGGTTGGGGGTGTTTTCAATAGTTTGGGATTTAGAAACAACAAAGAGATAGCACTTTCTAAGACTCTTGGGAAATATGAATGGGAATCGCAGCTTGACAAATCTGCTTCTGAAATACGATATTTTAAATATCATGAAACCTATAGATTTGGAGTACAGTTTCAAGACCGATATGGGAACTGGAGTGATGTAGTTCGAATAGAAAGTGGAGATAGTGCTAGTGGAAATGATTTTTTACAGAACCTAAAACCACAAAGTGAAGTAAAAGAGTTGATGAACTATGGTATAAACGTGCTGGCGAGTGACCGTAATAACTTAAAAAGGCGAGTGGCTACATTCGGCGGTGAAATAAGGTTAGTGGAATTAGGTAGCTTATTGGACGATTATGTAGCGATGCGGCCAGTAGTAGTATATCCTGATTATGGAGACAGAAGCGTATTAGCCCAAGGCATATTGACACCCTCGCTATACAATATTGAAGACCGAGTAAAAGGCGGAGTTTATGGAATGATGTCATGGTTCAGCAGGCCCTTGATTAGTGAGAGAGATCTGAGTCCGGCAGATATTGCCGACTTAGAAGAGCCCAATAGGATAACACGGCATGGAGGATTGGAAGTGAGACATTATCATCCCTTGCCGCCGACAAACAGGTACTATGGAAGTGATGGGGGATATGGCAGTAATGCCGAGATTGTAAATAATTATGAAGGTTATATTGAAAATGGAAGTAATAGTCCGTTCAAGACCATAGACTATACGATATGGGCTAATGTATATCCATGGCAAGAGAAGTCAGTAAGCAATAGTCAAGTGACAGTAGAAAACAGAGCAAGTCATTTGCGATCTGAGTTTTTTGTTGACCAGAGTATAGAGACGTTTCATAGTCCAGAAGTAGAATATTTAAGTGAGATGGCAAAGATGGATATGGACGGAGTGAAGATGAGGATAGTAGGCTTAGTGCCTCTGACATATCATAATGAGGGTGTATACATGGCAGCAGAACGAATAGCAGAAGATAATTATTTCCATACACCCAAAAGAGAGGTTCAGCAAGGCGGCGTGGCAAACACATACAAGGGCCAATGGCAGTTCACGGAATTTGGTGGGATACAAGCTGACTTCCATGATGATTATGTGGGGATGGATGAAGAGAACCATCATGTGGACTACTATGGTACCAATAAGATATATCCATTCCATACCAAGACGCTGACCTATGAAGAGGTGATAGAGAACTATGATAGACTGAGAGGGCCAGGCCTAGGGACATTTTATCCAAGGTACCTTTGTGAGCCGAAAAGCACATTGCAAAAAAAGATATATGACAGTATCAGATACTCATTTGAAAGTATACCGCTGGATGATGAAGTCATAATAGATATTGATAAGCCTAGCTATTATAACACAGTAGACAGTGGGTTGGTTCAATTTGAAGTAGACGGAAGTGCGAAAATCTTTGACTTTAGCGTCAATAGGATGGTAGTACCAAATGTAAGAACTAAAGAATGGGGGAACTATGAATATACGAACCATTTCGTATATCCCGGAATCGGAACATTGGTTGACAGGTATGCTGGCCAGGAAGACCGTCGGACAACAGCATCATCATGCGTAGTAGGAACAGAAGCCGTTCCAGTCCAATATCGAGGGACTACAGGAATGGTGTTACACTTGAAATCAGTTACACGTAATAACAAAAAGGAAATAAGTGCACTGCCAAAATTTGGTACATACAATGACGTATATGCTAACAATGGAACTCCGTTAGAAAGAAGTAGAGGTATAGAATGGGCAGACAATACAGAAAGTGCCGTAACATCTAGATCATTTGATATGAGTGGGAAGCGTTTTATGTGGGATACTATTGGCCAATATGGTGGATTCACACAGAAAACGGTCATAGCCAATACGCAACTAACGAATGTCATCTGTGGAAACAATTACGGTATATTCTATCTGGCTGAGTTATACAGGGACGATCAAGACATACACAATCGATTTGGTGGTGAGAGTGAAGAAGCCTTGGCAGCAAATACATGGATTGTATGTGGGGAAGCTGTATCGTTGCGAGATAGTTATAACCGATTGAAAAGTGTAGTGCAGATAGAATGGAGCATGGGAGATACCTATTACCAGCGTTATGACAATCTGCATACCATTCCTAATACGGAAGAAGACCTAAACCAGATAGTGGATATAGTGTCATTTATGTGCGAGACGAGGGTGAACATAGATGGCCGATATGACAGGAACCGAGGATTGGAAAATAATGAGAACACGAGGCCCACGAATAGCAATAGGGTAAATGAGGCCTATGGTCAGACACCGAAATATTTTCAGTATAGGGCTTTGGACCATAGAAAGAAGATACAAGAAGAATATCCGATGACCGTAGCCTGGACGAAGACAAAACAGAAAGGCGAATTCACGGACGTATTTACAAATATTACCTTGGCCAATACCATAGACATGGACGGAGCAAAGGGGGAAATCCGAGGGTTGGTTAAGCACTTCGACGATATACTAACATTCCAAGATAGTGGTGTTGGTAGAATTCTCTTTAACGAACAGCAGGCGGTACAAACGGAATCAGGCGTACCGCTTGAGATTGCCAACAGTGGCAAGGTAACAGGTAGTTACTATCTGAACGAACATCTGGGATGCCACAATAAATGGAGTATCGTGAAAAGTCCGTTGGGTACTTATTTCATGGATGACGGACAACGTGATTTGTTCTATATCGATGGTCAGCGTAGCATACATAGTATAGGAGTTGAGAAAGGTTTAGGTAGTTGGGCAAAAGAAGTGGCCGACATGTCCCACATATGGGGACTTAATCGTTTCGAATGCCTTCGCGGGCTATATGACAAAAAGAATAGTGAAGTGATGTTTGTCACCCGAATGACAGCACTTAGCTATAGTGAGCAGATAGGATATTTCACCTCGTTCTACGACTATGAAGGAACACCATTTATGGAATCGGTCCTGGGACACGAAATAATGCTAAGAACTGTGGGGAGCGACTATGCTGGTTCTGGAGCCAGGACTATCCTCTATGAACACAATGCAGGTCATTATAACTATTTCTTTGGAAGCTATAAGACGTATTGGACGGAACTGATATGCCATAGTGACGGTTCAGATAAGGACAGCACGTTGGCAGACAAGACATGGACTAATGTTAGCTTTCAATTTGATACATTTGATGACAGCAAAGAAGTCCAGAAAGACCGGTACAAAGAGAGTGAACATTTAGATCGATTAGACTGCATGACGGAATATCAGCAAGGAATGACGACATGGGAAGGACTCTATCCACGGATAGCCAAAAAGTTCAGGATGTGGCATAGCGACATGCCGCGAGACGGCTACACAGAAAAAGAGTATGGACAGATGGCAGACAGGTTTCGGAATCCATGGATAAAACTGCGGCTGACCAAGACAAAAAATCTCGACAAAGACTGGAGAAGCGTATTGCATTCAGTTATTGTTGGCTATTTAGAATAGAAAAAATGAAATAATAGAAAGGATAAAATATGGCACAAGTTAAAGGAAGATATACAATAAATCCATTTGGAGAGAATCCGTTGCCTACAGGAACGGAATTTATGGATCAGTGGCCGGTGTTTGCGAAGCCTCCGGCAGGAACAGAAGGTACGAACACCTACCGGTGGATAGCCCAGCAAGCAGGGCTTATCCCGCAGGATGAGATTGAAGTTGGGAGTCCTAAACCTGATACGCCTCAGGGACGGTCGTCATACATGCCTTATTTGGCAGCAGCAGGCGCAGCAGCAGGGATGGCTGCAGATATATACGGAACAGCGAATGACTATACTGAAAATAGTTTTAAGTCGGAGGCCGTTAAAGTACCAACAAGTCAAGAAGGTTTAGCCAGACTATCCCGTATCGACCCACTACCACGTTATGACGGATATGATTTCGGGGAGACAGACTATTTTAAATGCGGTGGTAAGATGGGTCATAGATATGACCACGGTGGTTATTGGACTGATGTAGTTGGAAACGCTCTCACTGGGGCCTCAGCCGGAAGCATGATTGCTCCGGGAATAGGTACGGCGATTGGCGCAGGTATTGGTTTGTTTGGTAGCATCATTGGAAACGAGGTACGCAACAGCCGAGCTCGACGAGAGGCTGATATCTACAACCAGGAGAGACAGGAACAGGAAGCGAACAGAGCCTATGCATTGGCATTAGGTGCAGGACAGATAAATCATGACCGATTGGGGCAATTTGCGAGAGATTATGTATATGCCGAAGGTGGCGTAGTGAGAAGTCCTATGAGCGGAGGGAATGGAGTGACAGAGATAAAAGCCGGCGGAAGTCATGAACGCAACCCATTAGGTGGCGTGCCTATTGGAGTGGCTCCTGACGGAATGCCGAATTTGGTAGAAGAGGGAGAAGTCAAATGGGACAAAGAGAATTATATCTTCTCGAACCGACTAAAACCACGCAAGGGCATTTTGAAAGATTTTGTGCTTTCGAACAAACGATATGAAGGCAAGAGCTATGCGGAGATAGCCAAGATGATACAGAAAGAAAGTGAGGAGCGAGAGAATGACCTTGTGGCCCGTGAGACGGTGGATGACATGTTGGGTAGGCTTATGGATGCGCAAGAACTGACAAGAGCCGAGAAAGCCGCCAAAGAGCTCCAAAAAATGATGAGCTACATGACTCCTGATGAGATAGCGGCATTGGCTGGTGGAATGCCGATGCAGGCCCCTGAAGGCGTACAGAGTATGGGATATGGTATGCCGACAGAGGGAATTGGCATGCAGGCGCCTCAGATGCCACAGGAAGCCCCAATGCAGCAGCCGATGCAGCAGCCGATACAGGGTATGCCAGCCATGGGAGCAGAAGCTCCTATGATGGCCATGGGAGGACATCTATATCCCGATGGAGGAAAACCCAAAGCAGGAACTATCAGTTTTAGGAACGGTGCATGGGGCAATGAAAGCGGTTCTGCCTGGAACGGCAGCACTGATTCCGGTTGGCTGGAGGCTTTGGCAGCAGCAAAGTCAGAGGGTGTAAACTTGACGGAATCCGATAGAAAGACAGTGGCCCAGTATATGCGAAATAGCAAAGCCTACCAACAGGGTACTGCATGGCTGAAGGCAGGGGAAGAGAATATGAGAAGATACCTTAACGACGTGATAGCCTCGGCAGACACGCCGGCAGCGGCAAAGAAATGGGCGAGAAAGTTCGTGAATGAAGATGGCACTTGGAAGGCTGGTGTGGCCCATAGCTATAACGACATCTTCAACAAGCGAGAAGATGATTACCCTGGTACCTACTGGAAGACACCACAATGGATTTTGGACGAAGTGAATGCTCCCACACCAAAAGAACCTGTAGTAGAAACTGTGCCTGATCCATTGACAGGCATCAGATACTATATCAAGGACGGCAAGAACTACACGCTGATAGGCAACCCTGACGAATACAACCAATGGGTGTTAAGCCATGCAGACTACACATCGCCTTACCAGTTCAGAACACCAACAGAAGACGGTGTGAGATACACAGACTATTTTGTTGAGGCACCTGGTGCGCCAGCTGAAAAGATACCATATCCTGGCTACAGCCCATGGCCGGGAATAGCCTCGGCGGGAATTGCGTTGGCTGAAGCATGGAACCGTCCAGATTATGAGAAAGCGATGTTGCTAGACACCTACAGACCCGAGCCTGTAGACTATGTTCCGATAGGTCACTATCTTGCCTACGACCCAATGGATATAGACTATATGACCAATGTGCTGAGAGGTCAGAGCGCAGGCACTAGGGCTGCAATAAACAACAGGATAAGTCCATCTGTTGGTGCGGAGCAGTTGGCGGCGGATTACAACGCAGCCTTGGCTCTTGGCAACGCATACGAACAGGCCCTTCAGTACAACCAAAAGGAACGGCAGGCTGTGGCAGAATTTAATAGAGGAACAGACCAATTCAATGCTGGAGCAGCCAACCAAGCAGAACAGACGAATTTCGGTCTTAATGGTTTGAACTGGGAGCGTACAAAGGCCTACGCAGATGCAAGGGATGCAGCATCGTCTATTGCAAGCCAAGCCAACAGTGCGGCTGTTACGAGTGCTATGCAGAACCTCAACGAGGCCTATAAGGACTGGTACAATACACAGGGCCTTGGATGGCTTGTGCAGAACAACGTGTATCCTGGAGTAGAATACAGAAAGAAAAAAGCATAGGAGGATAGAATATGCGATGGGATGAAATGAGTATGTCGCAGAAGAGCGAGGCCATAGGGCTTATGGTGCGTAACGGTGTCACTGATATTGGCACTATGAAACAGATGTGGGATGACATGGACGGACGGAAGAAGAAGAAACCATCATACGCTGAGTGGGTGAAAGGTGTCAATCCTTTGTTTGTGGGCCCCGACTACAACCTTAAAGCAGCGTATGATGAACTGCCTTTTGAGACAATGGAAGCGTGGAGGAGAGATCCGAATGCAAACCATTTGCCAGACACATATAAGTTGCCGTCCCATCCCACGTTCAGTTTAGAGAGCAAAGACCCTGTGACCGGCATGAAAGGTGGTGCGTGGTTGGGTGATAGATTCTATCCGTCGCAAGCAAACAGATTGTTCAATCCCGATATCTATCCACATTCAGGTGCATATATGGAATTGCCTTATGGGTATATGGTGCCAGAGACTATACAATTGCCAAAGCCAAAGTTGAGTTTTGCAGAAGGAGGATTTACTTCTCCATCATATCCACCTTTTAATAATACTCCTCAGAGGACTGATATATATGATAATGAAAAAAGAGCTAGGGGTAAATGGCATGTAGAGAATGCGAAAGGAAATCCCAGTAGTGTGATTACAAAGGCATTTAATGAAGCAAAGTCTAAGGGTTTTAATGATAATCAAGCATATGAATATGTTTTTGATGTTGCAAGTAGCAAAGGGTGGGCAAAAGAAGGGTCTGTAATACAAGAAAGAACTATACCTTATAAGGCTACTATTAATAATATTCAGGATAATACTTATGTTGCTAAAAGACCACAAATAGTACCCATACAACCTAAATTTGTAGATTATGATAAACATCAAGAAGAGGATTTAAGGTATAAAGCAGAAGAACAGGAAAAAGAATTACAGGCCAGGAAAGATATTGCTACAGCAGCTAGTTTAGCTGGGGCTGCAATGGCTGATAAAAATCCTATACTGGGTGCCATGATGCAAATACCAGATATTTATATGGACTGGCGTTATGGTAAATATCCAACAACTGAAACAGCATTTAATGCTTTTTTAGAGGCAATGGCTATTGCTGATAATAGTGTTATAGGTGATAAGGTAGAAAATGTATTATTTAAAGTACCGAAATTCGGTAAATATCTTGGAGGTGGTTATCATTTATTTAGAGGATTAAATGATTATGGTATTCCTGTAGGAGTAACAAATGATGCAATTGACCTCCTCACAGGAAAATCAGGAATAGAACATATTGGAGTTATGTTAGAAGATAGTGATGAAGTGGCTGCAAATATGTTAAGAACTAATATTGCCAAATCAAATATTAGCTTTGCGGAGGGTGGTAGTATCGATGACCCTCCTGATAAGAAGCCAGTAATACCCGTTGGAGGATATATGCCTGACTATTATCCAAGTCAGCAAGAGTGGTTAAGAAACTGGTTTAGAAACAGAGAAGAGCAGGTAAATGACAACTTCAATGGCATAGCATTAGGCGTAAATGGATTTGACACGAGCAGAAGTATTCCTGTCCAATATGTGGAAATGGCCATTGACGGAAGTATGAAAGTACCTGTGAAATACCAGAGCATTTTCAATGACCCGAACAATCCTACAAGCGCATACAACAGAGATACGGGGCAGATATTTATTGACCCAAATATGCAGGACATTGAGAGCACGCTCCTCCATGAAAGAACCCACGCATTAAATCACCAATTACCACAACGGGTAGTAGGCCAGCAAGGTTATGAAATGTCGCCAATAGAGAGCAAAGTCCGTGATGTCATGATGCCTTGGTATAAGGAAAATAAGCAGGATTTGGACGAGTATTGGGATGACCCTGTAGAGATATATGCCAGGATGATGCAGATGCGTTACAGGCTAAATTTAGACCCAACGAAGAAAGTAACCAAAGATGATTTGAAGAAGTGGAGAAAAGACGGGTTACTGAGACAATACGAAATGGGTGTTTATGATGATGATACCTTGCTCCAATTGTTCAATGAGGTAGCAGATAACAGGCAACTACAAAATAATCAACAAAATACGTATGTAATACCTACAGACATAGGCCTTGGATACGTTTAAAAAGCGAAAATATGAAGAGAAAAGTGTCATTTTGCAGACGTAGATTTGGTGGATGAATAAAAAAAATTGAAATTTGAGGCATTGATTATAAACTATATGCGAAAAAAAATAAAAAAAATTCGCACAAATTGGTCGACATATCGATTTTTCTTTGTATCTTTGCATCGTCTTTGAAAGAGTTTTTTTAAGGATTAAATTAGTTAGGTGACTGTGTAGCTCAGATATGTAGAGCGGCGGTGATTAAACCACAGGTCAATGGTGCAAATCCATTCGCAGTCGCAAAGCCAAAAGAAAGGCAAACACTATGGAGGTTTTCTGGGGAGTTAACTTCAAGGATGTTAAAGAATAATGGTTAGGCTACCATAAAAGGCCAAGCACCCTTGCATAACTCCCCCGGAGCAATCCGATGCAGGGGTTTTCTTTTTTTTTGCTTTATCATACGCGAGACCAGTTAAAGTTTCCCACCATAACGTATGATTAAGGCTATGGGGAAGTGCAAAAGCCGATGGTGAAGGGAAAGCGAAAGTTGGCAACACACCAGCACAAGGGATTACCCTGAAATAGTTGCCTGCAAGTGCCTAGTAATCGAGGTAACTGCCGAAGTGAGTGTCCGAAGTCTGACGGGGTCAGCAGAAAGATAGTCACAGAGTTTCGAAGTTGTGATGAGAATCATGACTAAAGGGAAACTCTGTTCGGAACCGAGCATTCAAGGGTTGCAGTAAAAATTAAAATATAAGAGATTAGAATAATAATAACATATAGTTAGAAATATGACTGACAGAGAAATTGCAAACTGGGCGGTGAGTAGAGTAGAAGAGATAGTACCGATAAAAGACAAGGATGCACGACAAATCGCTTATTATGCAGCGTTGTTTGCTGCAAACAAGGCTGTAAATGAAGAAATAAAAACACAAATTAGAAAAGATTTTGGGTTATGAAATACAGAATCGTTGAAACAGGTGCAGGGTTTGTTATTCAAATCAAATTGCTTTTCTGGTGGACAGATTTTTCATACAGACAATTATATTATGCTGGTCGCTATTTAGGATGGGAATTTGGCCCACTAAAAACTGATTGTTGGAAATCAAAGGATGATGCAGTAAAGCAATTAAATTTCATACGGCAATATCCGATAGAGTATAAAGGTCATACTATTCATGCTACAAATCGATATAATGATCCTATATTTTATGAGATAGCATCCTTTTTTTCTGAACGTACTATTAAATTAGTTTCAAAAAATATAGGTCAGTTGTGCGAAGCGATTGACAAAGAAGAAGAGGAAAAACTTAAGATTATAAGAATGTCAAGAATACTCAGAATATACGATGAAAAAGGAAATCAAAAGAACAGACAAAGATATTAATGATCTGTATGATAAATGCTCAAAACTTGAAGAAGAATGTGCTGACGAATATGCAGCAGCAATAAAAGCAACAATAGACTGGCTGTATGGAGGAACCAATCCAATAGAATAAATATGAAAAGTAATATTGACATAACGGGGAATGCCCAGTGGCTTTGGACAAATTATTGTGATGATACCAATCTTGATTTTGGAATAATAACTGCCAAAGCGTATGTTATACCCAGTGGTGATCAATACATAGCAAGATGTTCTATTACTTTAATGCCAGATTATCCTGTAGGTTATGTAACGGATGGGGAGAATTATGAAAAAAGTATAGAGCCAATCGAACTAGCTTCATCAGGTAAAATGTTGTTTGAAACACGAGTAGAAGCCGAACAAGAATGCCGTAAATGGTTTAATGAACATGTCGTGTTAGCTATGGTTAAGGCATTAAGTTTTATACTTGAACAGAAAGATTTCAAATTGTTTTTAAACGCAAGAGATCTAGAAAAATTAGCAAAAGAAGATTGAATTAATACATGAAAGAGATAACTATATACGAGTGTATTGATGGGGCCCGCTTTGATAAAAAGGCGGATGCAGAACGTTATGAAGAAATCTACGGACGGGTAGAGCTTATCCTTGACAAAATGTTAGGTATAAAGATACAAGACAGGGTTGCCGTTGGGAAACTGGATCCACAGGAAGTCAGCGCTGCTTTGGCTGAGTTTATGAAAGTATGCGCCGAGGCAATACCTAGTTTCAAATTTTGCTTTGAGAAAATTGATATGAGTAAACTTTGGGTACATAGTTTATACAAAACTCTTGCAGATTATGCTTCTGACTGGCCTGTGTTGTGGAATGCGTATTACAGGTTCCTGTGCATAAATCCAAACACATTTAATGATGAGTATTCGCTGACTTCTACTACTACATGTACAAAATAAAATTATCATGAATACGCCAGACTTCATATTAGTTTTTCCCGGGTATTTTGAACTCAATATGATGTTCAGATACATTCTTTTTGAAAGAAACAATAAGCCTATTGTTAAGGAGTTTCCAGTGCAAACAAAATCGTTAAACACGATGGTACTAGCGGCAATCCTGGATTGTGTTTATAGATTACATGAAAGAATTGATTTAGAAATTAAGACAAAATCCAACTATATCAAAAAGCTGTTCGATGAAAAGGATTATGATTTATGCAAAAAGGAAATAGACAAGAAATACTTTTTCAACATTTTGTATGAAATCTCATGGAAAAATCTCCATGTAGATGTGAAGATGCTAAACAAGAAAGCATATGTCAGTCCGAATGGGATTATAGTTGAAAATCTTAACATTCCTGAGTGGAACGACAGTATAGAAAGGACAGATATAAAATTTCAATATAATGTTTAAAGATTAAACTATGGTAAATTTAGACACAGAAAAACTGAACCGTTGGGCGAAAGAAATCCACGATAACGCCACCACCCACGGGTGGCACGAAGAAAAGCACTCACCGGAACACGGGCTTGCTCTTGTCATGTGTGAGGTAGCCGAAGCTATTGAAGCTGACAGAAAAGGGAAATACTATATCTTCAAAGAGCCAGAACCGCCTGTAAAAGTCAGCAAACATTTCTTTCACTTTTGGTATGAAAATAATGTGAAAGGAACTGTTGATGAAGAATTTGCCGACATAGTGATACGTCTGCTTGACATGGCCGAAGAAGCCAATTGTCGTATTCTTGATTTTGAATGTTTCGGGTTTAATGAAAAAAATTTTACTGAGCAAGCGTGGTGTTTTGTCACACATCTTTTGGGTGTTTCTGTTTTCGATATTAGTGCGTCAATATCATTCATGTATACTTGGGCAGAACACCTCGGCATCAACCTCGACCAACACATCGAGTGGAAGATGAGATACAACAAGTACCGTCCGTACAAGCACGGAGGAAAGAAATATTAGAACGATAATTTTTTTAAAATAAAAGAATATGAGTAAAGAGTCTGAAAGTTATGAAACGATTTCAATTGACAATGTGAATCATCCTAGTCATTATACCTCGCATCCATCAGGTGTTGAATGCATTGAAATCACGCGCCATTATTGTTTTACCATAGGGTCTGCCATCAAATATTTATGGAGGGCTGGGCTGAAAAAGGAAGAGGGTCTAACAAACAGAGAGAAAGAGATTGAGGATTTGGAGAAAGCAGTATGGTATATCAAAGATAGAATCAAACAGTTAAAAAAAGAGAACAATGGATAAGGAATTAAAGCGTGAAATACTATTCCGAGGATGGAATAAAAAAAACAAGTGCTGGCTCTATGGATATTATCTAAAGAACCGAGGTGTGCATTTTGTATGTGCGGATGAATTTGCTATAGGTAAGACTTGGGAAGACTATGAAGTAGAACCTGAAACGGTAGGTCAGTATACGGGACAGACTGCCTGTAAGAGGAAAATGGATGGAACACTTCAGCGAGGAGTAAAGATATTTGAAGACGACGTTCTCGCTGACCAAGAGGATAAAATACTTGGCACCGTAAAGTTTGATCAAACAATGGGTCTTGGTTGGATAATAGATAAAGAGGGCAAGCAACAAGCATTATATGATTACACGGATCGAAATGACTCGAAAGAGGCTGTGATAATATGTACAAAGTTTGACCATTTGGAATTGAAAAACATGGTTAAAAAATTATAAATATCCTAGAAAAGTAGAATATTTTATTACAAAAACCAAACAAGTCGATTTTTATTTGTATTTTTGCAAACGGAAAAGTGGGAAGGGAAGATTATTATATCGGTGGTTCGAGTCCACCACCCACACAAACATAGTCGTTTATGGCTGACGAGAAATATGATAGAATATTGGTAGAATGCTGCGCTTGCTGTCTATGTCTAGAGAACCCACAGCAAATAGAGTTGGACGGTAAGACGATGAACATATGTCCTTATTGTGGCAGTTCGGAGACTGAGCATCTAACAATAGCCAACTGGGATTTGAAATTCCAGAGGAAGTATGGACTTGGGAAATACATTAATCTACCGAAAGGGATGAAGTGGAGAGAGATTATGACCCATGTGAATGATGAGACGAGAGAGGAAGAGAATATTAGACGGTATATTCGGAACAAAGAATCAGAAAAGCTAACGTTGAAACAACAATTAAAATAGGAGATAATTATGGAGAAACAGCAAGAAAAAGCAAATCTATCTGACAAGGAGATGATAAAAAGAATGCGGATTCAGATGCAAGACCTTTTTCAGGAAAATCAACGGCTTAAGACTTTATTGAGTATTGACAGCAGGATCAAGTTGCTGTTGAGCATAGAGGAAAGCCATTGTATTTTTGATGAGGAATTCCTGAGGTTGGTGAGAAACGAAATCATGTATCTCGTTAATGGCTATGACCCACAAGGATTGTATAAGGAAGATAATCGAGGACAGGTTAACGATTCGGACTCTAAGCAGTAGGTCATGAAAGTTCGGCAGATAAGGTGTGAAGACATGTTCCAGTTCTATCGATACTGGCTTGAAATCATCTGTCTCAAAGTCAACAAGGATAAAGGAGACGACATAGATTTTCCAAGTGGTCGTCAACACCATATCCTTACGAGTAGGCAGATGGACGTTCTTGCCATGATGATGAAGAACAGGCATGAGCTCTCTGTCACCAAAAATCTGAAAGATGACGACATATTAGACCAGCTATCCACTAACGAAAGTGGTCGTTATAAGATACGTATAGCCCTAGGAATAACCTCACAGCGTATGTATGAGTTACTACGTGATATGGAGGAGAATCCGGAACACGTATTAAAACGAAACAATTTTGATAATGGGAAGCTGGATTTCTATAGCATCAATCCAAAATTCAGACCGATGATAGCTCCTAAGAATCCACGTAATGTAATTTCTGAAATGGCAGTACAATTCTTATGCGGTACAGAGGAAAAATAACTTTGCCGTTGGATTTAGTAAATGAGCTGGCAGAAAAGTATGGTTGTAAACCGGACCTGATCCATATGATGTATAGAAATCTTATGGCTTGTATAAAGCGGCAGATGGTATTCAATGTAAAATATCTGTTGCCCAAGGGAGAGAAACCCAAAGACCTAATAATCCCACACATCTGCAATATATATGTAAATGTAAAATTTCAAAAGTTCACACAAAATGCAAAGAAGAAAAGAATACAAAAAAATCGTACCAACGTACAATCAAATAGTAACGACAGCCTATAAGTACGAAGAAGACCAGACGGCTGTTCCTGGCGTAGTAGATATTACAAAAAAGAAAGGAGATTATAGCCATCAGCAACAGGTAGTTTCTGTTGGCCCCACAGTTCGATTTGTGAAACCAGGTGACTGGATTGAAATTGATTTCTCAAATGGTCGATACATTGAATATTCGGAAGCCTATTTGAGAAAGAATCAGTCACTGGCTGGTCTAGACCCGTTAGCTCGGGCCTCTCATTTGAATACTCCAGGGATAAGCATTCGCTATCCTGTGGTCAATGAAAATGGTGAAGAAAGGTTTCTTATCTTTGACAATGATGTTTTGTTTGGCTTTGAACCCATAGAAAAATGATAGTTTTTTTGGGGTCATGTTGTGAAACGTGGCCCTTTTTTAAAATGGTTTATTATGAAACTACTGACATACGAAGATTATGAGGTCAAGATAGCACCTGAAGCTTTGAGTCTTTCAGTTTTTCGTGACATCTGGGAACGTGATAAGAATAAAGATAAACGTATGGCCCGGATGGAAATATCGTACATATATCTAATGGAAGACCCAAGGAGTGACTACCTGGCCATTACGGACCTCAAGCAACGCTCATCTGAAATAATCAAAGATGAGGGTTTGCCAAAAGGATGGAAGCCGGATGAAAAGATAAGAGCAGCTCAGGACTTTTACAAAGAGAAATTGCCGGTGCAGGCAAAATGGCTGGCCTCAGAGCAGGTTTATATCAACAAACTGGAAGAGCTTATGCTGAATATTAATCCAGGAGCTACCAACAAGGAAGGCCGTTTCATCAATCCACTGAATCAGTCCACCCAGCTGATAGAGACATACAACAAAGCCATCAAACAATATACGGAAACAGAGAAAACCATTTTTGCCGACCTGCAGCACGAAGAAAAGATACGAGGAACACAAGAAAAGGGAATGTTCGAGAATTTGGATGATGTATAATGGACCTTACAGCATTACAATTAAACAAGTATCAGACAAAATACACTAACGAACTACTACAAAAACTACCCGAAATTGTAGTTCAATGGCTCGATGATGCCATAACGAACCATGTCTTTATCCAGCGGCTCATTTCAAAAGACAGACCATTGGCTAAAGACTGTGAGAAAGACGAAAAAGGAAGAGCAATATTAGATCTTACCAATCCGTATATCCTCACCGATGTAAGTTATTTCACGCAGACAGCGGACTTTTTTCGTAACAACAAATGCTATACCTTCATTAAAAGGAACCCAAATCCCAATTCAGAATATAGACGATTCTGGCGGCAAGAGATAAGGCGGTGTTGGGACGGAATGGTAAGACCTGAAGATGGTGCCTATGTGACAGGTCTTGAATACTTCTACCTGAACTTTTACCGGATGCTAGTCTCAAAGACAACAGAAGGTTCAAAGAGGGCAAGACGTATATATGACTTTCCAAGTTTTTTTGAACTGGCACATTACCGCTACCGGTATTTGGAATATGCATTGGAAGCAGGTCTTAATGCGATAGAACTATCAAAACGTGGTAGCGGAAAAAGTTACTCTATAGCATCTATTCTGGCTCACAATCTTATATTAGGCATAGATGCCGAACAGAGAAAGGGGACGGTGGGAGGATTCATTGCTTCTGATAAGACCTATCTTGACACAAAGAAAGATGGAACGTTGAAGAAATTCGTGGATGAACTGGCGTTCCTGCGTAAGAATACTGAGTTTCCCCGACTGATGACCAGCCAGAGCGGTAATGAAATGGCTTGGAAGAAAGGTTACAAGGATACTGGTGGTGGTGAAGACGGAGAGAGCAATATTGTATTCGGGACAAGTGTGGCCAACGAATCAGACAAGCTTCGAGGCAAGCGAGGCTGGTTCATGTATGAGGAAATGGGTAACTTCCCGAATCTTTATGAGACCTACAATGCCAATCTACGTGGTGCTTCGGAAGGTGACTACAGTATCGGATTAATCTATCTTATCGGTACTGCCAACAATAAGGAGAGCAACTTTGAAAGTGCCAAGACCTTACTTTATAAACCCAAAGAACATTCCATATATAGTCTTCCCAATGTCTATGATGAGCAGAACAAAGGTCGTGATGAATTTGGCTTATTCACACCAGCTTTTTTGAATCGTCTGGGCTGTTATAATAAAGACGGTATCAGTGATGTCACAAAGGCATTGCTTCAAATTATGCTGGCCCGTTACAAGGCTTATGAATCTGGAGAAGCATTCGCCCTGTTGCATGCAATCGCAGAAGACCCTATAGACCCTGCAGAAGCCATGATTCAAAGCCGTAAGGCATACTTCCCCACGACGGCTTTGAACGAACGACTGACGTGGCTTAACACCCACCCTGAGGAACTGAACCGTCATTTGGTAGGAGAACTTGTTATGAAAGATGATGGAGAAGTGGTTTTTAAGCCAACCCATGATATACCACTACGCCATTGGAATAGGAGCAAGGAGAATAAGAGTGATGAAAATATCGAGGGAGCATTAGAGATATTTGAAATGCCACAGAAATCACCACGTACTGGTAAGATAATTGAAGATAGGTATATAATTGGCGTGGATCCTGTGGACCAGGAAGAGGGAGTAAGTGCATCATTGTTTAGTGTGTTGGTATTCGACCGCATGACAAACACTATTGTAGCAGAATATACTGGACGTAAGGAATTTTCTGATCAGAACTATGAAATTGTTAGACTGCTTTGCTATTACTATAATGCCAGATGTCTCTATGAGAACAATATCCACGGAATGTATAACTATTTCAAACAATATAACTGTACCTATTTGCTGTATGACTGTCCGGAATGGTTGAAACAACAGGACAAAGTACATTATAATGGTGTCGGTGTCACCGTTAAGGGAGTACGAAGGACCAAACCCATCATCGATGTGCAGATAAAGCTGATTCATGACTGGCTTCTCACACCCCAAGACATATCTGTCGTAGATGATAATGGCAATATTCAGGTTGTAAATAAACCATTGTTATATACTATAGACAGTCCTGCATTGCTGGAAGAGTTAATAGGCTATTATGACAAGGCAAATGTAGATAGAATAAGTGCGTTAGGCATGGTGATGATAGCTCGGGAACAATATATGGAAATGGGTGAAGACAAGATAAATGACGGGCAAGACCTTATGGCAGATAAAAACTATCTTGGAAACAGTAAGTTTTTCACGAACCTGTATGACAAACGTAGGTCTGTAACCTATGGAGGTGTTTTTCCCAGAGATACCAATTAAAGGCTCAGCCTTTTAACGGAGCCATGACATACATTTTCTTTCTATTTTTGCAATAGAAAAAAAATAGAAGATGTCAGAAGATAATAAAATAAAGGAATTCCCACCACAGCGCATACCTAATTCGAAGAAAACAAAGAAATGGCGTGAAGACTGCATCCGGTATGCAGAGAACGTTAGTGTTTTGTCGAATTCATCAGTCAGGATGAATAAGATCAATATCCGACGTAACTACCGACTTTTTGGCGGTAAGCTAGATATGCGTGATGTGGAACAAATCCTAAACCCCGAAGGAATAGACTACGGTGTTGAGACGAAAAAGATACAACATTATCCTATTCTTAATTCCAAGATTGACATATTACTTGGAGAAGAGCGCAATAGTATAATTGAGGACAGGGTTGTCATAAGTAATCCATCTGCCATATCCGAGATAGAGGAAGCAAAGATACAAGAAATCAAGAACAGACTGCAGGCAGATATTGTCGATGAAACTATGAGCGAAGAGGAACGCCAAATGCGGTTGCAGGAGTTTGATTTAACATTCAATTATGACTATCAAGACCTTAAGGAAAAGAATCTCAACGAATTGTTGAACCATTATAAGACAGAATATAATTTTCCTGCCATGTTTAACGAGGGATACATGGATGCCCTTGTAGCCAAGACAGAATGCTATTATTGCTATATAGAATGTGGTGAACCAAAAGTAGAAAGAGTCAATCTACAAGAACTATCTTTTTGGGGGAGTAAGAGTAATCGAATCGAAGATTATCCTTATGTTGTTCGCGAAAGATATATGTCGGCTAATAACATTTTAGATATATGGGGAGACCAAATGAGCGATGCCGATTACAGAAAATTCGATAGACTTATTCGAGGAGAGTTTGAAGGGAATAATCTTTATGTCAGTGAAGACTATTATCATTTCCGTTATGGAGATAATCCGACCTTTGTGGACTCCCAGGGTTATTTTAAATTTGATGATGATACAGACATAAGCGAGCTACCTTATGATATAGGGAGCGGCATCAGGGTTTTGGAAGTCTTTTGGAAATCGATGTCTCAAGTATTAGCGGTACATTACTTTGATGAAGACGGAAATAAGCAGGTGAAGTTTAGAACTCCTGGTTATATACCGGATGAAGACGCGGGAGAGACAGTAAAAAAGTATTGGAAAAACGAAGCATGGCATGGTGTGATGATTGGAGCCGGCAAGGATGCCATCTTTGTTGACGTAGGGCCTTGCCAGGTTCAATATAACAGATTGGGAAATCCTTCAAAGTGTCACTTTGGTTTTGTCGGCACTATCTATAACAATAACGACTACGAAGGAATGAGTGCAGTAGACAAGCTAAAGCCATTGTCATATCAATATGATGTAGTGATGGCAAAGCTAAATGAGCTTATTGCACGCAACTACGGCAAATTGACAGTGATGGATTTCGCCAGAGTACCGGCAGGATGGGAGCCTGAAAAATGGGCTTACTTCTTAAAGCTCGGTATATTCGCCATAGATTCTATGAAAGAAGGAGCCATAGGTGCTGCTAAAGGTAAACTGGCAGGCGGTGTTGCCAACACACCTTTGACTGCAGATGGAGAGTTAGGTTCGAGCATCCTCAATTATGTTCAACTTTTAATGAACATAGACGCGAGTATGGAAAAGATGTTGGGCCTAACGCCTCAGCGAATGGGTTCTGTAAAAAATAGAGAGACTGTAGGAGGTGTCGAAAGAGCCGTGGCTCAGAGTAGTAATGTTACTTATTCCATGAGTTCAAAACATGATGATTTAAAGATTCGTGTTGAATGGGTGTTTCTAGAAACGGCGAAGATTGCGATGAGAGGAAAAACGAAAAAATTCCCCTATATTCTTTCTGATGGTTCAATCAGACATGTCATGTTGGATGGAAACGAAGTATCTGAACTTGATTTTGGCATGGTGCTGATGAATGGTTATGACGTTCAATCGATGCAACAGAGCATTGACCTTTTGGCACAAGCAAAGATGCAGAACAACCTACTATCTGCTAGTGCTTATATGGAACTAAAGCGTATGACATCCATTTCCGAAAAGATAAAATTGTTGAAACGAGAAGAGGCTAGAATGCGTCAGGAAGCCCAACAGGCCCAGCAGCAGCAATTGCAGACACAGCAGATGGAAATTCAGATGAAGATGCAGCTTGAACAGCTAAAGTTGAGATTAGAAGAGCAAAACAATATCAGAGACAACGAGACAAAGATATTGGTTGCTCAGATTACTGCACAAAATTCAATCGAATTGCAGTCATCGCAAACGCAGGCAAATGGAGACAACTCTATAGAGAACGAGAAGTTAAGGAATGAAATGGAGAAATTCAATCAGGAAATGGAGTTAGAGAAAGAAAAGTTAGCATCACAAGAGAGGATGAATAGAGACAATAACGAGGTAAAAAAACAAATTGCACGAATGAAACCACATAAAACAAGCCAAAAGTAACAACGTATGGATAAGAATTTCATATCATTGAAGAGTGTAGCAGCAGACGTTTATAGTAAAGAGAAGATGCGCGACATGCCATTTGAAATGTTGATAAGCCTTACACTAGAACTTATGCAGATAACTGGTTGTCCGCTTCTATTTCTTGACAAGGAAGAAGTGTTGGAAGTACATGAACACCGAGTAGAGTTGCCATGTAATTTTTATGAACTTCGACAAATCAAGCTTGAAAGGTTATGCCATGGTGATAGAATGGCTAGTCCAATGAGGGTAATAGAGCAAACCCATACAACAGAATATGAAAAAGGAAATAATAAGGAAGCCGTTACTGTCACACGAAGGATAGGTTTCCAGGAAGTCGCTATCGTACCTCAGCATCGCCGTCCTGATAGTCCTATGTTCAAAGAGTCCACATCTACATTTGTTGATGCCAACTTTCATCCTGGTGCCGACTTGACATATAAAGTACAAGGTAATATCATCATAACCTCCATACCGGAAGGTTTTATTCGTATTGCCTTTCGTGAAATAGCATCTGACGAAGATGGTTTTCCCATGATAGTGAATGATGCTTCTTTTCTGAGGGCGTTGAAGTCTTATATCAAATACAAATGGTATACAGATCTGTTAGACGAAGGCAAGCTCGGACAAGATGCCCATTACATATATGAAAAGGCAGAACAAGATTATTATGCCAACATATCCCAGGCAGAAAAATCATTGCTTAACATTACGCCGGAGAAGATGCGGAATATTGCAAATATTTTGACAGACATGATGCCACGCAAGTATGAACATGCCTCCGGGTATAATGATCTGAACAAGGAACATTCGCTCCGGGTACATTAGAAGTTTTTCATTTCTGTTTATATTCTGTTTACAAAGTAAGGCAACTGATTGAAATTCAGTTGCCTTTGTACCCTACGGCAGAGTCTATGTTATTTTGGATTTTTGGTATCTAATTGTATATTATGTACCTTTCTATGAGGTGATTTTAGAAAACATGGATATTTCTGGAGATTATAGATGGTAAAAGTGTTTACATTTTTGTTTACACAAAAGCACTCCTTTACTTAATCTACAAAGAATTGAATTTTTTCATACTTTCTTCTTTCATTTTGTCGACAATCCCTAAGTAGCGTTTTAGCGTGTTGAATGATTTGTGGCCAGTCCACTTCATGAAGACCGCCGGCTGTATGTCTAAATAAAGAGCCATAGTGATGAATGTCTTTCGGGCTACATGAAAGGTCAATGCTTCTGCTAATGTCATTTCCTTAATAATCCTTTCATTTCCTAAGAATATAGTCTTGTGTATCATTCGGTTAAGACCTGCCATCTCACCTATTGCTTTAAGGTATAAATTGGTTGATTGGTTGCTTAAAACAGGTAAAGCAAAATCACCTTTGATGTTCTTATATTTTTCCAAAATACCTTTGCTATAGTCATTTAGTTCAATTTTAAGGGAGTCATTTGTTTTTTCAGTGATGATTTCAAAATAATCCTCATGAATATTAGTTTTGCGTAATTGTTTGACATCGGAATACCTTAGTCCAGAAAAGCAGCAGAAGATAAAGACATCTCTTGTGGCTCTGTATTGAACTGGCAAATTACAGTTAGCTACTTTTTTTATTTCGTCGGGATTTAGATAGATAGGTTCATCAAAGGCATAATGGAGTTTTGGTTGTAAAGTGAATCCTATATCAGTAGGAGTATATTTGTTTTCGAAGGCCCATTTCATAAAGCGTCTGAATTTGCGTAATATAGAATCGACCGATAAATTAGTCAATCCTTTATTTTGTAGGAAAGAAAGAAAACCAAGTATAATGTTTTCGTCTATTTGAGCTATTGGTGTTCCTGGTCTATATTCGTGAAAATCCGTTTTGACGGTTAGAAGGTTTTTTTTAGTGTTGGGGCTCCATTGCTGCATGAGTTGTTCCTTTTGGATAAAGATGTTGAAGACCTCTTCAAAGGTTTGGCCATCATTATTCTTTTCATCCTGGTTTAGACCTAGAATTTTTCTTATATCATCTTTAGTAGGAACTTCAAATTTCTCACCCTTCTCGTAGAAGAAATCCTGTAAGTTTTTTTTCATTTGAGTGAGCTGCCTATTGATAAATGCAGCGTCCCTCCAGTTTGGCTTGCATTGCTGTCTATTCTTATCCCACATCTTTTGTTCCACATGCCAAGGCAGATAAATCTGGAGTCTTTGATTGGCCCAGGTGAGACTAAGTGATATGCTATAACCGTCTTTCCTTTTTACAGGGTGAAGATAGTAACGTATGTTGTATTTCATAGTTCAATTATGTACCAAAAGGTTCTTCGTTCAAATTTAACAGGGAAGATTGTTCTAAGTCTTTTTTATTATATGGTTCTACATGCTGTGGGTTCATTTCTTTATAAAGAGATAGCTGTTCTTTGAGAGAGTTTATAAGTTCGTTTTTTAGCTCAGCATTCTTTTTTATAGCATCAATTAGTTCATCCTTTTGTTCAATCAATCGAATGAGTTGGGAGGAAGTCCATCCATAGTATTTATCTTTTTCGTCCTTTGGTTCAAGACCGTCGACATACATATTGCCATTACCGGTGAGCAACCATTCGATGTTGAATTCTTGGAAATGGTCACAAACTTTATTGCACATCTTTCTCGACAGGTCCAATCTGCCGCTGCTTATCTGCCGTAAGGTAGATTCCTTGACACCGATCTCATCAGCCATTTGCTGCCAAGTCATCTTTTTGATTTCCTTTATTCTGACTAACCTTTTGCAGGCATTAATATCAATAGCTTTATTCATTTTTTTAAGGATTAAATTGGTTAAACATGAGTTTTAAGTCTAGCTATATTTTGTCTTTGACATTTCCTTTGTATTTTTTAACACATCAATAATACATTTTATTACAATGATTTAGGTAATTGCATAGATTATTTAATAAACATTTTACTCCACATATCAATATTTATTTGTACCTTTGCAATATGATATAATAAATACATTTATCTATAATTTATGTATTCGAAGAGGTAAAATTATTTTATGAATATAGTATATTAAAGTATGTTTTAACTTTATTTAGATATGTTAGTAATAGAAAGTGAAGAAAAGTTTTCGGAAATCCTGAAAAAGGCAATGAAAGAAGTAGGGAGAGAAAGTAAAAACGTGAATCCGATAATAGGAGGATGGGACAATGTAATAGATTTCCTAGGCATCGATAAGCATCAGATAAAGCAGAACTACAAATCAGGCTTTTATGGTGATGCTTTACAAATACTGGGCCATTCTGTGGTACTGAATACACAAAGGCTTTGGGAAATATTAAAATCACGTAAGTAGGGAATGGAACCTATCATCATAGAAAAAAAGAAAGGCAGACTACTAGGTCGAAGCATTATGAAAACGTTGCTCAATGGATTGGGCGATGGTTTTTATAAGGTTACGATAAAGAAGATGCACCACAGCCGTAGTAATCAACAGAACAGATGGCTGTGGGGGCAGATATATCCGAGGATACTGCATGGCCTGATTGATGCTGGATGGGAGAACGTAACGACAGAAGAGCAGGTACATGAAATGTGTAAGGTGATGTTTGCCGGAACCGATATAGTAAATCCTAATACAGGTGAGATTACAACAATACCTAATAGGACGAGTGAAATGGATACAGTTACTTTCAGCCTATATTGTATGCAACTAAGGATGTTTGCGAGTGATATGTTAGGGATTACGATTCCGGAACCTAATGAAAGGCTATTGCAAGAATGAAAAGGTATCAGAAAGAAAGGCCAAACTAGGAACATGTTCTGATTGTGAGTATAGTACTCCCAAAGGAACAAAGAGTCTTAAAGGAGAGTTTTTCATGGGCGGTTGTGACTTTTGGACACCAGATGTTAAACACCCTAATTTTTACTTTCTAGATAAAGAATGTGAGAATGGGCATTATAAGAAGCGAAAGGATTAATTATTAGTTTATAGTTATAGGGGCTAGATCGGAAGTCATGAGCCGGTGACAAGGGTTTTTTGTCAAGTTGTTTTACCCGCCCCTTTATTTAAAAACTTGACATTCGATTAATGAATAATAAAAATGACTTGATATGGAAAAAGAGTATGTAAGACTTTACAGAGAATACGACTGCCACAAATGGATAACTGATCCAAATACCATGGCTGTGCTTGTAAGATGTTTGTTTAACGCAAATACTAATGACACTTTTTTTGAGGGTCATCTTATATCGAAAGGAAGTTTTGCGACAAGTGTATCATTACTTTCAAAACAAACAGGTGTTAAACAAAATGCAATCAGGACAGCATTGAAACGACTAACAACTGACAAAATAATTAACATTCAACCCACAAACAGATTTACAATAATAACAGTCTGTGAATATGGATATTACAATGATTTTCCACAAACCAAATTAGAAACAACTAACAAACAACTAACAAACAACCCCCTATTCAACTCACAAACAACTGACGAACAACCCACTCTTCAACTCATAACAGAAGAAGATAAAGAACAAGGTATTCTAAAGAAAAAAGAAGATGCTAAAGTATTTTCTAATAAAAAAGAAAAAGGTTTTGTCAAACCAACTATTGATGAAATCCGAGATTATTGTCATCAAAGAGGGAATCACGTCGATGCAGAAAAGTTTTGGAACTATTACGAGAGCATAGGTTGGAAAGTCGGTAAAAATCCAATGAAAGATTGGAAGGCTGCAGTGAGAACTTGGGAAAGAAAAGAAACCGATGTGAATAGAGAATCTACCCAGCTATCGTCACGCTGGGGCGAAAAAATTAATGTTGAACGCAAAGATAATTATTGGCAAGAATGATAGACAGGGAACAGATATACACTTGGTGGAAGATATTCCAGGACAATGGTGCCAAGCTTTGCGAAATACGCTGTCTTGATGGCAAAAGGTCCTACAGTGGCTATTTTCGTTCATTAGATAACATCATCCGCGAAATAGAGCCTTTGTCGGAGCGTGACAATATGCAGATCTATTTTGTGATGAACAGCATCAAAGAAGAATGTTACGACAGACAACAGAAAGAACGGCTGATTGAGAATGCTAAAAATCAAACTTCGGACAACGATATTAATGGCCGTTCCTTCATACTGCTTGATTTTGACCCCGAACGTCCTGCCGGTATAGGTAGTACAGAAGCACAATTAGAAGCTGCTCACAAAGTAGCAAGGACAGTGTACAACTATCTTTTGGAACAAGGACTAGGAAGTCTTATCGTATGCAAATCAGGCAATGGAATACATATATTGATACCTGTTCGAATGGCTAATACGGAAGAGAACAAAAACGTTGTGGAGCGTTTTTTAAAGACCATTGCAATGATGTTTGACACGGAAGAGGTACATTGCGATACGAAAGTGGCCAATGCAAGCCGGATTACAAAACTCTATGGTACATATGCGAAAAAAGGAACAAACACTAAAGCGCATCCTTGGCGTTTGTCTAAGTTTTGGAAAATACCAGATGCGATAGAACCAAATTCGATAGAGTATGTAAAGAAGATAGCTGACCTTTTTCCTAACGAAAAGCCAACACCATCTAAAGAGAATAATTTCGGTAGGAGTCAATTTGACATTGTAGAATTTTTAAATAGACACAATATAGAATACAGAACCGTTCGTATATCCGGTGGTACACGATACATACTCAAAGAATGCCCATTTGACTCGAACCATAAGGATCCAGATAGCATGGTATTCCAACATGACAATGGCGCATTGGCATTTTTCTGCTATCACAGCTCATGTTCGTCCTATACCTGGCGAGATTTTAGGCTGCATTTTGAGCCTGATGCCTATGACCAGAATGCTTATCGTGACTATCAGTATAAGCGACAGCATGTGATGATGAAGAGTGAAGTTAAGCCAATAGCTGAACCGATAGTAGAAGACAATGAGAAAGGCCCTATATGGTTACGAATGTCAGAAATCAAACGACCGAAGTTTGACATATCCAACTATATCCCATCTGGTGTAGAACAGATAGACAGGCTCACTGTTGGATTCCGTCGTAAGCATGTCACCGTGTGGTCAGGCTATAGGGGTTCCGCAAAGACAACCGTACTGAACATGCTCATTCTGAATGCTGCACAGAGAGGATATAAAACAGCACTTTGGACTGGCGAACTTGATGGAGAAGAAGAAAAGAACTGGCTGTACCTACAAGCAGCAGGAAAGATGTTCAACGTTCCAACAAACGTATCAGGTTTCTACGAAACACCAGATTGGGTATGTGATAAGATAGACCCATGGATTGACAAACACATGAGAATATTCAACAACAAATATGGTAATGACTTTAACCAAATAGTAGATAGAATACGGTTGTTGAAGAAAGAAATAGACCTCGATGTTGTGATGTTTGACAACCTAATGACATTGGATATAGACAGCCTAGACGGAGATAAGAACGAAAGGCAGAAACGGACAATGCTCATCTTGACAGACCTAGCCAAGGAACTAGACATACACATTCATGTAGTAGCTCATCCGAACAAGTCCGGGAACTTTCTACGTATGAATAACATTTCGGGCACAGGCAATATACCAGACCTAGCGCAAAATGTTTTGATACTACATAGAGTAAATCAGGACTTCATGATTAACTCCAAAGAATTTCTACCTAATCTGACTATACAGGAAATACTAGAATCGAAATGTACAAACTGCATAGAGATATGCAAGTGGCGTGACAAAGGATCTGCCGTAGACAACTTTATCAAACTCTATTTTGAGAAAGAGAGTAACCGGCTTAAGAATTCACTAGCTGAAAACATCCACTATAATTGGGAGGAAAGTTTGAACAAAGCAGTCCGAACAGAACCATACACAGATTTTTTTAAAGAAACTAATTGCCCGTATTAACATTTAAAATATACAGATATGAATCACGACATAAAACATTGCAATGGAGAAAACTGTCCTGTAAGAGAGACCTGCCATAGATATGTGGCACACGTTGATCTAATCGAACCAGCCAAAGTAAACGAACCAATCAGTGGTTTTCAGTCCTATTTAAATGCATCAACATGCATCAGTGAAGATCTTAAGATGTACTGGGGAGAGAATTATCAAATTAAGTGCTAGGGTGTCATGGGTAAGCAATACACACTTTTTGATATAGCCGAAATAGAAATAAGGCCTTGTTGTGGAAATTGTGAAAATTACTCCTGGGTTAAATATTTTGGTGGTAGACACCAAGAGTGCAGCCGAGTGCTGAACAGAGCCCACCGGCCATACAGACCCAAAGCCAGTGGAGTAATATGCCCCTATTATAAACGAAAGGAATAAAGATGGAAATAGAGACTAAATTTGGCCTAGGTGAATCAATATTTTATATTGACAAAGGATTGGTTAGAGAAGCGAAAATCATTGAAATCAATATAAGAATGATACAATGTAGCATACTAACGGTCATTTATGGACTAGAGGATGGTAATTGTATCTTAGAGGGTGGGGCCTTTAGTTCAAAAAAAGCCCTTCATGATTATATAGATGCGCAATGTCGCTAATTAAAAGTAAGTATTAAAGTTTCATCCTTTACGGATTGTGACAAAAAAAAATACCTTGCTATTTTTGCAATATAAAATAGCAAGGTAAATGACTGTATCTCGGTTTGACATAGATTATAATAACAGGAAGCTGCATATCACCGCTGATGCAGGTGAAGGACATACTATTGCAGCCATCAAGATAGATAGCTGTAGAACGTTCAATTGTGGAGAGGAAGCCAGCATACGGTCAATAACCGTGTATGAAGGCCAGACCCAAACCCTAGACAATTATGAAATTGATTTAGATCTGATTGAGATAAATGGATTAACATTATCCCAATCATTATTTTTTGCGTATATCTATACAGATGACGGCCAGGCAGGAGAGACGGAATTAATACCGTTCTATGATTTAATGGCATTAAAGCGTTATGTTTATAATGCAATCAAAGACGAACTTTTGCCATGTAACAAGTGTGAGTCTGTCAGCGATATGGTTGTTGACAAGGTAATGCTTTACTTTGGATTTACACATGCGGTAGAGTTGGGGCAATACCGTGATGCTTGTGAATTCATCAATAGTATATATAGAAACCAAGTAAACGGTAGTAGGAGGTGTGGGTGCCATGGACGTTAACCCCATAATGAAATATCTGAAGACGCTGAAAAGTGTTGGAACCATAAGCGGGGTAGAGATAAGATACCTTGCGCTTTATGCCTTTTTGGCAGAAATGTTTGAGCAGAGTAGCCTTACAAAAGAAGAAACGTGTGAAATTAATACAATACTAGATTGCCTAAGACGAAAGTCTTGTCTTATTGCTAATATAGAAGATTTTGAAGAAGCAGTAGAACAATCATTAGGATTATTGATGACCGCAGGAAGAACTAATATCAAAACTGCCAATGGCACTTATATTCGTTTGATGAGTTAATAATGTAATAAAATGGCTGAAAAGAGTAAAACAATATTAGAGCTTGACAAACTAGCAAAGGCAGAGCCACATGATCAAATACCTGTTGCTAGAGTTTCGCGTCCCCATGGCGATGATAAGATTGAGCTAGGAGATATAATATCTTTTGATGAAACTAACAAAACACTAACCTTATATGGCACATATGTTTTAGACGTATCATCACTTTTAGATAAGAAATACACAGTATCAGTAGCAATAAAAGACGAACGGACAGATTTAGGTGAAGTTAATATAGACAATAACGGCACAACAAAAACTGTCAAAGAAGGGACAACAGTTGTTCTAAATGCGATCCCAATTACAGAAAGAACACCTAAAGTATACTTTGTCCAATGGTTAGAAGATAACATTCCCTCACCTACAAGACAAATAAATGTAGATAGTGATAAAACATATACAGCAGAATTTGCTGAAGAAGTACATATCGTTGTACAGATAGATGGTACCAGTATAGGTACTGGAACAGTTGACGTAGCTGCTAAGCGAAAAAATGACCCAATAGATTTGCAAAGTGATGGGATAAGAGTAGGTGATGTTGTGACGTTGACAGCCACAGGTGTGACCAATAAACCTAGCGCATGGAAAGACGGGAAGGGCAATGCCATCGAAGACGGTGAAGTGTATGCCATAGACACGTCGGCAGACGAAATTACAATGACCTGTACGTTCACGTATAAGGATGGGATGCCGTTAGCTTATAAGGCTGAGTTTAATGGGGCCAAAATAACCACAAAACTTACAATAGGTGTACAATCTTACCCTGGAACGACAGCAGGAACCGCTGTGATACAGCAGAACGGCACGACCATAGCAGAAGAGAAACCCATAGAGATAGCGGATGGGTCCAACATCGTGCTTGTGGCATCTGCGAAAGAAGGATGGAAGTTTGCCGGATGGTGGAAAGGAGGAAAGGAAATACAAGGAGCCCCTCAGTCATACGGCATAACTGTTAGTGCTGATACGGCAGGGACGTATACTGCCAAGTTTAAGCGGAGCGGAGCACCGGACTTTTACTATGGTGCCGTGGTGCCAGATGCGACTAGCGGGAACGCTTACGATAAGCAAAACCTGATTAACGAACTGACCCCCGGTTACGTGGATGGCAGCACGTTTACCACACCGGACCTGGCGGTAGGGTTAGGAAAGAAGTTCATCATGCTGTATAACCCAAGCAAAGTGAAGCCGACGAGTGGGCAAATGCTGTCGGGAGGATTGACAACGGACTATGTGGAATCGGACTTTTCAAACGCTCGAAAATTTTTGCTATCCACAATTACGCATAATAATGTACAATATAATACATTTGAAAGTAAAGAACCAATGAAGTCAAACGATGTTACTTATAATATAACATTGACAAAACAATAATTACATTTAATCAACCTAATGTTTAATAATTAAAAAAGTAAAGACATGGCAGAAGAGAACATGCACAACGGATTAAGCCCTTACGAGGCACTCAAAGTGAGTAAATTGACTAGCAGACCCAGCGGTGTGGGCATTGGCGGCTTGGTAGTCGGCGTTGGAGCCGCAGTGGTTGGTGTTGGCGGATGGATATACGCCCACGGACAGGCAAAGCGAGCCCAGGAAGTAGCAGCCGCCAATAACAATGCAACTCAGAAGCAACTTGACTTGCTCACTCAGCTGTTGAGTTCTGAGCGCAACGAGCGAATTGCCGGCGACCGTAACCTTACCATCAGTATCAACGACTCAGTCAGCGGCCAGCAGCAGGCCACCCAGTCGCAGAGTACCGTGCAGAGTGTTGAACAGAGTCTGTTCAAGGATGCCGTTATGGGCAATCTGCGCCAAGCCCCTGTTGAAGTTGTCCGTGTAAGTGGTCAGCGTCAGTGTGGTTGTGACGACGGTTGCGGCTGTAACGGCTAAATTCAATCATTAAGGTGGGTAGGGAGAGTGTTCTGTGTACTTTAGCTTTCCCACCCACCTTATTTAAAGTACACACACAATGTTATTCGATAAAAAAAAGAAGATGGCCAATTACGCGAATGCGATGCAGAATTTCCGACCGACGAGCAAGTATGCCTTAAAGCATTTTTGCCTGATAGCCACAGGTCTGGACCTGGAAGAGGCACAAAAACTCTATGCTTTCTTGTCAGAAGGATTGGAGACATTGCCAGACTTTGACCCGCTGCCGCCCACGTTTATGGATAAAACTAAGGCAACGATCGCCGAAGTGTTTGGACTTATAAAAGAGCATGAGGACGAGTTAGGTAAAGGATATGGGATACTGCAAGCATTGTTGGCTAAAAAGGGGACGGTGCTGCCTGATATAGATAGTGCTGCATTAGCAGAACCGCTGCCACCGATTAACGGATAGAAGAGATAGATATAATAGAAAGGATAGATATGATAGGTGCTAAGGTGGCATTTAACGTATATGCCAAAAGTCAAGAAGAAGCCGAAGTGGCAAGTAAAGCAATAGCCGACTTCGTTGACAAGATGGCAAAACAGGGAGTGGCAGTAACGGCAGAGAAACTGACACAAGCTGTGAGAAATTGGGGGAACAATCCATTGGTAAGAAACTATTTTAAATGACGATATAATATGGTTGAAAATACCGTGAAAAAATGTCCGCACGATTGTCTGAAATGTAGTATGGCGCAACAGATATACTGCACATCGCAGAACACGCACGACATTGCGATGATGCTGTCTGAATGGCGTGGAATGATGTTTGGCGGAGTTGGCAAAGTAACTAATAGCACAGAAGAGGACGGTGCAGAGAATAGACCCTCAAATGAACAACCTCAAAACTATAATGAACAATGAGTTGTAACTGCAAAAAGAACGGTACCACGGAAATTGACTTTCTAACCTTGGTACCTGGTGGGACCACCACCGATGCCAACTATCAATTGGCAGTGACACATTACCTATGTGGCAACCGCAAGGTATGTGCTAACGGTAATTTTCCTGTGATGGGAGAATTGAAATACCAAGTCATGGGTACGCCGGAATCTCTAGGTAACGGTACCTATTGTTGTCAGGTGCTCTGTACTGGCACCGTGACGTATATGCCTTACAAATCGGGCCAGAACTGTGGCTGTAATGGTTGCAATTGCCCCAAGACCGACAATGTGTATTTTATGCTGTGTGTGCCATGTGAGAGTATGGCAGTGCCTACAATCACTGGCGGTGTTGTCGTGGCCGCGCCCACCAATCTGAGCGATTGCTGCAATGTGACCAACGCCGTTGAGCTGACTACCAGCATCAATGTGGCCACAGCCCAGACTGCAACGACAAGCAAAAAGGCATAAAGAAGATGGTGGACGTTGCGATGATAGTGTTGTCGGCAGTATTGGCCAACCACCTCGAACTGATAGAGGCGGTAGAAAAAGTTATACGCCATGAGATACCAATTGTGAACTGCAGCAAGTGCCTTACATTCTGGTCGGTTTTGGCGTATATGCTTCTAACGGGCCACGCTGTGATAGCCTGCATTGCAACGTCTTTTTTATGTGCTTGGGTAGCGACTTGGATAGAGTTGCTGCTTGGTATCATAGACCACTTTTATTTACGAATCTATGAAAATTTTTATTCCGAAACAACCAATGCCGAAGATACCGAAGAAACGGTGTCCGAAGTGCAACAAATAGAGAAAGAACTATGAAGTATTGTGACATAATAAAGTCGTCGCCCAATAATGGCGAAAAAGGAATGTGGGCAAGTGTGGATAGAATGTCTAACTTCCTTGAAAAAGTGAAGGAGAATCATCCCCATGAAGTGAAAAGATTTTTGAGAGAAGAGTATATAGCCATGAACGGCAAACACTTGAATGAGGGTGTGGCCCGTAAGTTGGTATCGGACATGCACCACAGCAAGGGCAACAAGGTCTATCGTGGCGAAATGATAAGCCCAGAAGAAGCTGCATCAAAGTTTGGCAAAAAAGAAGAATGGTATTGGGATGCATACGTTGCTGCTAATGCCATGATGCACGATTTGGCTAACACTGAATTAAGTAATAGTCAGATTCTTGATGTAGCCAATAAGTTTTTCTTCGAGGATGAAGATTTCTCGGACGAAAACAAACTATTTTGGTATTTTGAATGGTTATTGTTTTAAATTTTAAAGTTGTAATATTATGTCAGTAACAATAGGTTCCCCTATATCACTTAATGCGGACTACCCTAACGTAGACGATAGGTACACAATTGATGGCAATCCATACGCCAGTGTGTCTAATGCTGCAGAGGCCCTAAGCACGAAGATAAACGAATTGTATATAGGTTTGACTGTTTTGGTAAAAGAAAGCAGTTGGCCGAAGGCTAAGGAGTATTGGGTGCAGCCGTATGACAACAACGGAGTGACAGCGTATCATCTGGAGGAAAAGCTCGGTAGCCAGGCAGAGCAAAAACAAAGCGACTGGAACCAGGCCGACGAAAATGAGAAAGATTTTATCAAGAACAAACCTACCAAGGTAAGCCAATTCTCCAATGATGCCGGCTATGCCACGAGGGAACAGGTCAATGCCAGGCAGGAGGCTTTGGTGTCTGGTACTAACATTAAGACCATTAACAACCAGAGCCTGTTAGGTGGCGGCAATATCAGCATACCCGCTGTTGTTGTTGACCAGGCTCTCTCTCCTACCAGCACCAATCCTGTGCAGAATAAGCGGATATTCGAAGCTTTGGCTAACAAAGTCGATAGGGTCAGTGGCAAGCAGCTGAGCACGGAGGACTTTACGGCCATCTTAAAACAGAAACTGGAGTCTATGCCAACCATCAGTGTTGACGGCGATGTCCTTATCATCAATGGCAAGGAATATAAACTCTCCCCGGTGCCTGTAGTGGCAGACTACTATATTGGGTGGGACACTGGTTCCAAGGCTGACTTTGCAGCCAAGACCGATGCACAGATTCTTGAGCTGGCCACAGGATATAACGTCAAAAGCAATCCAACTTACCGCCGTGCCTTTGGTTCGAACAATATTTTCTTTTTGCTGTATCAGAGCCAGCTGCTACCGACGAAAGTCGTCTTTACTTCCCAAAACATCGACCAGGTGCAGAATATTGACTCAGAAGACAATTCCTGCCCGCATGCCGATGTCGTAATCGAAGGTGTAACCTATAAAGTATTTGGCATAAGAATGGTGACAGGTTACGACCAAACAGATTCTATCACAATAAATTATGAATAAAAAATTTAACAAATAAATTGGAAAAATGGGAAACTTAACTATTTCAGGAGGTGGTGTAATAACCACGATAGGTCTAGCAAACATTGATAGACGCTATGGGCCCTACGAATCGGTGGCAGCAGCCTATGCCGCGCTGAGTGCGGATGGGCTGATAACCCCGGGTCTCACCGTGGGTATACTCTCGGGGAACACGGTAACCGAATATTGGTTTAACGGCGGTGTGACCCAGGCGCACTTGGTGCCGAAACAGACGGCGCAGAGTACTAACTGGTCTGACATTGAAGGTAAACCTGCAGACCTGGTGCAGGATGCGCAGTATGTGCATACTGACAACAACTACAGCGATGAGGATAAGGCCAAGCTGACGAAGGTTGATAAGAAGCAGGACACGCTTGTGCCTGGTACGAATATCAAGACGGTGAACGGACAGTCGCTCTTGGGCGCAGGCAATCTAGAAGTGACCGGGAAGTCGGCCTATGAGGTTTACGTGGATAACGTGCCAGCTGGTGAGACACGGCTTAGCGAAGCGGAGTGGCTGGAGTCGTTGAAGGGCGAGACCGGAAGCACGGGGCATAACCCGTGTTTGGGTCGATACAATATGTTCCCCGACCCGGCACCCGAGGCAGTGGCTGGCGACTACCTGTTTGTCGACGACACAACGGAAAGCCCTGTGGTGACCTATGTGTATAAGTATGACGGTAAGGCATGGGACAGCGGAGCCGTGGTGGTCACCAGCGAGACTGGGACAGACACGGGGACGGAGACGCAGATCGTGACGGAAGAAGTGAGCCTGAGTTCGGGGTTGAAAGTAGGCCAATTGTCTAAATCTAACGGTGTTTATGTTTATAAAAATTGGTCTAATATTAATCATCTGATGGTCCCAGCAGCAGGTTATTCAAAGGTGATATTCACCTCCAAACCAGAAGGGTCAGACGGTTTTGTGTTTGCATTCCTAGCATCTGATACTTTGGTAGTAGACAAAGCACCGACATATGCACCAGGAGAGACGTCTGTGCGTTGGTTCCAAGCTGACGGAGCCGACCATGAGGTGGAAATACCGAAAGGGACCACCCACATCTATGTAGGAATGTCTGGTGAAGGAGACGGGTCACATAGATATCAGCCTGCACGGATGCAGCTGGTGAAAGAGGTGACCACGACAACGGTGAAAAACGAAAAGAAGACCATGAATGTTGTCCTGCGGCGGATGTTCTTTGCGCAGGGCAGATATGCCAGTAAGGACAGCTACACCGAAGACCCAACGGTGGTGACATCGGGCATAGTGCAGGGCGGACGAGGCTTTGCGTTAGAGTTGAAAACGGGCTATGTGGTGAGAGCAGTCCACATGACAGACCTTAAAGGAAACGTAGTGAAGTTGAATTATTGGCCTCCTGATACTACCTTGGTATGGGGAAGCGGCTCTGGTAAGAACTATTACAGCAGTATGAATGTGCCTCCGAAGTATGGCGTTGTGATAGAAGTGAAACGTGAAGACGGCGGCACTTTAGGATATGACGATGCCATGGTGGAGATGTTCGAATACCTGGATGACGCAAAGCTGACGAGGGACACGAGCAATCCGGCCTATGACAAGGTACAATACCGCCTGCGTCAGATGTGCCATTTGGTCTATACGCCGCTGCGAGACATACCTTTCACCGTACCCACTTCTTGGGCACCGAACCAGGAAGGTAAGTTCCAACTTGCAGGTGAGCTTATGGTAGGACCTCCATACAGCGACGTTGGTATATGTCAAAAATATATCGGGCAGCACGTTTCTTTCTACACCTTTCTGACGGCTGTGCGCAACCCGCTGTCGCTGCTTTACACTGAAAAGGTAGGTAGCAAAAGTTCGCACTATGGTATCGATTACACAGGGACCACCGATTCGAGCATTACGCAAACTTATTTTGGTGCTGTATGCAGCTCATTTGCCCAATACATATCAGGTATGAAACATATAAGCGTCGTGTCATGGTTGGGCAAAAAAAATGGCATGACAGAGGTGACGATAGATTTCGACACAGTACAGTTGTTCGACTTTTTGTGTTTGAGCGGTCATGTGTATATGGCAACGGACATTATTAGCGAGGGAGGCCAGCGGAAATATGTCGTTCTGTCCGAGATGAGTCGGCCAACGTCCATAAGTGTTGCCTATACAAGAGATACTTTTACAGCACACCGTATGGGCGGGGTCGTCCATGTGTGGCGATGGAACGGCTGGGAAAACGTGCCTGCAGCTGAAGCCACCCCGTTCATCAACCAGGGAATGGACGACTATGAGGACGCTATCGATTACAACGAGGATATATGCACCTTTGCCGGAGATAAGGCAACGTTCGGTGTGGGCGACAAAATCTACCTCAATATTCGACGCGACGGGAAATACACTTCCGTCAAGCTCTCGAACGAGGACGGCAGCTTTGTCGAGACCATTCCAATCTCTGAACTGGCAGCGGACACTTCGTTGACCCCCAATTCCAGAGACTGGGTATCTCTCAACCTCACTACCTATAACTTGGCAGCTGGCCTCTATAACGCCTGCGCGTTGGATGCAGATGGCAATGCTTCAGGATATACCTACTTCGAAGTGTTGGACGTGCAGCTGAGTGTCGAGGGTTCCGGAAACAGCTACACTGCCACGTTCTCCTCATCCAATGGCCAATGCTATCTTGTCGAGGGCGAAAACACAGGCGGGTTCCCCGGCAACTACTACATCGACGGATTGGAAGACGGCAGCGTGGCCGTCACGCTGACCAGCAGCACGCGTTACATCAGGGTCTTCGCCAGAGGCCAATACGGCGTGGCGACCAAACGTGTTTATGTAGACGCTTAACCGCATGAAAAAAAATGCTAATCACAAGACGCAGTGGCACACGGTGGTTTTCGCCGTGTGCCTGGCTGTGTCAATAGGTCTCATCGTAGGCGGCTTCTTTGTTCCACCAATGGGCATAATCGATGGGTCCGTGCTGACGGCTGTGGGGATGCTATTTGGCTATGCGGCATTGGCGCAGCTGCCATACGTAGTCCGGAGCCGCAAGGCCATGACCATCAAACACGGCAATATGTCTGTGTCAGTCGGAGAGCCTGCTGGGGCCGACGACGGTGAGGAGGACCAAGACCCATGCTGATTTTTTTAGAGGTGATAGAGAGGATAGATTTGATAGAGAGGATAGACTATGAATAGAAAAATAAACGAAATTATATTACACTGTACGGCTACTCCAGAGGGGAAAGACTATACGGTGGAGGACATCAGAAAATGGCACGTTAAAGGTAACGGATGGAAGGACATCGGTTACCATTATGTAATCTACCGTGATGGGACTATCCATATAGGAAGGCCTATTGAACAGGTTGGTGCGCATTGCAGCGGGCATAATGCTAATACTATCGGCATTGTGTATGTCGGTGGGCTGGCTGCGGACGGAAAGACGGCAAAGGACACGCGGACAGATGCACAGAAGGAGGCGATGTACACACTATGCAAGATTTTGTGTGATACTTTAGGGATTAAGAAGATTACAGGCCATAGGGAGTATGCTGCCAAGGCATGTCCATCGTTTGATGTGCAGAAGTGGAGAAAGGAGGTGGGGTTATGATTTACAAATATCCGATGGGAATATATCCCCGTATATTGTGGATAACGTTTGATGCTACGCCGGAGGAGTTGAACACCATGTTTCCGACTGGCGATTCAAAAGATGTTCCTTTCGCAGAACTCGATAGGTGTACTAATGCATGTGTTGATTCTGTGTGCGACGCAGAAAACAAAGGTGGTTTATTGATACGCTTTGATAGAATAGAGAATGCTAATATGTGTGAGGTGGCCCATGAAGCAAATCATGTGGCTGATGAGGTATATAGATACATAGGTGCGACCCCAGACGTGACTAATAATGAGCCGCATAGTTATCTTGTTGGATGGGTGGCTAATTGTGTGGAGGAGGCAATGAAAGAACAAGAAAAGCAAATTACAGGCAAATAAAGAGGTGTTCAGAATCAGTAAGTTAAAATTGAAACGGATTTAGTTTGCAAATAAGAAGCAAAAAGATTTATGAGAATAATTAAAGTTGAATGGATTGACAGTACAGCATCCAACCAGAATTGGTTGATGAAAGCAGATATTGACAATTGGGACGATGTAGAGCCATTATCAATCTTTACCTATGGTGCATTGGTGCAGGAAGATAAAAACTATATCGTCGTGGCCCAAAACTACGGCTTTGACCCCGAACAGTGCTGCAACCTTATGTCGATACCGAAAGGCTGCATAAAAGAAATCAAGACAATCGAAGAATTATTAAAACCAACAGAAAAATGAAACAGTATATCACAACAGAAGAAGCAATAAAACACTGCGAAGAGGATGGCTATGTAATTCCGAGCGTATTTATCTCGGTATTCCCGAACAACCTCGGCATTAACCTTTGCGCCGTCAAAGGATTCGAGATAGAGATAACTGATGACGGGCAGTACAAGTCCCTCCGTGTTGACTTCATCCCAGAGGAGCATGATCAGTTGAATCCTGAGTACCACAGAGAGTTGCATTTCTAACCCTCAAAGCTAACAACAATGTATAGAGCAAAAGAAGTTGAAGATGCACTTGCAACACAAGAAAACAAAAACATATAATAATATGGATATTAATGTAGACACGGACAACGGGTGCGGGTGCTTTTTAGCACTTGTGCTATTTGTTTTGCTTTCTGTTGCGGCATTGCTGGTGGGTGGTTGTTCCAGCACAAAGGAGGTCGAACACGTCTACCACCACGATACTGTGTATAGCAATTCTGTGGTGCATGACTCGGTGGATAGGTGGCACACTCACTATGAGTTTGTAAAGGGCGACACTCTGCACATGATTGATACGTTTTGGCGTGATAGGTGGCATATTGCCTACGATACGGCATATAAGACCGTGGTGGAGGTGCAGACCAACGATGTGGAAAAGATTGTAGAGAAGAAGGTATATGTATGGTGGTCATTTTGGGTCATACTTGGAATAGCCGTTGCACTTGGCTTGGGGTGGTTGATTAAGAACAAGTTTCAACACCCTTGCTAGGAAAGAGGAAGAGCAATAAAAAAAAAGAGCCTACAAGAATCAATACTGACTCCTGTAGGCTCTTATTATGTAATTGAAAGACGTTCTGCCAATGCCTCGCAAAGAACACGGCTTTGATTTACTTCCACTGCATTGCCGATATACTTCTTCTGCTCACTTTGGGTACCAACAAGAATATAGTCAGCTGGGAAGCCCATAATTGCCTTCAGCTCGGATACCTTGAGCATACGCATCTTGATGTCGATAATACAGTACTGGGCCATAAATTCCTTAATCCGACGTGTCATAGGACTGTCTGTTTCGTAGACTTTGATGCCTAAACCTTTTTCAGTTTGAATGAGATAAGGTGGCATTTTATCCATTCTAGCGATGAGTGTGAAACATGGTTTATCAACAGAACCACCAGCACTATTATACTGAGGATTCATTAAAAAACAATCCACATTAACAATCTTTTGTTTCGGTGTAGTCAATATGGAAGGGCTAATGCTGTCGATACTTGATAGTTGACCACCTCCACTATATTCGTTAGCAATAAAAGTAATCTTCGCTAGACGATCATGAGTGGATAATGTAGGTGAAGGTTTATCAATTGAAACAGCAGAACCGTTGCCGTAGTAGGTGATAAGAGCGTGATGGTCAACACAAGTAACAGTACCAGCTGGTTTTTCAATACTAGTGTTTTTTCCAGAAGGTTCGCCACCAAATTGTTTGGATAAGAAACAACCATTAGGTCGTATGTTCTCACCAGCTACAAACTTAACCAATCCGGCATAAATACGTTTCAAAGTTGATTCCACTAAGGGCTTTTTTCTAGTAAAAATACTACTTCCTATGTCGTCTAAGTCAAGCACTTCGCGGACTGCTTTGTAGCGGTGCAGACCTTCACCAAATAGGTTATCTGCCGTTGCACCATCCTTTGAGTATGTTGGTGTAGGAAATGCGTGTGGAAGGCCTTGCTTAGCGAACTGACCAAAGTAACGTTTGCGGCTTGTGTAAGCCCCGTAGTCGGCTGCGTTGAGGATATGCCACACATAGGAGTAGCCATAGGACTGAATGCGGTTGCACCAGCGCACGTAGTCGGTGCCATTGAGTTTGTCGATGGGCTTTCCATTCTCGTCCACCTCACCCCAGGCCATAAATTCCTCAACGTTTTCGATTTGGATATAGTCGGGGTCGATGGCCTCGATGTAGCGGAAAAGGTGGTTGGCGAGTGTTCGGCTGTCAGCATCGCGTGGCTGGCCGCCTTTGGCTTTGGAGAAGTTAGTACATTCAATGGATGCCCACAGCACCAGCTTGGCGTTTGGATACTGTCTGCGGGCCCTCCTCACTATCTCTATGAGCGGTTCCATTTTTAGCGTTCTGATGTCTTCAACGAAGTGGTAAGTGCCGGGGTGGTTGGCCTTGTGCGATGCGATAGCATGAGCGTCGTGGTTAACGCAGGCAATAACGTGAGCGCATTTTTGTCCGTGTAGGGTGGCTTGCTCCACGCCAGTAGACGTGCCACCAGCACCACAGAACAAATCCACGTAAAGGAGTTTGATATTGTCATTTGTCATGTCTTTTGATTTATTCATTTTTGGTTTATGATTCGGCACTTTTGGCTTTTTTTAGCAAGGATGGGTTGTCATGGATGTTGCCGATAACGGATAGTTTTGTTGTTGCTCTGTTTATCATATATCCGACATTGGCACAGTTGTCATCTGATGTGAAGTTGCAATATGTGTCTGTGTTGATATAAAAGTTTCCTTCATGATACCATTTCACTACGCCAAAAATCTCTATTTCCCCAGTGTCGGAGTCTAAATAGCCGATAATGTAACCTTCAAAGACTTGCTTTCCATTTCTGTCGACAACACCTGTGTATTGGCAAAGCGTTTCTTCAACGATGTCTGTTTCTATACCAGTGGCAGGGTCGTATATAGTCCATTTCTCTGTGTGTGGGTTTCGGGCGTAGTGTCTCGGCTGTCCGTACACCCAATGCTCGCCACTGCACATACTGACTGCTCTCCATATTATTTCACGCATTGGAGCCTCCTTTCATTAATTCTGGATTATCAGATTTATTACCAATAATACGTGATTCATCGTCGTTAATTAACACCCATCCCAAGTCAAACATACAATCTTCGTCATTTACATCTACGCACGTATAGCATGCATATTTTTCGTTCCACTGTACATAAACTGTATGTTGAGTGTCTGCTCCATCATAGTCGAAAATTGATACAGCAAGAATGTCCCCATCGAAGATTTTATTACCATCTACATCAGTCAGTCCGGTGTACTGGCCGACAGTCTCGCCACATACACGCGAAACACCCTTTCCTGGGACTCCAATCTCGTATTCATCATTGATGTGAAGAAGGTCGCCATACACCCATTCTCCGGACTCCTTCTTGCCTCTAAACAGAATGTCACGCATTGGCACCTCCTTCCTTGGTCGATTTGACGAAAATGACACCGCACTTGTCGCTCCTCACCGACCTCCAGCAGGCCCCCCCCCCCCC